TGAGGTATGTATTTATTGGATTATGAGCAGCCGGTATAACCAGCGGTATATTATCGTTGGTGGTCTCAACACTAACAATATGTAACGGCATAAACGTATTTATCTCGGCATCAATGGTTTTAAGAAACAGTGGAGCAATGGCCACTTCATTTGGCCTGTTCATAAACAACGTCATAGCATGGCCATCTGGTAATGCGCCCCTCCAAGTTCCCAGACCACGAATATACAAAGGTAGTGAAACAGTCTCACTATGGTTCTGGACAAACAACGGTAAATTAGCACCAACTTGGTCGTGGGCCGCCAAAAGAAAAAGCGTAGCACTATTCGAGCCATACAACTCACTCTGAGTATTTTTAATGAATAGCGTTGCTCCCAATACATAACCCGGCGGTCCCATATATAGTGGTATACTACCATCTCGGAAAAATGAACCTTCGGTACCACCTGGAATATACAGCGGCGCATAAGTATTTAACTCGTTCTTGAAACCATTGATGTATAGCGTAGCCGTACGATTCAAAACACCAACACCCCGAATAAACAATGGTATGTTACTATTGACCTCAACCATACCTCCTATAAATAACGTAGCGCTTCTATTTAGGTCAATCTTACCAGTCATGAATAGAGGAATTTTTTCGTATCCCTGAATAAACAATGGCAAATTACTATTGATAGATATGCCACAAAGAATAAACAGCGGGGGCGCTTCTCTACACGGCTCGTTAATATCAGCCGTACCAGCTTCATAAACTGTCACTCCACTAGGGTCGAAGGTACCACAAATGTTCCATTCGGTACCATCACCCATATCAAATGCATCATTCGACAATGTAACATCACCAGCAATGTTCAATACTGCGCTGTCGTTAGTGTCTACATCACCGGCCAAAGCCGTAAGATTACCCATTAGCTGAGGCGAGGTCAACAGTGTTAAATCAACGTCAGTAAGTTCAACATCGCCGCTATCAGGTTTATCAATAGACACTGGAAGTGAAGCTACACCACCAAAATCTAATGCTTGCGAAGCCGTACCCGTAAGCAACATAATGGAACTACCCACCGTCCATGAGGATAGCACACCTGCATTAACCACGTCACCCTGCAACTCCCACGTAGCACTACTGCCGCTACTATCAATAGTAATATCACCAGCGACCAAATCATTTATTATTAGGTCACCAGTTATAGTTATGTCGGTTAAACCCGTAGCGTCCACATTGAGATTACCGGCAGCACCCACCCCAAATGTAACATCATTATCTACAACAAATGTTCCAGTAATGGTTTGGGTGATGTTAGGTGCGCCAAGAGATGCAAATATCATTGCACCAAAATAATTACCACCCACCAATGAACTAACACCCGTTATAAGTATGGGGGAAGTAATAGCGCCATCTTGTTTCGTTATATCTGACCCAATCAACTGTGTCTGTCCACTTCCAGCACGGGCCAGTACAGCCGTAGACTCTATTTGTACATCCGCCGTATTACTAACATACAAAACCTTAGTCGTAAAAATGGTAACCGATGCACCTGTATCGAGTAATAACACACCGTCATTAACTCCAACATCTGCGGTTATTTCATAAACAGAGCTGGTCGCAAACGTAAGATTGTATAATTCGTCACTAGTGCCAGTACCAGCCAACGTGTTTGGGATACTCCCCGTCATCACAAACGTTGATGTTTGAGCAGTTAGGGTACCAATCGTAGAGAAATCAAAATTACTATCCAACGTCCACGTCGCACTGCCGCATGAAATATCGTTTCCACCATCACTCCAGTCCACGTTACCATCAACATTCTTGGCATCCACACTTGATGTAATCGTACTACCTACAATCGTCAGATTGTCAGCCATGTCAATTTCCAACAACTCACACGTACAAGTATCTATTGCCACATCACCACTGGACTGTTTATCTATAGCAATGCCAGGCATGGTGGCATCGGCAAAATTGATATCCTGGTTACCTGCGCCAGCAAGTAAAATCGTACTATCTCCAGCCGTCCATAGGAAAGTGTCCCCATCCTTCTCATCTATCACGTCTCCTTGAAATTCCCACACAGCCACACTGCCAGTGCTGTTAATAGTAATGTCACCACCACCACCATTCATGTCAATTGTGGTATCACCCGTCACGGTCATAGAGTCTAAACCAGTAGCATCAACAGAAACATTACCCGCACCAGTAGCAGAAAATTCAAGTTCACCAACAGTGAAATCACCTGTGATAACCATTGTGCGACTACCACCCCCGCCCTCAAAAAACTCCAACAATCCAGAATAATTACCTCCGACTGCGGACGATGTTCCCCTTTTCCGACAGTGAGCACTAACCTCGCCATCTTGCTGTATGATGCTACCCCAAATAATTAAATTCCCGTCACCTGTGCTAGAAACTACCGCCCCTGCTTCAACCACCATTTTACCATTTGATGCATCAGACAGTGTCAATGATACATTGTTCGCTACATCTACGGTAGAATTAGCAGCAAATGTCAATGTTCCTGTTTCAACCATTGTATCTGTGGTTACAGAGTAGTCTGACCCATCGTCAAAGGTGAGACTATACACTGCGTCCCCGCCACCCACTCCCGCAAATGTATTTGGACTACTCCCAGTCATCACAAACTTACCCGTCTCTTTGATAATCGCTGAGGCCGTAGAATAATCAAAATTACTACCAAACGTCCACACGGTCCCGGTGCCACATGAGATGCTATTGCCACCATCGCTCCAGTCCACGTTACCATCAACATTCTTGGCATCATTACTAGACGTAATCTCTGAATTTATCAACGTAAGATTGTCAGCCATGTCGATTTCCAGCAACTCACACGTACAAGTATCTATTATCACGTCGCCACTGGACTGTTTGTCTATGGCAATGCCAGGAATAGTGGCATCGGCAAAGTTAATGTCCTGATTACCTACGCCGGCCAGCAAAATCGTACTATCTCCAGCCGTCCAAAGGAAAGTGTCCCCCGCCTTCTCGTCTATCACGTCTCCTTGAAATTCCCACACAGCCACACTGCCAGTGCTGTTAATCGTGATGTCTCCTCCGGCACCATCCATGTCAATTGTGGTATCACCAGTCACAGTCATCGAATCTAAACCAGTAGCGTCGATGGTGACGTTGCCGGTCGCTGTTGTGTTGAATTCAAGCACGCCAACAGTAAAATCACCGGTAATGGTTTGCGTACGATTAGTAGCACCAACCTCCCGAAACATAAGAGTCCCTCCAGTATAGTCGCCGCCAACCAGGGAACTGTCAACATATATTTTGCAAACCGCACTTACTAAACCATCCTGCTGGGTAATGTTGGCATCCCACATAAATAAATATCCAGTGCCAGCAGAAGAAAGTTCTGCTCCTGCTTCAATCTGTATATCTGTGGCAGGATAGGCGAGTAAATACTGGCCGGTGTTAATGTGTACATTTGCCCCCGCCTTTATAAACAACTCTCCACGGCAACCGCCGAACGCCGTAACATTATAATCAGAGTTCTCATCAAACGTCAGGTTATACACGAGCTGGTTTGTACCTGCCCCAGAAAACGAGTTCGGCCCGCTTCCCGTCAGCACAAACACACCCGTCTCTTTCGTCAGCGTCCCAATAGAAAAGAAAGTAAAATCCCCATCAAACGTCCACGTAGCACTGCCGCATGAAATATCGTTTCCAGCATGGGACCAATCCACGTCTCCACCAACATGCTTGGCATCTGCGCTGGCGGTTAAGGTTGAACCAGTAACCGTCAGGTCACCCGCCATATCAACGTCCTGAAGTGCCAAGTCACAATTAGCCAATGTGACATCACCACTGCTTGCCTTGCTTATTATCAAATCCTCAGTAGCCTTGCCAGCAAAATCTATATCCTGAGTTGCAGTCCATTTTAGTGTCATATCAGCCGTACCGGCATCATATTGAATTGTTCCACTGTCCTCTGCCAATGTTACGTCACCCCAAAACGCAATATCAGGGTCGTTAGCAACATTATTGACAACCATGGTACTACCAGCATCAGAATTTGTAATCTTAAAATCACCAACAAATTCATATGTTCCATCAAGTGTCAACGTATGAGTTGTAGCAGCGGCATCATTGTATGCTTCAAACAACGCACATTCGTATATACCAGCGGCCCATACAGAACCAACATGTGGCCTCCAAATCTGAAAGTGAGCTATGTCTATCGTACCGTCGGAATGAAACGAAGTAATACCTTCACCGCTACCAGGTATATGAACAAAATACTTTCCATCGCCAGTTAGACGACCCTGTGCTCCAATGGTCGTCTGACACTGACTAATGCTAGAATATAACTTACCAGCATCTATTGACAAAGTACCCTCAATAGTAGTTAGGCCATAAGCGCGCAGATTATCATCCGCCGTAATCACCGCACCGCTCAAAACCGTAAAGTTATTTATAGCCTTTGCTACATGGCTATGAATAATTCCAGTTCCATCCATTTGAAGAGTAGAACCATTACGTGTAAATGTACCAACATGATAGTTATCAAAATCTCCATCATCCAACTCAATTGTGGCATTAGTACAATTTATAACACCAACGTGGTCCAATGTCATATTGGCGCCATTGTCCAGCGTCAGCGTAAAGCCACCCAGGTCAATCGTAGAACTATAACCTGCCGTCGTAATAAAGTTACCCAACGTCATGTTACCCACAAGGGTACAGTTAGTATCCCCGGCGCCAGCGCCATCAAACTCAACATCATCACCCGTACCAGGCGCAGACCCACCAGGAGCCCCACCGGAGCTAGCCGACCAATTAGCAGCAACCGTTGGGTCCGTGCTTGTTGTACCTAACCAATAATGCTTAGCCATAATTCATCTCCTTACGCAATTCCAAAACCGGTTTCACGAATTCTATCACGCAAAGCATCAATTTGTGGACCAACAACATTCATTACCATTTCCTCAAAAGCATCACCATTCTGTGTAGTAGTCTCACCACCCACGACGGTTACCGTAATAGGCTCGTGTGAGTGCGTAACAGTAATCTGAATTTCTTGCGCTAGCGCATCTCTAATGTCCATAGCAGCGCCACGCATGGACTCAAAAGCCGTCGCTATATCGGTTACCATAGCCGCCATCTGAGCAACGCCTTGATTCAGTGTCTCGGCCGCCGTACTCAAACCCGTAACCGCTTCGCCCATCGACTGGGTAGACGTTAGTAAAACGGCTCCAGATTCATTCAACGCGGCGGCAATCTCAACCGGCAAAGTCTGCACGCTTTCCTGCATGGTCATAGCACCGGCCTGAAAAGTAGCTGACGCCTCATTGATAATTTGAGCAGAACTTTCAAGCTGAGCAGGAAAGGCACTTAGGGCATTAGTTATCTGATTGGGAACCTCGGCAAACGCCTGTCTAATATCCGTCGCCACGCCCCGCAGGGCCTCTGACATACCAGCCATACTGGACTGGGCTTCACTCGACAGGGAAATTTCAATGGTACCACCCTCACCAGCACCACTGGCAACCCTGCCACCCTCTTGGTAACCCTTGGCAACTCCACCCTTGGCCAAAGCCTGTACTGCATTGCGGCTTACTACATATTCACCACCTTGTAGGATAGCTGATTGGTCACCCACACCATGTACCATACCGCCAGTATGGAATTTTCGGGGCGGCCTTCTTTGTCGGAATGTATCATCGTATGCAGATGTTTTACCGGTTTGACCACGGGTGACTAAGTCTCGAAGAACATTTTGCTTAGAAGAACGTGCCTTGAAGCCTGGTCCGAAATCTTCACGAATTTGTTCTTCTGTAATACCCGTACCAGCCAATCGTCGTTGCGCAGCAGAAAATTGACGTAGTTTGAATATGTCTATGTTGGCCTGTTCAAACAAGCTCTGGGCCGCTAATTGCTTATTGGTTTTACCACGGTTTAACCATTTCTCTGCCGTGCGTCCCAGGGTGGCCAGTTCTGCTCTCTTTTTATCAAGCTCATTTCCTTTTGCACCACGGGCTTCTAGGAATGTTATTGCTTGTTTGGTACGTGTAATCTTGGCAAGGAATTCCCTGAAGCTCAAACCATCTGGGCTATCAGAACGTGCCCACGGAGCACGATTGGGCTTGCGTGCTGCAAACGGAGTCTCTCCGGCAGTAAAGGCAGGCCCACTGATGTTTCTAACAATAGTACCCCCAGTATTAGAAGCTGCTTCAGCGCGTCTTTTACTTGCGGCGGCTATTCTCTCATCACGATTGTCATCTGTTAACACAAACTTATTCTTACGTAATTCACGCACCTTAGACTTAACAGCTTGACTAGCCACCTGTCTTTTTTGTAGACGCTCCACGGTCCCCTGAGCAAAGGCCAATGACCTAGCATCACCACCATCGGCTTGTAATTGGGCAACACGAGCCTGGGCACCAGCCAATCTCTCGGCAAACGTCATTGAACCACCAGCAGCTTGACGCTCTATTGGTGTGACAGCACCACGACGTTCTCTAATGCGCAATGCGCGTGCGGCATTTCGTTGATTACGACGTTCTAAATTACTAGGTCTAGTTCGTGTAGCCCCAGCCCTTCTCTGCTCAAACTGTTGACGTGCATTCAGCTTATCGCTACGAAACTTCTTGCGACGTTCATATAATGTTTTCTCATGTGGACTTAATTGAGCCATCAATGATTCTTCAGTGGGTGGGAGTTGTATTGGAACATCACTGGCAGCATGAAAGACACTTTGTGCAGCCAAACTTACCGCCCGTCCCGCTCCAACTACAGAACCACCAATGCGTGATGCGGCCTCTAGGCCAAAACCAAAGATGGCTTCACCGGCTGCGTTGCGTTGTCGGTCTCTGATATGTCTTCTTTGTTCAGCCTCGTGTACTGGAGAATCATAATCCAAACCAGCATTATCCCACCTCTGGCGTTGATAACGACGATATTTAAGACGATATTGAGGGTTTTGGGCATTTCTTCCCCATGTTATACGTGAGTCAACTCCATGTAACGCAAAAAGGGGACTATGTTGCTTATGCAAACGAGCTTCCCTGATATCTCCCATGCCCAATTCCCACAACTCATCTCTTTTTTCTTCGCTTAAACCACCACCAGCAGCATACATAACACCACCACTGTGACCAACGTTATCACCACGATTGATAGCGTGCAGTAAACCCATGTTCTTTTGAGTAGAAGCACGATTCACAACGAACTCACCAGGTGTTAACATGGCGGGAACGGTATCGGTACCCTGATTTTTGAAAATAGAACCACCAAGGGCCAGACCCGCTGCATCTACAGTTACAAGACCAGCATCAATTGCGGCCAACGTAGGCATTCCACGCAATATGGTGTCCAGTTCTTTGAGACGCTCATTAAGTGTCGCGACACTGGCTGGCAACTTGTTGATTACTGCAACATCAAGCTCTGCAAGTGCTCTACCCATTTTAACCAATGGTTCATCACGACCAGTGCGTATTGTCGTGGTGACCACTGATGCAGTTTGACGAGCAGCCGTAGCCAAACCATCTATCATTTCATCCAGCGGCTTTTGTATATCAGTAGCAAATTGGCCCAGAGCTTTGGACATGAAAGCATCAAGCTTATTACTTGTTATAGGACTAGGTTTATCCTTGAAGGAAATGGCACCACTAAGTGGGTCTACCACCTCAAATGCCCTTTTTCTTTCAGTATCAAATTGACCAACAAGATTCTTTATTGCATCGTCGTTTAGGGTAACTCCCCTATCTGACAAGTCATTCAAGAAATCCTGGAGTCCCGCACCAATATCAGTACCCCTCCGACCTTCTAACAGACCCTTAAATATACCACGGGTACTCGTTGTCAGCGCTCCAATGTCTGCGGACGGCGTTGTGCCAAAGCCAGCAATAGCCCCTCTTAACCCACCGCCACCAAAAGCGCCAGCGAGACTTCGTATGGTATCTTGTCCAGATAGGCCCTCTCTTATAGCTTGCACGGTCTCGGTGCTCTCTGCAAATGCCTTCGCTGCGGCACCGCCACCACCCAAGGTCAAATCATCACGTCCACCAGACGCCTGTATTAGTGACACGGCATCCCGAGCGGCTTTTTCCATAGACTTTTCGTGTGCAACATCAATCCTGGCTGATGCAACAGCACGTTCAGCACCACGTAATTTACTACGGGCTTGCTCAGCAGCAAATCGTGCAGGCAAATTGGTAAGTTCAGATTGCAAGCCCTGTAGGAGCTTAGTGTGTTGTGCTTCTACGTTGGTGAGAAACTGAGCTTCAGCCTCCGCACGACGGTTAAACAAACCGCTCATCAGGCTTATTTGAGCTTCTTCCTCAGCATTCACTTTATCTGGACGTGCCCCCTCCATCTGTGCTCTCAAATCAGGACCAAAGAATGGTTGTGCAAAATCCGGAACTTGAATGCCACCTACACGACCAGTAGTAATTCTAGCACTACCTTGTTGACCAGTACGCAACCTACCTGTTGCAGGGTCGATGCCAAACATAGCTGCGGGCGTATTCGGAAACGCATTCTGCATACCAAGAACACCAGCACGACGAGCACCGGAAAGTCTATCTATATCAACATCACCGGCATGTACCGCCACAGTATCCCTGATACTCTGAAGAATCTTCTGGCGGTCTTCGCGCGTACCAAAGGTATAACGTTCAGCCAAACTAAATCGCGCCTTCTTATTCTCCTCTAGCAAATTAAGCGTCTTTTGTATTTGAGCGGCCTCCTCCGTTATATCAGTTAATGCAGTTAGGGCCGTACGTAGCTTAGAACCCTCTACACTCAAATCACGCAACTGTGAAGTCACACCCGTCAATTCTTTATTCAAAATCTTAGCACTTTGACGTTCTTCATTCAGTGCTGCAATCTGCTTATTAACTTCTCGCAAACGACCACCAATAGCAGCGGTATCAAACGGAGATGTACCAGCGGCTATGCCGGTGCCCGACAGGATACCAGATACGGTACGACCCTTTTGTGCAGTGATTTCAGCTACGCTACGTGGCACGCCACTCGTATTACGCATACGAGCTAAGGTGCTCTCATCCTTGAAACGCTGTTGTTCTAACTGCAAGCGCTTTTTGAAAACTTGAAGTTCTAGCGCAATGCTAGACCGCACTTGACTATCCAACTGCTTAACCATGCTTTGCATAATACGAGCAGATTTTTCGGCCTCCTCAAACGACTTGGCTAAATCCTTACCACCCAATTTAGAAAACAACGCCTGGGCATCTTCACTAGCCAAACGACGAAACTGACCCGTACCACCAGATTCGCCACTGGCAGTAACCATGGCGTTTAACTGACCACTTACACGATTGATAACCTGCTCACTATCTATCAAACCAGCAAATCGTTCGGAGGCCAAATCCGCAAACAGTGAGGCAGCACTATCTTTGTCTAACGACACCTCCCCAGCAATCTGCTGCAACATACCAGGTATTTCACCCATCATTGTAGTTAGGTCACGCAGGCGCTCAAAGGTATCGTCACCACCCACACCACCGGTAGCTTGCTCCAACGCACGCAAGAACTGTGGTTGGTCTGCAATGCCACTAGTACCAATGCGAGCAAAATCACCAAACCCAGGCCGACCACCAAACTCACCAAGGGCAACATTACCCTGCGCCAAATCACTTAACACACCCATGTGTGTTGACAAAGCCACCATGCGATGACTAGCATCAACCAAGGAAGCATTGAATTCACGCATCATCCTCAGAGAACTATTAGCTTCACTCATGCTACGTGAAAACTCTTCGGCACTAATAATACTATGCCTACGTGCTTCTATCTCGTCAGATATACCTCGCAATACAGCCTTGGAAGATTGATTACGCAGTTCAGCCACGGACCTAACTATATTGGCACCAGTAGAATTGGCCATAGTAAAATCTTCAATACTTGCGCCGGCCGCCAGAAGCTTAGATGTCAATTCATCAAACTGTGGCAACAACGCACGCATACTACGTTTATTAGTAAGAAACTCTTCTTCGGTTCCGTCGGTACGAGCACTACGGATATTAGCCAGCTTTGTACCAATATCTTTACCAACACGTCCAAATTCTACCGACCCAGCCAAACCGGTTCTACCAGACAATAGTTGTGGTAGGTCTACCGCAAGGCGTTCATCAGCCCTGGCACCCATACCTGCTCGACTAATCGCTCTTAACTCTTTTAATCTGGCATCCATACGACCAAATGCACCAATTAACACACCACCCAAGCCACCAATAGCAGCCCCAATAGCAATACCTATGGGTCCACCCAGGGCTCCTATGGCACCACCAGCCAAAGCACCCGCACCCACGCCAACGGCTGCACTACGAAGTACCTTACCCGTACGTGCTTGTATAGCAGCCTTTCGCATTTCTTTTTCAGACTTAGCATTTTTAGCCGTTTCATTAGCAGCAGCCTCTTGCTGGGTACTCAAGTACCACAACCCAGCCGACACGGCAACCACAGCAGCACCCATACCCAACACCTTAGCACTTAAACCTGTAAACTGCTCAGAGAGCACATTAGCTGAACTAAATGGACCCTTAACACGATTCCGCATGGCTCCCATGGTACCAGATATGGGTACCCTGGAACCACCAAACAAAGCTCGTACGTTAGGATTTATACCACCACCAGGCATCTTTAAGCCCTTGAGCGTTCCAACAAAACCCTGTAGCACACCACCGGCCAAGCGCAAAGCCTCAAACCCAATAACTACTTGAGTTAACGTAGAGACCAAATTGCCCAAAGTGCTATCTACTTCTATGAAACTTTGTAGCATAGACGATATGATGAAAACACTAGTCAGTGAAGTACCGGCACCCCTACCCACATTAGGACTAACACCACCAGGAGAACCAGCAGCATATTTACGTACAGCGCCACCAGCGGCATAACCGCGCATGTTGTTGATAGCATTGAGTTTAGTGTAGCCAACGCTTTGCGCAGCTTGACGGTTGACAACAAATTCTCCAGGAGTAAGCAAGGCAGGCACAGTGTCCGTAGCTCGACCACCGGCAGCAAATTTCTTACCACTACCCACGTCAATACTCTTCAGCGTAGACCCACCCGTATGTCGAATCATTTTACCAATTAAATTGGCGGGAAGAACAGATGTACCGGTTTTGATTTCCAACGGTATAGCCTTGGAAATCCCAGCACCAAATAGCCCTTGAAAATTCTTGGCGCTACCTACCGACTGAATGTCAAACGCTGGCTCTTTATCGTTATTAGCAATTCGTGTGTGTGTGGCGGCACGTACATATGCTTCAAACAAATTGCCAATCGTACTTTTGAACCCAACCTTTGATACCAAATTATCAAAAGGAATTGTCTTGAATTCATTAAGTCCCAATGCTTGTTGTGAAGCATTTTTCAACAAACCACCAATGGGTGTCACCACCTGATTTTGAAATGCTAATTGGGCACCCTTGGTAGCACTAAACATTTGTGGTGAGGAAGAAACACTCGCAATGTTAAAACGAGATGCTGGAAATCTACTTCTCACAATAGATGCAGCATCGGAACTTTCGTTTTCTAAACCAGTTATGGAAGTTGACTGACGCCGTGTTATGCCCGATACACCAGCATCGTTCAAAAATGCCACACCATGACGACCACCCACATCAACAGCAATGTTTCTACGTGCTGCGACTGCGGCCATACTACGCTTATTTAATGCTCGAAACTGGGCTTGTTCTTTAGCTGTTCTGGCTTTGAATCCTGTTTTGGTCAATGCCGCCAAAGTACCACGTTCGGCTACCGTTAGGTCTTTTACACCACCCGGAGAACCATCAGCATATCTACGTGCATTCAATCCACCCAGGGCACCAGCACCAACGGCATCTACGGCTCGTTTGCGCATTACAAACTCACCTGGCTGCAACATAGCTGGAACAGTATCACCGGTACCCAAACCCGGAACTAGACCACCACTCGCAAAACCTTTTCTACCCTTGCTTCTACTACCACCCACACCCACAGACCTACTCAGCATTGTTTTATTCAGAGCGTTAATAGATGCAATCAAGCTCACCATTGTAGTATCCAATTTACCCAATAGTGTATTGGTCGCCGCCATGTTGGAGGCACTGGTAGCAGTAGCCGCAGCATTCTTGGCTGTCTGGGCTGTGCTTTGGCTTACCACGGTAGTATTCTTGGTCTGAGCCTGGGTGTTGGCTTGAGTAGCAGCTTGGGTACCAGCACCCTGACCGATAGACTTGAATCCACCAATAAACCCAGCACCAAATTGACGCGCTATAGAAGCACCCTTGAATAAGCCTATGGCGGTTATCAACGGAACCACTGGCTTGAGTTGTCGCAACACCTGTTCTAAACTCTTGGCAAAATTCAAAGCGAAGGTAGCCAAGTTCTTAAACGTATTACTACCCGCCACATCACGAAACAACACTGCATATATTTCATGCACTTTAGTAAGTTGAACGGCTAGGGATGCTTGGGCCAAACGTGCATCTTCTGCTACGCTGGTTGTACCAGACAGTGCGACACTTAGAGCTTTCTGCGATGTAGCAAATTGCTGAATCAAAGGGATAACCTTGGACACCTGACGAAAACCACCAAGTTCTTCAGTGATACGAGAGAACCGCACGTCTCGTGGGTCCAGTTGTTCAAGCGCAATGCTCAATCGTTTAACGGCCTCAAATGGCCCAACAAACTTACCAGCTTCTTGTAGCTCGATATTTAGGTCACGCAAGAATTGAATTGTACGCGGACGTTGCAAACGAGTAAAGATAGTACGGAAACCAGTAGCGATAGAGTCGGCGCTTTCACGTGTGGTGGAACGCACGCTGGTGAACAACGCAATCAACTCTTCAAGATTACCACCGGCAGCCCCGAATGCACCACCAGTACGACGAATAGCAGAAATGATGTCGGCGCTCTCAACCGCAAAGCTACCAGCCACGGCGTTCATGGCACCCAACTTGGCTTGTAGTTGGTCAGCCGCCAAACCAAACTGACGCATAGCAGCAATGGCACCTTCTGTGGTCTGAGTCATATTGTCGAACGTGGGAGCCAAGTCTGTTCTAGCGATAGCCGCCATGGCAATCCTGGTTTCTTTAGCACTCAAACCCGCCTGAGCCAGGGTACGGCTTACTTGCACAAGTTCATTCGACGCCACACCAATAGAACTGCTCAACCGCCCGATTTCATTAGTCAATGCAGAAAGCGCCGTCGCACTCTTACCAGTAACCTGTTGAACACGAACCATTTCCCGCTCAAAGTCTATCGCCGCCCGCACACCCTGTTTGATATTAACAACCAAACCCACAAGGATACCAGCGGGGATACTGAACGCCAAGAATCGACGTACAGCTAAAGCAGAAATACGACCAAACTCTGCCATCTCGGTTGCTGCCACTTTAGTCTCAGTCGCAACCTGCTTCATATTCTGAGATGCAGCCCGAGTATTCTTGGTAGCGCGAGCCGCCGAAACACCAGTAGCCTTCATACCAGTAGCTACCGTCCCCAAAGCTGCGGCAGCCGCATTGGCGTTATTGGTAACTTGCTGTAGTATGGTATTGGTCTGCGACAGGGAAGTATTGAAGTTCTTCAGAGCCGTATTAGCACCAGTTGGTACATTCAAGGCAATGTTTGCTTGAATGTTTTGTAACCGCGACTGAATGCGGTTGACAATCTGGGTAATGTTTTGCGGTCCCTGCAATTGCAAACGTGCAACAAGATTAAATGATTGAGCCATGTGTCTCTACCCTATAAATGAAAAAAGGCCATACCATCAGCGTCGAGATTATGTATCTCGCCTCACCGACAGTATAGCCCTATCCGCGTATCGTTAACCAGCAGGCTTTTCTTCTGCTGCCTCTGGTTGTGGTTCGTCTTTGGGGTCATCCAGTGGCTTACCAGCGTCATCCAGAAACGGCGCTTGCTCTACTGAATAATTACCATCTTCATCAAGAGCATTGCCCTTAATATCAGTTAGATTACCCTTTTTATCAATGTAATGACCATCAGCATTGATAAGTCGCCCATCAGTATCAATAAACTGCTTGTCTTTGTTAACTAAGCGAAGTTGTTCATCAACAAACTTCCAATGTAACAAAAACTTGTTTTCTGGCAAACCTGCTTCATGATTCTGGTCCAATTGAAACAACATAGATGCCAGTGTTTGCGCACCCATAAAGGCCGCTTCGTCCGAACTGTGCTCTAGGTAATCATCCATGCTACTGTAGACGGGTTCCCCCGACTCATTATACACCAAACAGCGCGACACCAGGGCATTAAAGCGAGCGTTTTCCGCCTGACCTTCTGCCGTGGTTATATCAAGCTCATTCTTCTTGGCAATCAATTCACGCAAATCATTACGTACAACTCGCATATCAATAGCCATTTTACGTGCCCTGGTCAGCTTAATACCACCCTTTTGGAGCTTCAACTCCAGGGCATTGAGCTTCTCCATTAACGCAGTTTGTTGAGCTTCTTTGTCATCATCCCACAAGCCTTGTTCGCGCATGTAGGTACCAACACGTTGTCTCAATAGACCACCAGAACTCAAAGCAGCAGAAAACGCAGCATTGTAAACTTTCTGCGCCTCACGCCCGTCTTGAGGTTTAGGCTCAATAATAGCAAACTTGGTTACCTCACTCTTACCCTCATCATCCTTTTTTGTAACATCAAAGGTTTCCTTCTTACGTTCACTCATTTGGGTTCTCCTTATCACATGGCTCCACCACAAAATCAATGTGGTGTCGATTCCACTTAACAGTCTGATTAGCAATCTCATTGCGCAACGCACGCAACTGTGTGTTTCCATTATTCAATACGTTTGTCCTGGCACGAATCCATAACTCACGCATGTTTTGTTGTTCGGCAGTCAAATGGTCTTCGGAAGCTTCATGCCCCCATAGAAAACCAAATTCCTCCTCAAAGGCTGCCAATGCACCAATAAAAGCTGTACGAACCTTCGTTGATACAATCTTATCAAGTCGGCGACGTGATTGTTCCAAGAAGCGTTCTTCACGCGCATGTTTCATTTTAGCGCTTAAAGCTTGCATCTGACCGTGACTCAACACGGATGGAATATCTTTTCCCATAACTATCTCCTTGTTTGTTTCATCCTGTCGCGAAACTGCTGAGCAGCTTGCGTAGAAATGGTCTGTTGTGAGTCAGGCATGTGTTGCTCTCCCACAACTTTACGTTTTTTCAAAGTGGCCATGCGCTGTCGTTTTATAAAGGCCATACCCGGCTCATTCATAGCCTCAATACGCTTGGCATCGTCGGCAGTTTCAGCCGGTATATAAACTTCTTGCGCGCCTGGCTTACGCTTATCATCACCAGTACGTTCACGCTGTTCTTTCTCACGCTTTTTTTGTTCTAGGATAATCCATCCATCCAACAGGTCATCATCTGCGATAACCTCTTTAGGTGGCGGCTCGGTATGTTCACCGATATTATCGTAAAGCTTAGACCACGCAATAAGATTCTGTTGTTCTTCTGTAAGCCAGGTGGAGGGTACCCCAAACACACGTCCCTCTTGTCTACCGCTCGACCATATCATACGCCATTTGCCGTACTGAGCCAATTGGCGCAAGGCTTGTTCACCAGGACGGTTACGCGAATACTCGTCCAAAATTTGTCGTAACAACCAATCTGCTTGTACTTCCAGGTCTACCGCTTGATGTTGAGCGTCTTGTGTGTTGCGAGAAATCAAATACTGCAAGCATATGGTTTGTGCTAAGCCCGTCTGTGTATAAAAATCATATTGATGGCGTCTATGTGCCAAGGTATTATGACGCTTACGTAGCCGCGCCAACATACGACGCGCCTGTTCAACACGACGACTTTGAAAATTGACGTACTTCTGATACATCTCCACCTTGAGTGCATCCAAACGCACTGGCGCAGAGTTCAAGTCATTCTCTTCTTCCATAGACCACAGACCATTATCAATCATAATCTGTAGCATTTCCTCATCAGTTAATACTCCATGAAACGAACATTCATATAGCGTATCGGCATATATAAATGACGCTTCTAACTTATGAGTAGGAGAGGGGGCACACACATAATATGGTGTGTTAATTATCAGACACCTGGTCGTCCCCGCCATTACCTGGTGGAGCAATAGGTCTTGATTCTGTTCGTTGGCCATTCCTAATCTCCACTTCTCGTCGTAAAGTCGCCACCTGTCGTATAAGACTTTCGCGTTCGTTTACATTCCCCTGTATCTCTCCATGCAACTGTGCCATGCGCTTTTCATACTCTTCGGTCACCGCCGCAAATTGTTCTTCGCGGAGCTTCATATTATGGTGTGAATCCAGATAAAGACTTCCAACGATGGCGGCAATCTCATCGTAGGTCCAGCCTTTTTCACGTGGGAGTTGGTCAGCATCGACCGCTTGAATAGGAATAGCCGTAGGAGAATCTAGGCTATCGAGAGGAGGAGGGGTTGGGATTTGGTCTTGGGGTGTTCCTTGTAACATTCTATATTACTCCTGTAAAAAATCCTATGAAGAAAAATAGCGGGCAGAAACTCCACCCGCTATTTTTTCATCGTCCAAATAAAAACTCATTGACTGACTTACGGACGCAAGGCAACAATGGGGTCGCTGGGATGTTGAACATCAAAGTCATTGAAGTTACTGTAACTGTATGTAACTTCCATATTGCCACCACCGGCATCACCACCGCTCACGCCAACACTTGACAACTTGTTCTTCGCACCACAATCTACAATCAAGCCTTCACACATGACAAGCTTGATAGTCTGGTCTGTAACGTTGTAGCGATTACCACAACTACCAACTCCAGTATCATAAATACCATCTTCGGTAGCGGAAACCATATCACCAGATACACTGATGACTGTCAACTCATTAGTAACTTCAACGGGGAAGTTGATATAACGGTAATACGTTCCCTTACGACCTAGTTCAAACAATTCCTCACGACCAAGGTCGGTGTTGACGTTCCAGCTTTGTATGTGTACGCCATAAACACCACCGGTTAAGGTATTCAAACCCGAATTGGAACCAGCAGTTAGATTTACACCAGGAATGTTTCTAGGCAATAGAGATACACTAGCACCACTACCAAAAATCACATCTTCACGACGGTTTACACCACCGGAACCAGTAATGGCCTTGGGGTCAGTAGCACCAGTAGACCATGGACCTGATATCCATGAAGCAGCAGTAAGGTCATATCCAGCAAAGCTACCGGTATCACCACCAATAACCCATACTTTGTTATTACCAACCAATGTACATGTTTCAGTAGCATTGCCATCTACACTAACTGAATAACCTACTGACGAGATATACAGGCCACTCATATGAACTTCGGCACCAAGGGAACTCTCGGCATAAACTTCAGTCTCTTCGTGAATACCAATGGCCATTTTACACATACCTGGAGCACGACCAGCTAGGGTAGACCCCGCAATGTCAGAGCCGGCATCATCATTCTGTGTTGCCATAAGATACACGGGCGCATAACCATCCAAAACCTTCTCGACCTGGATTTCAACATCAGGTACGCCTTCAATGTTCTCATAAATAGCAAGCTGACCAATCTCAAAAACCTGCTCCAAATTGAACGTAGTGGTTACACCCAACGTTTGAAGACCACGAATGGTCGCATAGTTATTAGAGTCAATAGGAGCAATACCTGCTCGCTGGACAGCATAAAAAATTCGTTTATTAGCCACTTTTTCTCTCCTGATTCTCGCTATAAGGACTGGGCTACCATATTATACACCATAGTTATAAAAACCTAGATGTTCTCGAAGATAGCCTCGCAAGTTAATCTCACTACACCACGATGCAACCAATTGTTAGTAGTTTGCATCACTTGACTTTGAGCATTTCGCAACATACAACTTGTCCATCGAAAACCACCGTCTCCAGTGGCAGCAACAATATCAGGATACTGCATTGGACTACTCACAGGTCGTCCTTGTACATCAATATCCACAGGAAATTGTACGCTTTCTTTCATCAAATTTCTATCTGGCAACCATATCACTTTATCATTTTGGTTGCTAAGAATGTTAAGAAGTTTGTCGCGCTCGTCCTTACTTTCAGCCAGGACATACAATAGTACATCTTGAAACACAAACTGACCACCACCCAGTTGATAGGGATGGTAACCCTGACGTTGAGAAAGTTCTAGTCCGACAGTTGGCATCTGACGACGAGCCTCAGCCAACTGATTATGTGAGCCTGAACCCGCTACAAGGAAATCAGACCTCGACACTTTTAATGACCCATATAATAGCTCTTGTAACCACGGCTCCTTAGAAAATGACAAGGTGGGAATGCGAAATGCATAATCACACCTGACATTTGAAGTTGTAGCAACAGAATTCGTAAACACCACACGACCGCGAGGAAAGTCTATATAATGCTCATACGCACCCACTTCGGTTGCCGTTGGTTTGAAACTACCACCTACATACACTCCAGTACACAGTTGGGGTTGTACCGCATAACTAACGCCTGTCTCCCACACCCAATTCGACCTAATGCTTTCCCACACCTGACCACTGGTAAAGTTAGGGTCAGTCACGGGTCGCAAAATAGCTGGATGACCTCCATAAAGCCCACTTGCCTGCGACTTCAGTACATTTTCAAAACCACCTATTTGCAACATCGACCAGTTAGCCCATGCCAACAAACCATATTGTAGGTTATCATTATACCCATCCGCACGCCAATCGGTGACGCCCTTAAACCGCCTATAAGCCTGTAGCGCCATTAGAGTCTCCTTTTGACCTCAGCCATAAACATGTGCTCTATTTCTGGCACAGCCGCCAACACAGACTGAGTAGCATAATTATTTTCAGGCATACCAGCATAATCTGTTGGAACACCCCAACCGGCACCTCGGGTTTTTATCATCACGGTATTTGTACCAGTACGAGACATAGCCGTAGGTAATGTCACCGCCACATGACTAGCAACCAAAGTATCTACTCCCTTAGTAAGTAACCAATCTAACCAAGGTATAACATCACCCTTTTCGGTTGTATAACTAGCATACACTTTATCTAACACATCAGAATAATCAGCCTGAATGGCTCTAATAGACACAATTGTACCAACTATCCGGTGGCCCATAATTCTCGGTCTGGACACCGTAATATGCGTAGACTGTACCCAGGCCCGTACCAAGCTATCCATAGCAGATGCGCTATCAACCACACCAAGTTCAGCGCGCAGAATGCCATCCTGAGCTACCATGGCATGATACGTTGGATGCGCTCTCAGAGCCTTCTCTAAAATTTGTTTAGCCCCACGACGCAATGATGTCTTAAACGCAACGCTGCCAAGTTTCTTAGTCAACTCAGCATACATAGCTCGTATAACTTTATCTTTGAATACACCTACTGTGGTAATCATCTTCAACCCAATAGGTATGATACCAACGTTAACCACCGCCGGTCCTCTTCATCATCTGTCGAAAATATCTATTACGTCGAAAACCCCAGGGCTGTGCCTCACCCTCTCGTGCGCAATGAAAATTCCGAATGTTCTTCAATTCATCATTAAGCAAGACAGTGGCAGCCCGTTCAAATTTAGCCAATTCAACCATGTAACCAATGACCATACACATGCCCTGTGGGTCGGCAACTTTGATACCCAGTTCTCGCCACACACTGGGCTCCCAGTAGGTGCGCAGTCGCATGGTGTCAGTTTGTGGTAGGGTTAATATACCCACACCCTGACATCTAGGACACGTACCATGATTTTGAAAGGATATTGGACCACCGGCCTTATATATGTTGGATGAGCGGTTAGTATACGTATCATATATACAGTTGTCACACTCTTCCTTCTTAGCTGGAAAAACCAATGTACAAGTAGAGCCTAGTTCGCCGTCGATAAATTCGTCAGCAACCCATTCGTGTATATCAAGAACTTCACTAGGAATATCAAAATCACCCAATGCTGGAATTCTATCTGCCATGAGTCGCCACCCTTATGATACGACGCCACCATTCCCCATGGAACGTGCGCCCCACTTAGTATTAGCCACGGTTATGCCACCAGCATCATCAAGTTCACGCCCACCATACGCCTGTGCAGTTCCCTGTTGGCTTACGGTAGCAATACGTGTACCTTCTTTTTGTGCTTCGGCTGCATCAGATTTTGTTGCTAAAGTAGCCATAAATCACCTCACTTTACATATTCTTCTCGTGAACCAGGACGGTCTATTTCGTAATGGAAGTCAATTTCTAACAAACCAGCATCCCCAGTATAATCATCGTCTTCATGCGTAGCATTACGGAACAAACGACACACCAACATGCTAGATATTGTTTTGCCCGTTCCATCTAGGTCACCCAATTCCGTCACATAATGACGATTGGCAATTAGTTGCTCGTCTGGCGTAGGGGTACTGCCATATAATGTGGTGGGATTACCAAAGGTTGCGCCCATATTAACCCACGTACATTCCAGGCCCCAGCGAACTTGATGCACAGCCTGTACACCACCTATGGCCGGTGTCCAATGCACGTGGACTTCAATGTCCGTTCCTTCTTTATAGCTATGGGGTATTTGCGCCGTAAAAAACACCTGCTCCATTGTTCCAGGGTCAAAGGATAGCACCTGTAAATCACCCAAAAAGGCTTCCCAATCGGGAATGTTTTGCTGGCCTTGTACAGCTATAGCACCCACGGGCACACGCAAGTCTTCCCAATAGGTATCGGCATATGCAATATCAGTAAAGGTGTGGGCACCGGTCCAAGTATAATCTAATGACTCATCAACTACGCCGGCTTCGCCTTGCTCACCCTGAATACCCTGTATGCCTTGCTCGCCCTGTTCACCTTGCTCACCCTGCGCTACACTAAAATCCAAACGACCATTCAACCTATCGGGCTCTTGACCCTCGTAACCCAGGTCTGCATCTGTAATAGCCTTCTCTGGGTCGTAATGTATAGCATCCCCATGATTGATAACAATCGGGGCTGGATACACTCGTGCTACATAAGTCGAAGCCATAACACGACCTATTCTTCAATGGGAATTTCTGTTTGTCGTATGGCCACTTCGGCAACCACGACTAACTTATCGCCCTCTGGTACATTATCTACCGTATGACCATCAACCAACAGCTTAACATCAACAATGCCGGTTACCCCAATCAACGCCGTACGTAATGTAGCATAATCATCAGGTTGCGTAACAGCAGGATTAAGCAAGAGAAGCACAGTAGCATATTTCTGGTCAACATCAATGTCAACCAACTTATGATTACGAGCCTTCTTGTTTTGCCAATTCTTACGCATTTGGGCTGCGGTGGGTTGTGGGACAGTATTTGGATTGTCAGACATGATTACTCCTTAAAAAAAACAATTAACTAAATCAGCGGCCAGTGTCGGGACTATTACCAGAGTTGTATGGTCCTACAATGGAACGACCCAAAGAGCCGTCGCCAACCTGATAATTGAGCTTAGAACGAGAATATGCCACACACGCATTTTCAGCCAAGCCACCAAGATGTTTGGCCCTATCCTTAGTATCAACAAAGGCCGGGCCATCTTTCACACTAATGGCTTTCTTAGCAGCATCTCGATGCTCACCTTGTGAAATAAGACAAGCAGTTCTCAAAGATACTAGTGCCACAAAATCATCATCAGCAGCAGGGTCAGGTGCAATCGAAACAGCATTGATATCAACTGTATATGATGTATCAAAACTCACTTCTTGTATGACCAAAACTGCCGATATAGCAATGAGTTCTTCTAATCTGGTATCACTATATGAATATGGTTGTACCAGGTCAAAGATAAGACCTCTGACTATGGGAACCATTGTAGTTTTCCACGACATAGTTATTTGTCTTTCACTGATATAAGACCATCACCTTCAAGAGTTTGGCCTGCATCGGTTACAATTAGTATTTCCAGACGGTATGTATTACCATCTGTGCCCCCCGACACCCAAAATTCGACCGTACCACCTACCACTACCTCATTATACACCGTAAGGTCCGAAACACTGCCACCACGAAGAGTGTGGGTGACAGAGGTAATGGAAAGTATACCTTCATCCGTTGCCAACAACGTGGCAAAACTCATAGTATATTTGCGCACCTCTAAGGGTTGCTTGATAAGTATCTCTGGGGCTGTTACTACACTCATCTGCCGAGCCTCCATGTAGTTGGTCTATTTGCCAAGGCCAATATAGTATCACGACTTGGCAATGTGAAATAATCTGCTGCATTTGAAACAATCGTAAATAACCAATTAAGATTCGTATCAGGGTCATCGTGAGTCCATGGACCAGCCGCAGCAGCAATTGTGGTGAATCCATTGGCATTACTATTATCTACATAGCCAACTCCGCTGGCGACTGCCGTGCCGTCCACCCGTAAATACCACGTACCAGTAGATGTAATAGATTGTGCATTGGCAGTAAAATCACCGCCCACAGCAAATATAGAACCAACTGGGTCATCAATTACAAAATCCTCCTGCCAGTCCATGTCACCAGTAGTTGTTATATTAAAGCCATTGGAGTCTAATGTGCCATCCACCCCTGTGAATGATGCAGGCAACATATTTCCAGTGAGAGTCACCTTTCCTGCTGATTTATTGACCGTGACATCCTCAATAGTTTGCCCCAAAAAATCAACGTCTTGGTTGGCCACACCAGTAAATGTTATGCTACCATCGCCACTAGTCCAAGTAAATGTATCACCATCCTTCTCATCAATGATATCGCCCTGAAAATCCCACGTGGCAGTATTGCCTGTGTTGTCGATAGTGATGTCGCCGCCGGCACCATCCATATCAACGGTGGTGTTTCCAGTCACGGTTATAGAGGTCAGACCAACGGCGTCGATGGTGACGTTGCCGGTGCTGGTAGTCTCAAATTCGAGGGTGCCGACGGTGAAATCACCCGTGATGGTCATGGTGCGATTACTTGCACCAGTTTCCAGGAACTTTATCAAACCTGAATAAATACCACCAACAAGTGACGAGTTACCTGACACTTTTAATTCCGCACTGATGTCACCGTCTTGCAGCGTAACGTTAGACCCCGCCATCCACAGATATCCATTTCCAACTCTGCTAATTGTTGCCCCAGACTGAACCTGAGTTGTTCCACCACCACACAATAGATGCTTAGAATTCGATATCTCAACTGTAGCGTTAGACTCAAACAGCAATAGCCCATCTATAACGCCCGTATTCGCATCAACTGAATAATTCGAGGATTCTCCAAATGTTATGCTGTGGGGTCTCTTTGTTGATGAATCACCCGCACCCGCCAACGCATTCGGACTACTCCCCGTCATCACAAATACACCGGTCTCTTTCGTCAGCGTATCAATGTTCTGAAAATCAAAATCACCATCAAACGTCCACACAGTCCCCGTCCCGCACGAGATGACATTCCCAGCATCACTCCAATTAACGTCTCCACCAACATGCTTAGCATCTGCACTCGCCGTAAGGGTTGAGTCAGTTATCGCCAAATCTCCTGCCATATCAACAGCTTGCAGTTCAACGTCGCAAAACTCCAGCGTTACGTTACCACTAGTCGTCTTATCAATTGTCAGTTCTGGAACTGTCATACCTTCCAGGTCGATGGTCTGATGGCCTGTACCTCCAAGTTGTAAAGTTCCAGTGCCAACATTCCAGGTGAAGGTATCGCCGTCTACTTCGTTTATTACATCTCCTTGTAACTCAAACACTCCATCATTGTTAATCGTAATGTCACCGCCATTACCGTTCATGTCAATCGTGGTGTTGCCAGTCACGGTCATGGAGGTTAGGCCGGTGGCGTCGATAGTGAGGTTGCCGCTGGAGGTAGTTTGGAATTCGATAGTTCCAACAGTAAAATCACCAGTCATAATAGATGTATTATTTACTGCACCATCCACTGAAAATCGCACCCCACCTGAATAATTTCCACCAACCAATTCACAAGTGTTTTGGGCAATAAGTAAAGACGCAATGTTTCCGTCCTGCTGAATAACATCGGCACTAACCAAATATACATACCCGCTACCCGGACTGTCGATTATCACACCCGATTCAATCTGGACTGTACAGCCAGACGTAGCTCGAATGAATCTACCAGGAGTAGCCAACTCAACTACAGCACCCGACTCAAACAACAGCGCACCACCTGCTGCCACATTTACCTGTTCCGTAACTTCATAGCTGGAATTCTCGCCAAACGTCAACCCATAGAGTTCAATACCGGCACCACCATTTCCGGCAATCGTCTTGCCCGTCCCCGTCAACACGAACGTCGCGGTTTCTTCGGCAATCGCTCCAATCAAGTTGAAATCAAAATCACTGTCAAATGTCCACACCGTCCCCGTCCCACACGAGATATCGTTCCCCGCATCACTCCAGTCTACATCTCCTACAACATGCTTAGCATCAGCGCTGGCCGTAAGGGTTGAATCAGTTATTGCAAGGTCACCGGCCATATCAACAGCTTGTAATTCAACATCACAAAACTCCAGCGTCACATCGCCGCTGGTCTGCTTGTCGATTGTCAGTTCTGGAACTGTCATGCCTTCCAGGTCTATAGTCTGATTGCCTGTACCTCCAAGTTGAAGAATTGCACCGCCAACAACCCACAAGAATGTATCTCCTACAACTTGATTGATAACATCGCCCTGCAACTCCCACGTTGCTGAACCTCCAGCGTTATCAATCGTAATATCACCACCACCACCATCCATGTCTATCGTAGTGTCTCCAGCCACGGTCATGGAGTCCATGCCGGTGGCGTCGATGGTGATGTTGCCGGAGGAAGTGGTCTCGAATTCGAGGGTGCCTACGGTGAAGGCACCGGTGATGGCCATCGTACGGTTGTTTATACCAGGTTCCAGAAACTTCAAAAGCCCTGAGTAATTGCCGCCAACCATCGAACTGTTACCCTGCATTTGACAGTCAGCACTAATTTCGCCATCTTGCTGTATGATGTCACCGGTTGCAACCCAGAAAAATCCGCTGCCAGTGCCACTGATTTCCGCTCCGCTTAGAATTGAAGTATCGCCATCCGCTAGGAAACCTTGCCCGTTGGCGACATCGACAGTTGCCCCTGCTGCCAATATCAAATCAACCGTCCGTGCCGATACTGTTATTTGGTAACTTGAATTCTCAGCAAATGTCATATTTGGCAACTTGTCCGCTTCGCCGGTCCCAGCGCCCGCCACCGTATTCGGCCCATTCCCCGTCAGTACAAACACACCGGTTTCCCGTGTCAACGTCCCAATCGCCGAGAAATCAAAATCTCCATCAAACGTCCAGGTGGCTGCGCCACATGAGATGACATTCCCCGCGTCACTCCAATTAACATCTCCACCAACATGCTTGGCGTCGGCACTAGCGGTTAAGGTTGAACCAGTAACCGTCAGGTCACCCGCCATATCAACGTCCTGAAGCTCCAAGTCACCATTAGCCAGTATTACATCACCACTACTTGTCTTATCTATTACCAAATCCTCGGTGGCTTTACCAGCGAAGTCTATATTCTGAGTTGCGGTCTGGGCTAACGTCATATCACCAGCACCCGCATCATATTGAAGTGTGCCACTATCCTCTACCAATGTCACATCACCCCAACACTCAATGTCGGGGTCGTTGGCAACATTGTTGATAATCATGTCACCAGCACCCTCATTCCGAAATATCAAATCACCCGTAAATGTATACGACCCATCCAACGTGAAAGTATAATTCAAAGCACTATCATTAGATACTTCAAACAACGCACATTCGTATACACCCTCAGCCCACACTGAACCCGCCTGGGGTCTCCAGATATGAAACCAAGCTACGTCTATCGTACCATTAGGATTAAACGAAGTAATACCTTCACCATTACCAGGCACATGAACAAAATACCTTCCCCCACCCGTGAGACGACCCTGTACCCCAATGGTCGTCTTACACTGACCAATGCTAGAATATAGCTGACTAGCATCTATTAACAAAGTACCATCAATGGTAGTTATGCCATAGGCTCGCGTAGATGTAACCACCGTAATCACCGCACCGCTCAAAATCGTAAGGTGATTTATAGCCCTGGCAACATGGCTAGTAATGTTTCCAGTTCCACCCATCACCAACGTCGAGCTACCGCGAATAAACGTCCCCACATTATTATTATCAAAATTCCCATTAGTCAACGAAATCGTAGCATCGCCACAATCAAATTCCCCCGCCTGGTCTAATGTGATGTCAGCACCATCATCCATAGTGAGCGTATGACCACCATTGCCCAGGTCCAGCTTCGCAGCGTAGCCCACCAGAGTAGTCAAACCGCCCCAGGTAATGTCCCCCACCAATGTACACGGATTATCACCCCCGCCATCAAACTGGACTTCATCGCCCGTGCCGGGTACAGAACCTCCAGGCACACCACCAGAACCAGTAGTAGACCAATTGACCGCTACCGTAGGGTCTGTGGGAGACCCTCCGTCAGTACCTAACCACCAATGAGAAATGGCCATGTAGGACTTTCTTGCTAAAAAAAAGAGTGATGGCGAACGACCATCGCCGTCGCCATCACTCTATATTAACATCGTATATGAAGATACTTCCTTAGAAGCTCATCAAGATAACTCGACGGTTGTCAAGAACCGCGAAGCCGTGCTCTCCCCAAGCGTACACACCAGCACGTCGCTGACGGTGAAGAGTTGGGTCGTCATAAACGCTTACCTCTTCACGGACGGGGTTGACAAAGCTGTCATTGGTACGCAAGTCAAGGCCAACCATCAACTCCACATCACTGGTCTGCAAGTTGCCGCTCAGTTCATTTGTGAAGAAGTTTTGGTATTCTTGACCAACACCAAGCTCATCCAAGTCGTGTAGGTTTACACCAAAGATACGATTCAGCGTACCGTCTTGGGCTTGGAAGATGTCACGACGAGTAAGCTCGTCAATCTGGTCCACGCCCCAGTCACGAATGTCCTCGACGCCCTCTGGGCTGAGAAACATATCGGTCAATTGACCACGGTTGATGGAAGTAGAGTTACCACCACCATTACGTCGCATAACCGTCTTGCCTAAGCTTACCACTCGCTTGGTGAACTGACCAGCGGTTGCAGCGCTGTCATAGACAACGATGTTGCGGTCAGCGCCAGCAGCCAAAATGGTGTGCCAAGCGTCGTCATTGGTTTTCTTGATAAAGCTGGATTCAAGAACCTGCATAGCACGAGAAACAATATCCCAACGTGCGTCACGGGCATACTTCAGCAACCAGTCAATGGAACAGCCAACGTCATACGTTGGAACCATTACGAAGTCACCTTCTACGTTACGCTCAGGAATACGTCCCTGATTAGGAATCGTATAGGCAACGTAATCTTTTTCAGTACCGGGTTGAACAAAATCCAACGGGAACTCTGGTGCAGCACCAGGAGCCAAACGGACTCGTTCAAAAATACCACCACTAATATCGCCGGACATAACGCCCTTGCGCAGAGGTGATTCAAGAGCCACCGCCAATTGCTTGGTAGCTGCTGCGGACTGAACTTCGTCCTTTGAGCCACTGTCGCGTAGCAATTGTGTCATGGCACTCGTGGGTTCAGCCACTTGTGTATTTTCAGCCATGTTTTTCTCTCCAAATTAAAGTAGTTTCAGTTCATGTTACGCCAGTTGTAGATTACGTATTATGAGTATCACTCGGTAGTTTGATGTATACCTTAGCGTATCCATCTTCATCCAATGAGGACTCAAAACGCCCAACAACAGGATAATCAGCACCAGGACCAACGCTAATCGTTAATAGACCACTGGGGCCAAGATAAGCTATCTTGCCAGCGGTAGGTACATGTGCTACGCCAGTAGGAGCATAGAACATATTAGTTACAACCCAACCATCACGCAGCAAGCCCACTTTGGAGCCCTTCTGGTGTTCACTCTTCTGGAAATTCAGATGAGTACGGGTTAGGTCCTTGTCAACCATGTCATCAAGCAACAGGCCAACGGGATATGAGCCAGACGGGTTGGCAGCATATTCAACTTCAGCAGCTTGCTGGTCGAGAGCCGCACCAGAACCGGCGGTTTTTAGTACAGTAACACCACCACGTGTGGCTTCTTGGTCCATGAAAAAACTAATTTCAGTGATGGCCAAGTATCGGTCACCTTTTAGAGCCATATTAGCAGCCTCCAAAAAAAATCTGTCTTGTTAAAAGGAAACATGTTTACTTACCAGCATCACCGTGCATGGAAGTATCAAGGTAAGCAGCCAACGAGGTCATCAACTCGTCCTGAGAAGCTTCGCCCTCATCGGAACCCATAGCTGGGTCCTCATCTGGCTCGGCATTCTCCAGGTCAGCATCACCAGCAGCGGCTTCGCCCTCTGGGTCAGATTCGGGTTCTTCGCCAGCTTCGGCGTTGCCCTCATCATTCGTGTCGTCTTTAGGGGCCTTGGCCGCCTCAGACTTCATTTCAACTACCTTGGCAAACTTGTCGTCGTCAAGGTCATTGAATTCAGCAGCAACCGTTTCGGCATCAGCTTTATCAATACCCTTATCAACTAGAATTGCCACACGGGCAGTTGTCTTAGCAATGGCTTCAACCTCAGTAAGCTTGGTAGTTGCCTCAGCTAGTTGTGTGTCTACGTCAGCCCTTGCGGCCTCGGCAGTGTCTTTCGCCTTCACAGCGTCATTGAACGAAGCAGTTAGCTCATCAATTTTCGCCTGTGCAGCCTTCAAATCGGCTTCAAGCGTAGTAATCTCAGCAGATTTCTCAGCCAAGGCACTTTTTACCTGGGCTTCGCCAAGCTCATCAACCTTCGTATTGGCCGCAGCCAAGTCAGCTTGCAGACCCTTAATTTGGTCTTCCAACTGGCCAGTATATTTTTCGTCAGCCATATTCGTCTCTCCCTGTTTTGGGTCTGGGACTAAAATTTGTTCTTGTTCAGATACCGCAATGAAATCCGAAGCAATAACTCCAACAAATCGTTTGGTATCATTAACTATGACACTCTCTGGGTTTGCGGGATTTTCCACAAGACCCTTACCACTAAACGTGATGTTCTTCAATACCCTACCGAGTTTACCACCATTGTATTCACCACACCCGCCATATCTACGCAAGTGTTTAGTAAGAAAGGCAGTAGCATCTGTTCTGGTAACTATTTGCTGTTCCCCATTAGCGTGGGTCACACCATAATCAAATCCACCAAACAGACACTCCATTGAAACAAACCAATCGCCATTCTTAATACTTTCGATAAGTTCAGCGGCTTCGGCTTCAAGTGTTTCATCTTTGCTATTGATATGTCGATATACGACAGCACTAGTCAAAATATGAAACTTATCTGGAATATCCTCAAAGGGAATGTCATCGGCAATAACTACCAAGTCATCATCAACAACTGTATTCGCCGTAATATGTCCAATAATTTGTCTAGGCTTATGACCAACATTAAAAGGCTTATCTTCTGGTGTCAGTCTTGCAGCCCATGTTTCTTGACATGTAAAGACATCATCATTGTTATTCCATCCTGTTGACACCAATATAGAGTGAATAGGATACAAATCAAATGTTGTTGCTTTACCAGCAGCAGCAAAGGCTTGTGCAACGACGGGCTGTTGTAGCAAAACAGCAGGGCTTTTTAGTACAGGACTTAAATAAGCAACCACATTCTGTTGTGCAACAGGAACCGCCAGACCAGCAGCAATCTCAGCAGCGTATACCGGAATCGGGGATTTGGTCATTAAACCATCCTCTCACTTTGTTATACACCATAAAAAGTTAAATGGGGCGTTTTTTAGATGAAAGAAATTCATCAATGTCGTTAGCAGCTTGAGATTTATCATCAATACCGACAAAACCCTTCACGTCATTATACACCTTTTGCCCTGATGCAATAGCAGTTTGCGCTTTATCAGAACCCGCAGCATAGTATGAAACACGCTTGCGAATATCTCCATCCTGTACAGTCACAGTATATATACTAACATCTAATGAAGTTACATTCCCATTGGAATCGCGATAGGAATATACGCTCAGGTCTTCGACATCAGGAATCGACGTACCGTTAATAGAAACAGTCAAACCCTTCGTTTCAGTATCAGCACTAATTTGAATTTGAGCCATCAGAGGCACCTCCATAAATTTGTTCTTCATCACAGTTTAATGCAGCATAAGTAGTAACTTGAATCATACGAGTATCATCGACGGATGGTTCCACTTGTTTTGCTGCTACAATTTTACCATACAGAGCATCATATAATTGTTGACACTGAGCAGGAACGGCATGACCATTACTTAGAATGGTCTTTACGTGGTCAGCCGTAATGTTCTCATAGGGTTCGGTCCTACATAATACCGCAAACTTCACTCGTTCAGCTTGTTTGACCTGTTCGGAAGAGAGAGCACGCAACGATTTCTTGTCATAGTGCTTCAAAAGAATAGGAGTGACAACATCAGAAATTGCCGTCTGTGCTGAACGTGCCCACACCATTGAGGTCAGATAGGCGGCGGTACTAGATGCCCCGGCGGGCTTAGGCGTGCGCGTTTTGCGTTTGCTACCATCTTTAGAATTCTTTGGACGCCCCTTGCTGGGTACACCCGATTTTTTTTGTGTAGCGGGAGGACCACTCTTCATTGCAGCGGTTTTCTCAGCCACCTGAAGTTGTTGTTCAAATGGACTATCCATGTCAAGAAACTCTTCAGGAAATTCTTCTGACATACCAGTTTGTTCTGGTGCAATATAGCCACGCTGTAAAGCCAACTTCATAAACTGGAATACCTTCTCGGGCGCGTGCCATGGTGATGTTTTAGCCTTCATTAGCTTCTGCTTACGACGCCTTTCTTCGTAACGAGTCTTCATTTCTTCAAACTCGGGAAGCTCACCAAACCTCTCCACTAAAGTTTCCACGGAAATTACATCTCGGTCAGCCAATTGAATCAACAAGGCTTTTTCAGCAGCTTCGTCTGCTAACACCATATTGTCAAACACTAGCTTGGCTCCCTTTTGAAAGCCCATAGCCTGACGCACTAATTCAATCTCCTGTTCCCAGAATGACCTCAGAGCATCGCGTCCATATTCAAGGCGCTGCACCAATGTCTTCAGTGAAATATAATTATTGGTAAAACCAGCCGCAGTGGCAGCACCGGTCAAAGTAGGCGGCACCCCCAGGCCAGCATAGATACTATTCCACACGGGCTTGTATTTGGCATCGCCAAGAAACTCATGTACGTTGGTTTGATAGTCTTCAACACTAAGTTCAGGACCCCAAATGATATCAAATGCGCCACCACCGGGGTTAGACAATAGAATCTCAGACAAGCGTGCAATAGCCGCTTCGGTGGGAAATATAGACATCTCAGGATGAGATTCATTGATATGACCCAACTTCCAAATACGCACTTGGGAAATCGCCCCATCTAGTGCAGCCAGGTCGGCCAACTTCATTTTTTCCAGCAGAACAATATCATCCATGATAGCATATGTCATGGGGTCGGCCCATGATTGCCAGTCATCTTTTTTATAATAAAAAGACATGACCTTATCAGGGTCAAGTGGAATCACTGTATCGCCGCGCTGAATTGCTTCACGAATATCATCAGGAAGCATTTCCACCAAGCGTTGTTCAGCAACATTACGTGGATTATTAACTGATTGTCGTAATTTGAAACTGACTTTCAGGGCATACGCCTGTTTGCCAACGAACTTCGATAATTCTTCGCCCAATAGTTCAAGACTAAGTGGATTCAAAAAGTTATAGCGCAAAGGAATGTTACGCTTACCAGTACGCAATGGTTTATCTACAACCACATCAGGTTCCAATTTACCATCAGCCCCCATGGCACGCATACGTCGTTCATTCAATTGTGGCAGCTTACCAGTAGTTCGCTTGATAACATTCATACCCTCACGGTAAAACAAATTCAAAAAACGCTCACACACGCGAGGACCAGCTACTTTTTTCCACCATCCACGATAAAATTTTTGTATACGAGGATTCGGATGTACAAGCTTCGCACCCTGACAACCAAAGTCGGACATGAGGTCCATGACATTACGAATTATACCAACCCTACGGTACGCATTACGACATGAGGCCAATATCTCTTCTGGTTTATGTGGAATAGATTCATTAGGTCGAAAGAACTCATAATCTGTACGAGTGAATTGATTACGTACAGATGTATTAGTATCATAATTCGCATAACGGTCACGTGAACCTATAGCAGAAAATAACCCATCATATGCTTTCAACGCCCTGCCTGTCGCCATGGATATATCACCAGCAGAACCCGTAATAAAGGCGCCCTGTGCCGTATGAGCAGGAAAGTTAGTGGGCATGGAAGAAGGAGCTTGGGAGCGCTTTTTTGCCATTGAGATTTCTCCTATAGGCAACGGAATTGGAATGCGAATTCATTTCTATTCAATTATACACCAGAACTACCCACGACGTACCGCTTTGCCGTAGGCACCCGTGTTTATCTTCGACACCAAATGGTCTGGCCCAACATACATGGCGTTACCCACACCACGTGGTCCACGCCTTTCACCAGCATAGCCACCCACAAATGTGTGTTGAACACCTTCGAGTTTGTTATCCATCACACGAGCCACCATATTGGCCATAAGCAAGGCAGAATATCGGTCTTTACGTAAGCGGCCTTTCCGATTACCTGGAAGTTTCACTTCGGGAGTATCCCATCTGTCTCGACCACCAGTTGTTTGGTCATGGATAATAGTGGCCAATTCATCTTTGAGTTCTTCAATCTCAACAACACAGTCCTCAAGGGTATCATGGTCTCGTCCATGTATTTTATCTACAGAAATGGCTTCACTAATAGTAGCCGGGTCAAAATACGGAAAGAGCGTGATTTTGCTCTCAAAGTCCTTTTTCATACCATGGTTGGCATCTCGGGTGAAATCAGCTTGCGCAAACTGCACCATGTGTAGGAGATGGTTACCGGCCTCAACATCCGTGGGTTTACCCGGTTTCTCCCACCAAAATACATCAGTATCTCCTTGCTTAATCCATGGCCACAAGGGGCGTTCTCCTCTGGTGGCGTCTAATTCATCATGGTCATGCAGTGCTTCCATGATAGCAATACCACCACCCTGGGTATCAATGGCAATATGGTTAGTTGGAAACACGCGCATCAAATCACGAATTTTACGAGCACAATAGGTATAAAACGACTTACGTTGAGTTTTACCACTTTTTTTGATACGCTCACGAAGTTCTTGACGATTGATAGACCAGCAATATACAATACGACGATGGTCTGGGTGACACTCCAAAATGACTAGTGCAAAGTTGTCCTGTTCCGACGCTGGGTCAATACCATAAATGTATTCACAATTTGGATTGCCACGAACACCCGCCGAAAACTGCACATCACCACTCGGTAATCGGATGGGGTCCTTGCATACACACGCTTCAATCAAACTACGCTTAAAGAAACCGTCGCTATCACGAGTAAAACATGCACCATATTCCATGTTATAGATGGCTCTATGCACGGTCGCCTTGGCCTGATAGACCTGGGTTTCATCCATAAAACCAAATGGTAGTTTTGGCCATGGTATACGAAAGATACTAAATTGTTTCCAGTCGAAACCATCTGGTACAGCACCCTTGAAGATTTCTTCTAACTTGTGAGTATCACCAGCCGATTCAATGATTTGTTTGTAGCGTAACCAATAATCGTAAAAATGATTAAAGGCATAGTATGCCGTACCACTTACAATGGTTTGGTTTCCAAAACCAATATCTACTTCATCCGCCTCAGCGTACATACCCAAAGATTTCAGTACCTTAATACGTGTCATGTCTTTAGAACGCCGTTCGGGACTAGCGGATACCGATGCAAACCCCTTAATGACTACTTCAAAAATTTCTAACGGAATGGATGCAAACTCATCGGCAATAGTATAGTGAGCACGCAAACCACGAATCTTTGTACCATCACCCAATGGAATGGCCACTATCTCACTCTCTCCAACATAGAAATTACAGCGGTCCACATCACGCTTGGGACCTTCATGTCGTCCCTCTCCAATCATATTCCGTAGTATGGGAGAAGCACGCCAAAATTGTTCCATGTACTCAAAGAGAAGTTTGGACTGTCGAAACGCAGCACCAACCACCACCACCTTACTACCTTGATGAAAAATAGCACGCAACATGGCATATAGAGATAGAATCCACGTTTTGCCACCTCCACGAGTCGCTATTAACATTGGAAACTTACGCTTCCATAGCTCCTGTAAGATGGTCACTTGAAAAGGCATTAAACGAATGTTAAATAGCCACTTGCATGTGTAGTAGAAGTATTCAGGCTGGGACATAAAGTCCACAATTTCCAAGACGGGATTGTTAAAAAGAGCAGCCCTGCCTGAGTCCAATAACATATTGGGTACTTGGGACTCATCAAAATCAGGTGGCAAACCCATATATTCATTGTCAACCATTGCGTCAATAGCTTCAACAGTCAACAGCTTTTTAGAAATATGTAGTCTACTCTGTGGACTGGGCAGTGTTAACGTGGACATGTTCAATGGTCCTCTTAAAGATATTAGATGCCACCTCTTTGCCATTAGCTCCACACAAAACAATATGCACACGATGGTCACACATCATCTCGGTCATTCTCTTTAGAATAAATGGACCACGAAATTTAAGATAGCGCCATTTGGATTTGGGAATACCAGAACCGACTGGATAATTCAACACGTCGGTCATATTAAACTCCAGCAAAATCCACGGATGCTGGATACCATCCAGGCGTTCAAGTTCGCGTTGAAAACGTGCTTCCGTAACGTTCTTAGCCCATTCAGAAATACTTCCTTTACGTTCAATAGCCAGAAAATTTTCCATACCCTCAAGAGTATAATCCCCAGTATCCAATTTGCGCGTATGAGTACCAGCACAATACTTAGACTTCTTCCAAGTCCAACCCTGGTCGGTTTTTTCACGTGTGTCACGTAATACTACATACTGCGAATCCATTTATTCATTCCTAATCTTTAATTGCGCTATGTCGGCCGTAACCATGTCTGTAACCAATTGATTAAATGCTATTTGTGGTTCCCAGCCCAGCACATTCTGAATCTTATCTGTCTTGCCCTGTAAATGAGGCACTTCTGCGGGTCGTATGAATTCTGGGTCTACGTAGATATAATCCTTATAATCCAACTTCATATGGTCAAACACACTAAATGCGCACTCACAAAAATCACGCACACTATGAGACTTACCAGTGGCCACCACATAATCATCTGGGGTGTCATGTTGAAGCATCATATGCATGGCGCGTACATAATCCTTGGCGTGACCCCAATCACGAGAAGCATCCAGGTTTCCCAGTCGTAATTTGGGGAAAGAATCCATATCACAGTAAATTTTATACTGAACGGCATTACAAGAAAAGTCCTTATAAGAAGATGCCCCCACTTTGCTTATCCATTGTTGAAACTCTGCAACCCACTTAGTAATTTTTCTAGTCACAAAGTTTTCGCCACGCCGTGGGCTTTCATGATTAAACAAAATACCACAACATCCAAATAGACCATAGGCATCACGATACAAATTGACAGCTTGGTGCGCAGCCACCTTGGCTATGGCATATGGACTACGCGGATTCAACGGCACGGATTCATCCTGAAACATAATGGTTTCCGTTTTTTGCGGCCCACCACCAATCATCAGTGGACCAACACGCCGTGTAATAGAGTGGTAATTGTCACCAAACATCTCACTAGTAGACGCCTGATAAAAACGAGTAGTATCAATATATCCATTTTGGCGTATAGCTTCCAAAAGATTTAACACACCCATAGCCGTACTATCCCAGGTTGCCAACGGCTGTTGAAAACTAGTGCCCACATGACTCTGGGCCGCCAGATTATATATCTCGTCCGGAGGACTACCAAAGTGTTGTGTAGCCCACGTCAAAACACCAGACATAGATGCATAATCAGTAATGTCACCTTCCATCAGACGAAATCTTGCGTTATCCATTACACCAGCCAGGCGTTCCGTCGTGTCTGTACTAGAACGCCGTTTCACACCCAGGACCTTATAACCCTCAGCTAATAGTAATTCCGATAGATACGAACCATCTTGTCCAGTCACGCCAATAATAATAGCTGACTTATTCTTCATCATTATCCTCCACATCTACTGGTGGTAATATGTCACCTAGATACTCACCAACCGCGTGCGTATCTTCTTGAGACACCACCTCTGGTACAGTAACTATTTCAAATGACCTAGCCGGAGGCGGTGGGGGAGGTGGCGCAGGCCGATTACTAACATTGAAATTAGCAATAGAGCTTTTATCCACCGTACCAATGGGCTTATTTTTGTTCATTCTGAAGTCTGTCATCTTGCAATTCTCCTTCTGGTGATAAAAACGGTTTGTCCATGATGCCATCCTCGAACTCCATGACCTCATTCCAATCATCGCGTGTAATCTGGGCAGCCATCTTCATTTTCTCTGCTTGATGCCCCTCTTTAACACGACTACGATGTATGTCCAATTCCTTAACAAGTTCAAAAAAGTTATGCCGGCTCTCTTCAATCTGCTTAAAACGTTGGTCACGTGAACCTTTTAGGTCACGCAACTTGGCGTCTTTACGCGCCTGATAATCTAAATGTTGTTTGGCCATGGTTAATTTAGCCGCAGACAGAGAATTAACCTGTGTCTTCCAAGCATTCAAGCTCAAAGCATCGCGGTCCTCAAAAGCCTTGTCCTCTTCCGTAACAATCACCTTTTCAAGCTCATCCATTAAACGCATGGCATTAGTTTGAGCCGCAATGGCACGCTGAGAAAATATATCAAGCATAATCAGGTCTTTCATCATCAACTCATCTGTAGCTACAATATCAGATGAAGACACAAGTTGATTACTATACGACGCCCACGATTGTTCAAAAAACCCAACTTCTGACCCCATAAGGCCCTTTTTTATTTCCACCCAAAAAATACTTGCATGAAGGCGTGCAACCCAATCACTCTGTTCAATGGTTCGTTCTACAGTCGGTAGGGCCGCTATCTGCCTACGTACTGCATCTTCAGTACGCCGCAACTTCATCGCAATTTCCGCCACGGTCATTGTTTCATGATTGGCAGCCACGTATTCTTGCTCAGACCTACTAATCTTACCACGTTTCTTGGTCGTCGTCGTCATTTAACATATCTCCAATAATGCTTCGCACAGACGCCACCACCGCATCTTGCTTTGACTTACTCAAGCGAGCGCCATCAAGCAAGCGCATGTAATCGGCTCTAAGCTCCAATGGTATCTCATCAGAAACACATTGCAACAATTCAGCACGCGATATATGTGTAAATACATCGAGGTCATCAGATGGGATAACGTGAGCAACTTTAGAAGCATCGCATGACTCCACTAAACTACGTTTGGCTTGATTACGATAGTACCACCCAGACCATTTAGCACACTCATTCTTATCCTCAAATTCTACACAACAAGTTTTGTCGGATGAGTTGACGAAACCACAAGATAAGCAAGGAGGTGAGTTCCTGTGCAATTTATTACGTCGTAGGTTGATGAACTGATTTCTCACGCACACGCGGAGAAATGTCTTTAGGGAGCAGCCCTTGTCTGGGAGGAAGCTCGGAAGGGCTTCTGTTGCAAATATAAATCCTTCTTGACGTAGGTCATCTTCATCATAGTATCCAAAACAAAAATTAGATACAAGACCATTGACGGCATTATATATGTCGTCCAAAACTTGTTGTTCGGTATAGCCTTCGGGAATATACATTAGTCTTCATCATCCGCTTCACTTATAAACAGATTTACATAAGTGGTGGTCTCGTCAGCTTTAGACTGCTTGTAAAGACCTACGATTACCCAGTGGGCTAACCGGGGGGTTTCTCTATCAACATTCTCCATGACATCCACCTCTCTTGCTTACTTGTGGAACCATCTCGGCATCGGCTTCTATATCAACGTCAAAATCAAAGAACTCTATTTGGAGTCGATTGCCCTTGGCGTTACAGTCCATAAATAGTGAAGTAATGCCCTGAATTAGCTTACCTGTTTCGACATCCACTACCTCAATAGTGTCGTTTGAATCGGGGGCACAGCTAGGGTTTGCGCAGCTTTGGACTTTTATCCTCATCGTCGTCCTCCGTTGTGGGTGCGAAGCCCCACTCTTTTGTGTTGCCAACAATAGCAGCTTGGGCAGCCTCGGTTTCTGGGTCGAGAATTTTTAAGTCGTCTTCGACTGCTTGCTTGACATTTTCGTCCCCTTGCGTGTATAACAAAGAGGGGATAAGTGGTGGTTTGGTCTCACTATCGTTCGACATACTAATCTCCTAGTTTGAACTCGGTTTGTGCGAAGCACCACTTTATTATACACACTAACACAGTGATTTTTCAAGGAGAATCGAAAATGAATCAGATTTGGAGTCCAATTGAGGAGCAATTCATTAGAGACAATGCCGATATCGTAACTGATGAAGTAGGCGCCGCTCAGCTTAGTGCGATAGTAGGCCGTCCTATCAGTATTTATGCCTGGCGGAAAAAGAGGCAGAAGATGGGGTTACACAAAGCTCCGGGGAGGGGCGTTTGTAAGGTATTGCAGCAACACCAGCCCATGGCTATGAGGAGAGTAGTATGAGAGAACCGAGGTTGTTTAGAGGGCCCAACAAAGAGGTTCTGACTGTCGATGTAACGCTATTGCACTTTGGCTTGTGTAAGTGCAGAAGTATTGCAGAAGCGGCTCTAGCGCAAGAGTCAGAACAAGCTGATATGACGGTTGTGCTGGAGGAAATCATAGATACAGTTCAGACGACCATGCATGATATTGAAGACAGTGCGATGTTGGATGAAGTTCAAGCACTGTTAGCAGGGGCAGAGGGGGCAAAAGTGGCGGTTTGATTCAGAAGTAGTGGCGGTTATTTCTGAAAATAAAAAGTAGTCGTTTGAATTCTTTGGGGGCTTGCTGCTTTTGCACCCCCCGCGCCCAGCCGGGGGGTATGTACCCCCCCCACCCTCCATTTATACTAACCCCCCTAGGGTTCCCCCCTCCCCCTTACCCAACCCCCTCCTCCGGGCTATCGACCCCCTCTGGGTATGTACTCACTCGGGACTACTTCCCCCCTCTACGTGAGTATCTCTCTGTGGTGTGCCATCCCCTCTCGATGCGTACCACTGTGGTATTAGCTTAGAGTACACCGTACCCTATAGCAAATCCCATGCCAATCAAAAACACCGTTTCCCCCCTCCGATGGTTCCCAACGATTTTCCAACCAGGGTAAAATCAACCTAACATGTTGCAGCGAACCAACTTAGGTACTCCATACTTCTGGGGGGTGCTGCTCTGAAAGCGGGGGGTGGGGTGATTCGGAGGGAAGAAAAACACCGAAAGAAAGATTCTCGAAAGATTTTAACCCGTTGCTACCAAACGGGTTACGACACAAGATGATTCTAGCTTGTTTCCAAGCTTAGAATAACCGATACAATACAAGGGCGGGCCGACAAAGGCTCGGAACACAACACCACCACAAACCGAAAGGGAACACAATGGCAACCACTACCACTAACACACGCAAACTACGGGAAGCTATCTCGGAACTATCGACGGGTTCCGTTACACACACCCTACAGGCCAAACGTGCCCTCCCCAAACGTAGTACGTACTACGAAAACGTAGCTGAGTGGCACAACCTGTTGGAGGGGGTACTGGAGAATTATGGGTATACTACCGAAGAACCCTGTCCTGCCATTCACACCGACTATGGGCGGGGTGTTGCCACCCTAGTCATCGACCCCGCCATGGCCAGCCACACCCCCGTACGGGTGTCTTACATCCACTATCAGTGGTATCGGATGCCGTCCCTACGGTGGGAAGTAGTCTGTTACCCCGCATGAGGGGTGTACTGCCTAGCCCCCTTGCGAGGGGGCCTGGTTGTACTGTTTTTCAACCCCTCTCAAGGAGTACGAGTTATGTCAAGCAAAAAAGTGCAGAAAGTCACCCACAGCGAACTGGCCACCCTCTTGGGGAGTCTCAAGGGTGCTACGATTCTCAGCCTCACCTGGACGGGGGGTGACCCCGCCCGCTACAAGAGGGACCACGGACGGATTACCAAGGTATCCCGCTACAGCGGAATGGTCAATGCCCGCTACGACCGGAAAAAAGCCAAGGAATTCGGCATCCCCCTCGACCAGGTGGAGACCAAGCCGGTCACCTGGAGGGAGAGGGAGGGCAAGACCCCCATTCTGAGGCATACCATGTATGGCACCCGCTATGTCGAGTTCTACCCCGCCAGCGGGGGCACAGCGTTCACCCTAGACGGCACCCCCTGCGAGCGGGGCGACGTGAGGGAGTTGCTCAAGCCCCCCAGCAAGGGTGGACCGGCGGTTGTCTACCGTACCCCCAAGCTGACTAGCATCAGCGGTGCGGTAATCGGTGGTACCACCTATCAGGTGGTTGCTGACCCCACCTAGCACGGGGCCAGCGGGTGTCCCCCACAACGGGGGACGCTCGTCCTGCCCCACTACGGTGGGGTAAGACCAGCGTTAACCACCCCCTGACTGAGGAGAAGAAAATGCCCAGAATGAGTGAAGATGCCCTGCTCGATGCGGCCCTGGCCTCCCCCGATATGGCCCCCTTTGCCATGTTCGACCTAGACCTGGGGGGTATGACCGACCCCCAAACGGGTGACCTGGTGTTCCCCGAATTCAACGGCCAATACACCCCCCTCTGGAGAATTACCCAGAATGGGGAAGAGACACAACGCCAACGGGAGCACGCCAAACAGGTGGCACGTACCCAGACCAGAGCGTTACACCTGGAGAGGGTCAAGGCCCTGGCCAAACGTATCGACGACGGACTCCCCCTATTCGAGGAAAATGCCCCCCTCGATGAGTGGCACCGCTTCTGGGGTGGTCTTACTCCTACTGAGAAGCTAGCCCAACTCGACATTGAAGACTAGGGGCGGCGACCTGCTCCCCCGCAAGGGGGAGTTAGTCAGCGTTCCTTTCACACCCCCTATTTTGAGGAGAAAAGCGATGAAAGCAGAATCCCGGACGTATACCGAAAACGGGGTACTGGTACACGAGCAAATGGTCCCCCACATGTGGGTGGTCATCAGTACGTACAACCCGTGTCCCACCACCACCCCATGGGACTACTACGGTATGAAAAACGTACGCGAGATTCAAACGGTACTCCGTAAGGTGGGTATCCACCCCGTCAGTTTGACTACCACTCGTACGCTACTCTACCCCGTTGGTTCTGGGCAGGGCGGGGCCGTCCGGTTTGGGGATAACATGACCCCCGGTACCTATCGGGTGGCAGTTAAGAAGCACCAAGAGAGGAGGGCACGGTCAGCCCTGGCAGCCCACCACGAAGAGGTACTCAACTGGTTGGATGGCACGGCCCCCATGCCCGAGGCATGTCAGTAGGGTACGACCTACCCCCTAGTCTAGCCCCCACCACGGGGGCTTTCTTTATGTACCACCCCATCCAGGCTGCTGTGGCCCCCCATGAGCGGTAGTCAGCGAGATTGTCTGTCAGTACCTCATAAGCAAGGAAGCATTATCTTGGAATTATTTGATTTGTGGGGTTGCTTTCGACGATATACATGGTATAATCCAGTAGTTGAAAGGATACGACCATGCCTGATGGATACAAGCGAAAAAGAAGGAACCGAGGGGATATGCGGTCACGATTCTACGCCGCATATCGGTCTGCTCGATTTGCTGCCCGTTTTGGTATGGTACGTATTGACGTAGTCCGAATCTGTGTTACAATCAGGGAGAAAAAAGATGAGCATTAAGTTTCGCGTAGACAATACCGGTCTGGACGTGGATATTCACGTCAATAACGCCGATGAGGGGTTCTACACCAAGAGTATGTGCTGTGGGGGTATCGAACACCCCCCATTCGTCTCCGTCACATGGGGCCAGTGGAACCACGACATTACCCCCCCCACCAGTCGGATGGTTACCATGTACCTCGATAGGGTGGATGTCCTTGAGCTACAAGAGGCCCTTGCCCAGCGATTGGGGGAGTTGGACAAGGCCCAAAAGGAGTACGACGAGGCCCAAGACACCTAGTCAGCCCCCTCCCTGAGCCCTGCTGGCGTTCCCCCGCCAGTGGGGCTTTTTTCGTAAGTGCTTACGTCACAACGACTTACGTCAAAAGGGCGGCCCCCACATCGACGTAACCCCTTACACAGCAACGACTTACGAAAACCTCAAGTTTATGGGTTGACTTACCGATAACATATGATAGAATGAGGACACTATGAACATTATCCGATTCCTGACCCACGTCGCCTATGTTGGCGATAAGCACCGCCCCGAGGGGGTCAGCGTCCCCCGCTGGCAAGCCATGGTGAAGTGGCTGGCCCTCCGCGATAGCGAGGGTCACAGCCGAACCAGCTTGGCGGCGGTCCATGAGCGATAGTCAGCGAATTGGGCTTGCCATTGCCGAAAAGTATGATATAATACAACAGTCACCACAACCACTGGAGGGCCAAACATGCCCCGTCTTACTCAAGCTCAAATGTCAAACCTCATGGTCATATACGACAATGAAACCGACCCTGTGTGTCGCAACCACCTGGGCAGCATCATCCGCCGACAGGTGAAACTGTTCACGGACCGCCCCGCCACCACCGCCACGCCCCGGCCCTACGGCCCCAACGACTTCAGCCGTATGACCAACGAGGAAATCCACGCCGCCATGGGAACCGGCAAAATCCATGCCATTAAACTGGTAAGGGACCGCACACACCTGGGTTTGCTTGACGCCAAGCGGATGGTCGAACGCTTGGTTCCTGAGTGTGTCCAAACTTTCTGAAAACTTCTCAAGCTTTGGGGTTGACCCAACCGATAAAACATGATATAATAGGGGCATACAACACACGAACAAGGGAGAAAATCATGTGCGGTATTTGCGGCGGCGAAGTACATGTCAATGGTGACGGCGACCTCCTGTGTATGGGGTCATGCGGAAGCGTCTTGACCCGTGAGGAAATCGACGCAGACGAACCGTCCCACCCCCAAGTGGAAGAATGGGACAGTGAATGGGAGGAATATCAAGACTTTTACGAGGGGTGAGGAGTGCTACCCAAAGTCTGGGGATGCTCACCCCCACCTTATATCCCCAAGGGGATTGGGGGGTTCAGGCGTAGCATATCGTAAAGCTCTGTTGCTCAATGCGAAAGGCCCTGCCCCTCCCTTGAAAATCCATGGCCCCAGTACGGGGGCCACTCATGTGGGGGAGTGTACATAACCCATGTGAGGAAGTGGTTGTTCGCCTCGTTCTACCACAATAATCCTGAGAATGAGGTTGCTATCTTTTCGTTTCTCTCCCTTGAGCCCTGCAACGACGTAAGTCGTTGTGGGGCTTTACTTTACGTCAACAAGGCGGCCCCCGGCTTGACGCAACCCCTTGCTATCAAAGGATTTACGACAATCTCATAAACTCTCAAGTTTCGGCCTTGACTTTCCGATACACTATGATATAATAGTCGTAACAAAGGGAGAAACCATGTACTTGCAAATCACTACTCGTTGCAATATGTCCTGTGCTCACTGTTGTTTTTCATGCACAAAAGAGGGGGATGACATGCCCCTCTCAGTCTTCCGCAAGGCCATTGAATTCGACTGCTACATCACACTGGGGGGTGGCGAACCCACCCTACACAGACACTTCAATACCATGCTGCTGGAATCGCTAGCAAGCAAAGACCATGGAGAGGGGGGCTTGACAGTCATCACAAATGGCAGCGTCACCCGCACAGCCCTATTGTTGGCAGCGTTGGCCAAGTCTAATGTACTAGATGCCCAAATTAGCCGCGATGAATACCACGACCCTATCGACCCACGAGTGGTCAGGGCCTTTGAGAAAATCGGGGAAAAAACCCGCTCCGTCACCCACCTCCAACACCACCCCGGCATCCGCAACACCACCCAACAGGACGACCCCAAACCCTACGGTAGGGGCATTGAACTATTGGGACTAGAACCAGACGACCTGGAACATGATGGTTCCGATTGTATGTGTTCCGACCACATTGTCAAGCCAAATGGCAATATCATGCAATGTGGGTGCCCCGACGCCCCCATGATAGGTGATGTAGAAAATGGTATTGGTGATTCCTGCTCGGGTGGTGGGGAGTGTTGTCATAGTTCCGAGTTTCACAACTGGTGTATAGAAAACGACCACGAACACTGGCTAGTATAACACCCGGCCCCGCATCGACGTAAGTTGGTGCGGGGCCTTGACTTACGACGATAAGGTGGCCCCCGGCTTGACGCAACCCCTGTCGTGGCAACGACTTACGATAATCTCAAGTTGGTGATTGACTTTGCCGATATAATATGGTAGAATGACACCATGAGCAAGGAAGCAACCTCTGTGTGGGTGTCTGTGTGTGATAACACGCCGTCCCACCCCAACCAGCTTGGTTGGCCGCGAATAAGTCGTAGTCAGCGACTTTGTGCAGTCTGGGGTTGACTTGTGGGCTACCGTGGTGTATAATTGCATGGAGGGCAGAAAATGAAGTGTCTAGTGTGCGGTCATAACATGGTACAGAAACGTAATACACAGACCGGTAAAGTCTACTGGGTATGTGAAGCGTGTCAAGCAAGTATCAAAATAAAGGACTAAAAACATGTCGGGGTGTGCTGATTATCTGAAAAACGCAATTGACGCCAACGCCCGTAAGGAATTGGCGGCTAAAATGTGCAAATCCCTACGCAAACACATGAAGCATGGTCTGGAATTCGATGCTATCGCCGTACGTGGCGTATCGGGCATGTTGGTTGGTGTGACCGTTTCGGACAAACTGGACATCCCATTGGTGGTAGTCCGCAAGGAAACCTCCCCGCATTCCAGCAACGCATGTGAGGGCATTCCACGGGTACATAGTAAGAAGTACATCATTGTAGACGATTGCATCGACAGTGGCAACACCATTCATAAAATAGTCGCCCTACTAGATGAAATCTATCCCGATTCCCAATGTGTGGGAATCTGCCTGTATGGTCAGAGTGATTATGACAGTGCGCCCGCCAAGGTACTATTCAAGAAATATGGCCGGTTGGCCGGTTGACAATTCCCGCTCCGTATGCTATAATAGCATACATGGGAGAAAAAGATGAAGCCAGACAAAGCAACCCGACACCGCGACCAGTACAAACGTCAGTTGACAATGTTGGAGGTCTACATAACGGGACGCATCAAACAGCTTGACAATATCACCCGGCAACGACCGGCGGAAAGTACCGCCTGTGAAATGGCCCAGGGCGAATTAAATATGCTTCTGACCCAGGTTCTCCCTGAAATGAGAAAGGTACAATCGTGAACATTCTTGAATCGTGTCGTATCAACGACGTGTTGGGCATTATCTACGGCCAGAACAGCCATGAGCGTGTGTGTCGCGTATTGGAAGTCCGAGACCTCGCCCAGCAACCACTTGCCAGTAAAACCCTGGCCCGTCGCCCATACCTCCAACGAGGTACTCGCCTTGTTACATGTCAAAGTGCCGATGGTCAAATTCGGTCATTCTACGCTGGCGTCGAACAAACAGCCCGGCCCATTCCGAAACTGCGAGCGGCATGGCTGCACCTGCGACGAAAGCTACCAGCCAGAAAGCGTGTGACAACGTGAACTACGAAGTGATGCATGGCCAACGTACGCATTATATCCAGGCGGGCAATTCCTATGCCGCGTGCCTGGATGTTTTGCGTATAGAAGCCGAAGAAAATGACGTACAACAAGCCCAGTTTCGCGTGATACACTTGCCACATGGCAAACTAGAATGTATCCCCATGGCTTCCGTGCTTAGATTGCGACTAATCGCCCTAAACCCTGACGGTGCAAGTGGTTGCGACGAACAGGGGGCACCCCCAATGGACTTAACCCATTGGTAACAAACGACTTACGAAAACATTCAAGTTTGGGGTTGCATTGTCCGATATTTACAGTATAATGGGGGCACAAGCGACAACAACACCAATCGGAGCGGTTGCTGTAGAAATACGCAACCCAAAATCATGTATCGTTGCGAAAAGTGTGGGGTGACTACGGAGCCTGGGCAAAAGGCTTTGTTGGTCATCACACAAACCAGACCACGGACCTACCTCAATGGTCGCGACCAAGTTGTTGGCCAGGGCCATGAGACCGTGAAAGAAATCAAAGTCTGCCCCAAGTGCTACCCGAAAGAGGAGGACGAATAGTGGAAAACGGAACCCTCACATTACGGCTAGCTAATGGCAAGGAACTCACCACAAGGCGTGGGTTTGAATTGGCCTGCTTTCTGGCCAGTCAGGGCAGCAGCATCGTACCCCTTTCCTCCAAGCGAAGGGGTGGAAAGTCTAAGGGTGCTCGTGGACGTGGCCGCCAGATGGTCAAGCGTACTAGAGACGCACAGTAGAAACATTGCGGGATAGTGTAACGGCAACACGCAGCCCTCATACGGCTACACTCTGGGTTCAACTCCCGGTCCCGCGACTTAGCCAAGCAAGGTTATGAGCCTCGCAACGTGTTAGGAAGTTCCAACCTGTCGGCCCGAGAGGACAAGATACCGAGTGGAAGACACCGAGGCCCTAACGGCGCGACAAAGCCCCGTAATGACGTAAGTTGTTGCGGGGCCTTTGTTTATGACAAATAGGTGGCCCCCGGCGTAGCGTAACTCCTGTCCTACCAACGATTTACAATAATTACAAAAACTTTCAAGCTTCGCTGTTGCATTACCGATAATCTATGATATAATAAGTGCATACAACAAACCACAACCATGGGAGCAAACGATGATGTTGATTAAGCTTGGTTCCACGATTGAGTTGTCTGGACACCCCGTCCAGGTTATTCGGATTGCCAACGACGGCGTGACCGTCCGGCGTAAAGGCGGCCACTGTCTGAAAATCGACTTGAAACAGGCAGCCCGTGCCGTGACACCCAAACCGGCCTGATTGGCCGTCTGTGGTGAGTAGTCAGTGAACCCGTAGGCCGGTCAGCATCGGAGGTAACAGAGCACGAACAATACCGTATGGGGTCAAGTACACGCCCCCTGCAACGGAAAGTACGCCGTTGGGGATACTGTACGGACGTTCGAGCTTGGAATTACTATTCCCACCGCACAAGCGGGTGCGACTCCCGCTACGGGTAGCTTATAGTGTAGGCCCACACGGGCCGAATAACGAGGCGTCCAAATCTCCACGCCTACAACCCCGCTACAGCGGGGAGAGACTGTAAGGGAGTAGGACCGGAGCAAAACGCAAAGCGAGTATCGGTAACCGATTGCCACCTACCCCTTGGCCCCACGCGACGTAAGTCGTGGTGGGGCCTTAACTTACGACGATAAGGAGGCCCCCGCATCGCCGTAAACCCTGACACAGCAAGGACTTACGACAATCCGAGAAACTTTCAAGTTCCAGTGTTGACTTTCCGATACAATATGATAGAATACATGCTTCCAACACAACACACACATGGAGCGACACATGTTAAAATTCTCCCAGGCGAACGCCAAAACAGATGCCCTATACGGGGTTCTCCAATTGAGACAATTTCTATTCGACAACCGCAAGGTCTACAGTATAGACTTGCCAGCGGGCTACACCTGCCCTGGAGCTAAAATCTGTATGTCACGGGCAGTACCCCGCCAAGACGACCCCTCACGATTCACTATCAGAGACGGCCCCCATTGTGAATTCCGATGCTTTTCCGCCTCTCAAGAGGTAATCTACCCCCCCACTCGCCGACTACGTAAACGCAACCTGGATGCCCTGCGAAGCATAGGCAAATCGGGGGGTGGAGTCAACCGCTATCGTGACCTAATCCTGAAGAGTCTACCCACCAACGCGGGGGTCATTCGGTACCACGTTGGGGGTGACTTCTACTGTATCTCCTACCTGCGGGGGGCTATTGCAGCCGCCAAGCAACGTCCCGATGTGCTGTTCTACGCCTATACTAAGAGCCTACACTTTCTGAAGGGTATAGTACTCCCCGACAACTTCCGGCTCACCCTTAGTCGAGGGGGCAAGTATGACCACCACACAGAGTGGTTGGATATCCGCCAAGCGGTGGTAGTCTATTCGGAGGAAGAGGCTGCCCAAATGGGACTGCCTGTCGATAAGGACGATTCTCACGCCGCATCCCCCAATAAAGGTAATAGCAAAGGGGGGTCGTTTGCCCTCCTGGTCCACGGCGTTCAGCCCGCTAATACCGTCGCCGCCGCCGCCTTGTCCGCCCTGCGGGGAAAGGGTAGCTATGCCCGCAAATAGTCAGCAGACAGCCATACATCGCAAACGTGCTAGCGTGCCCTGCCGATGGTTATTTGAGCAAGGCAAGCTAATAGCCCCCATACTCGATTGGGGTTGCGGGCACGGCAAAGACGTAATCTGGATGCGGAACGCTTACGGGTATGACCCGCACTACCAGCCGAGGCTCCCCGTCGATGGGGATTTGTTCAACACCGTATTGTGTACCTATGTGCTCAATACAATTCCAAACTACCACGACCGTTGTGTTATTGTAGCGGAGGCCCTGGAGTACCTCGTTCATGGGGGGTGGATGTACATTACCATTCGGGCAGACAAAAAGAACCTAAAGGGGTGGACACTACGGGGTACATGGCAAAACTACATAGGGAACCAACTACAGCATGGAGACTTCACCCTCGTGCGACGTACCAGTGGATATGAAATATGGGGGTGGCAACAACCTCCCTATTAGCGTGTGTGGTTGTGTTGAAGCTCACGGGTGGTTCGCTACCCGTGGGCTTTTTTCGTAAGTGCTGACGTAGCAACAACTTACGACGATTTGGTGGCCCCCGCAAAACCATAAACCCTTGCACCACAACGACTTGCGTCAATCCGTAAAAATGGTGAAGTTTGGGGTTGCAAGTTTCGATAAACATGGTAGAATGATGGCAGTTTCAACAACATCACTTTTTTCAAGGAGTCATTTATGACTACGCAAGCACAAGAGCAGTCCGGCCAGTCGATTGCAACCGAGAGGCAGGAAAGCTACAGCGGCGACGTTATTCGCGAGAATCTGGAAATGGGCGACAAGCAAGGCTTCAAGGCCGTCGCCAAGTATTGGCTCGAAAACGGCTGTATGTCGTTCGACAAGGCTCAAGAGCGATTGGCCAGCGACCAACAGCAAATCGAAGATTTCCACTCCCCCCTGAAGGAGTGGGATGTTGTAGTCAAGCACAGTGGCATCGCCTTTCGACACCTGTCCAGTGGGCGGGATTACTCCCCCACCGACCATGCCCTCAATCTCATGTGTCAGGTTGGCCGTGGCATGTCCTCATGGACAGTACGCAATCTGAGGGACCCCATCCCCCACGCCACAAAGAAAGATGCGGACGGCGAGCCGGTAGCGGTCAAGGGTGGCGAACGTGGTCAGGCCGACTTTGAGGTACTCCGCGACTACATTAAGGTACACCTGTTCCACTCCGACCGTGTGGACCAGACCAAGCCCAGACTGTTCCGAACCTGGAGTGATGGCACCCTACGTGCCCTGCTTAGTGAGCAGTACACGATTGTCAACAACTTGTGGTTTCTGGACGTACTCCGCAAGGCCATTCCGGGGGGTGTTGTCTCCCACTGGCAGGGTGACGCCGATAGCATCTTCGGCAACATTCTGATTCCCGATACAATTCGGGCCGAAAGTGATTCCGACTTCGGCGGTATGCTCAGCGTGGGCAATAGCGAGATAGGAACCCGCCGAATTTCCTCCCTCCCCAGCGTGTTCCGAGCCATCTGTATGAACGGGTGCATTTGGGACCAAGAATCCGGCACGGGTATCAACAAGGTTCACCGTGGCAAGGTCAATTTCATCGACCTGGAACATCACATCATCGAGAACCTAGAAGCTCAGATTCCCCTACTTCCCCAGGGTATCCAGCGGGTCCTCGGGTTGCGTGCGTACGGCTGTGGTGACACCCCCTTGTCCAACCTGTTGGCCCAGACTGCCATCGACCATAGTCTGTCCAAACGACAGGTGGGGGTTATCTACGACGGCTGGAATGAGGAGCTACGCCTGCTAGGCCGCAAGGAAGCCCAGACCGCTTACGGGCTCACCAACGCCATCACACGGGCCGGGCAGCAGCTTGGCAGCAATGACCAGTGGGTCCGGTTCGACACCATCGGTGGGGAGTTCGCCAACTTCAACCGTGACGGGTGGGATAAGTTCCGTAACCGGGCCGACAACCTGTCCGCCAAACAGGTGGAGAAGAGACTCGGAGAACTGGCCACTGTATGATAGCCATGCTTATCATCACGGCAATAATCGTCAACATATTGCTACATATTGCCGAACGCCAGCAGTGAACATACCCCCCGACTGGACTATCCGGTCGGGGGGATGTTTTTGTTTGTCCTAAGTGGTTGTGGCGTAACGACTTAGGGCAAACAGGGGGCCGCCATCATGACACAACTCCCTATGTAGCCGTAACTTATATTCATTCAAGTTTTGGGGTTGACTTATCCGAATAGTATTGTATAATAGAGTAACACCAAACAACAATTCCCCTTTTTCAGGAGTGTTTTAGAATGAAGCGTTTACTCGATTGCTTGTCCCAAGCAGAAGTCGGTCAAGAGGTAACCTTTAACTACCATGGTGGTAGTACCCCCGGCGAAGCACGTACCGTCCGTGTTATGGCCTCGACCACCGATGCGTTGCTGTCCGAACACATGCTTGGTCTGGACATTGTCCAGAACGAAATATGTGACTACCGCTTTGACCGGGCCAGTGATGTGTATATCATCACCGATGACAAACCCGTCCCCAACATCAGGGTACGACACACCACCCATACATTCGTCGAAGCCCGTAAACGCCTGCACAACCAGATTGACGAACTCAACGGTGAAGACCTGGCCGAAATCCTGGCGGAAATCGAAGGCGACGACAATGGTAATTTCGACGCAAGCACGGGCGAGGTAACCTTACTACGCAGTGTTTTGATTCCACATTGCAAACTCAATGCCGACAAGGCAGGCTTGGACTGGGTCAACGAAGACGGCGAAGTGCTCACCAGCCAGTGGCAGTTTCTCAACAACGCCGTACGTCTGTATCTGGAAGACAACGAAGTTCCCCCCGTCGAATTTGCCTGCAAACTTTTTCAACATTTGGGATTGACAATCCAATAGAACATGTTATAATAGACGTGTTCAACTTACCTGTTTTTTCCTCAACAAGGAGTAGTATCATGGCGAAAGCCACATTTTCCAACACCGATTTGTGTGTCGCATGGGCACATCAGGCTAAGGCCGACCCCCAGGGGACACGCGGAGACGTAGTCCGTACCCTCATGGGCAAAATGGAGCAAGACCCCGGCAACGCCGAAGAGTACCGCAAGGTCTACAACAACGTGACCCAGCGGGTCAAGCAGTTGGGCAACCACCCGACAAAACCGGTTCAGTTCCCGCAACTGGCGGCTGGCAAGAAGGGTGCCCGACGCACCGACGCCCAAATGGAAGACCTCCAGGCTCTCTTCATCGACTAGGGTATCGCTCAAGGCACGAGGGTACCGCTGTCACCAGCGAAATACCCTGGACCCGAAACCCCAGCAGCCGAAAGGTTGCTGGGGTTTTTTCGTAAGTGCTTACGTCGCAACAACTTGCGACGATTAGGGGGGCACCACATCGACGTAACTGGTGTGGTAACAACAACTTACGGAAATTCTCAAGCCATTGACTTCTTTGTGTCGATATGGTATAATAGTTGCGGAGAGCAATTTCTGTGCCAATACACAGAAAAAATGAGAGAATAAGGGCACCGCATACCGGCCCCACCGTAGTGCCGCCCTGTGTCACCCAATCCAACCTGGTTAGTCACCAATAGTCGGTAGTCAGCGAGTGTCAGTGAGCATTGGGCTTGACAAGAGCGCCAGGAAGTGTATAATAGAATGCGAGCAACTATCGTGCCAACCAACCCAGGAAATGCCTATGAGTACAAAAAAGAAGATTTATGTCACCAGCGGTGAGTTGGCCGTAGTCACAATTGCAGACGGCCCTATTGCCGCCATCAAAACCGCCCTGTTTCAATTTGGAACAGATAAGCGCCTGGATGATGACTTTATTTATCTGGACGAACGTGGCTTCAGACACGACGACACAGCACAATACATAGTACCCCTTGAACAGGCTTTAGCCGAGGCGGGGTACGTCTACGAGGAACCCAAGTTCCCATCGGCTGAGGTATAGTCAGCCCCACTAAAGTGACCAGCCCTGCATGTTCGTGCGGGGCTTCTTCTTTTTAAGCAAGGGAAGCATCATGCTAGAAAAAATACTTCACGAACTCAACTGGTACACCTTCAGATTCAACTGGAGGCCAACCACCATTCGTTACGACCTGCCGGCTAACCGCCGTGTAGTCTGGCAGCACCTACCCACTGGTGAAATAAGAATGTCCCACTAACAACAAGAAGAAAAAATGCCAAAGAAAAGAATCGTCCTAATCATCACCAGTTGTAAACAATGCACCCATGGCTGCGTCGTACCCAACCCCTATCTACCCGACAAGGGCGAACACATATACAGTTGGATGTGTTATAAGTTGGGGCGCTGCGTGTATCGCCTGAAACCATGGGAGGAGCTTGCTAACTCTATTCCTGATGCTTGTCCATTACCTAATGAAGAATAAGGAAAAAACATGACAAAGAAAATCACCATCAACAGTTGCAAGCACTGTCCCAATCACATAGCCGAACGAGACCACACCGGCGATTCGCCTGAACCCTTCTTTAAGTGGAGGTGTTCTATACTACGCCACCGCTATGTTGTACGGCGTTATGTGGAGTGGAATGACAATAGTCTCTTCATTCCCGATGACTGTCCACTACCAGAAGACGAGTGAGAAAGAAAACATGTCAAGAAAAATCATCATCATCACCTCTTGTTACCAATGCGACTCTCACTCATTAGAACAGGACCGCACCCACGACGGTTCGTTGGTTTATAATGGTATGTGTTATAAACTGAACCGCTACACACAGCGTAATGTATCATGGGAAACTCTAGCCACCTTCATGCCTGATGACTGCCCACTACCAGACGACAAGTGAGAAAGAAAACATGTACATATACACATATTGGAACAACGAAAGAGAATGGCACGGAGAGGTCCTAGCCCATTTCAAGGCAGCTTCACAGGCCGAAGCTGACCAGGAGTTTATGAAACGGACATCCTATAATCCCCACGATGTCCGAATAGATTGCACGGTTAGAACTCACAAACCCAAACGATGTTGACATTGTAAGCGTCCGTCGTAAGTCTGCGACAAATGACTAAGTATGTCCCTCTCTTGCTCACATGTAGCGAAGTATAACGTTTGTGTTATATTTGGCTACACAGGGCACCAGTCTAGCGTCACAGCCCATCCGGCCTGATTGGTCTGGCATGGTCCGTAGCCAGCGACTTTTGTGACGAGCCTATGCAGCCGTAGCGTACACTGGAGTTGGTGGACGGTCATAGACGCCTGGCTTGACTGTGTCAGGCAATTGGGGAGGGGCTAAAACAATGGGAGATTCAGGGGGCAAGTCTGAGAGAGCGGCACGTCGCACCTTCTTACCTCCACGAGTATAAATCCCCACCATGCCCATGTCCATGAGATACTCACTTGAGTATTTAGCCGGCTTGGGCTCACCAATAAGATACTGAGCGTGGCCAAATTGAGTCTGGAGTTGCTCAATGATTTCTTCAGCCTCTTCGTGAGAACCCACGTTAGAGACATGGGTCCAGCCCTGAGACATAAGCAAGGGAAAAGAAGAAAGTATCATGGGTCTTACTCTACTATGTGATAGATTTCTTGCCAACGACTCATGTTGGTACCTGGCTTATCGTATTGGAAGATATTACACCCAGAATGAAAGTTCAGCCCAAACCACGCCTCACTAAAGCGACCCGCTAGCCAACGCCCATCACACTTCACCAAGTAATAATGGACCCCGGTTGTTATGATGTCGGGGTGCTTATGGCCATCTCCCTTGGTCCAGTCAAGCTTTTTGAGTGTAGGCATGAGTAGTTCCTAAGAGAAAAGGACAGGGGACCAGAAACAACACTTGACGGCAACTCATTAGGTCCCCTGCCCAGTCGTAATTAACGCGGTGTTATTAAAACAACAGGGAACAGAAGCCACCGCGTGTGCTCCAGGTTGTTCCTGCCTACTTTATTATACACTACTTGAGTCCTTTGTCAATCCCTTTTTTTCTGGAATCGAAAAACTCAGCACAGTAGAGCATACTTACAACAGTAAATCTTGAAGAGTATAGCCTTCCTTGCTTACTTCATCAAATATGTCCTAAGCCACGGCCCTTTGCTTGTACATGTATAAGCCTAAAGTCTGCCCTAGCGATTCGAGCTTACATGCTCAGGTTCGCCCGTCATCTCAGACCGAAAACCTGTAGAGAAAAACCATATTGTTAGAAGCGAGCCCTACCGAGTGTGCATGATATAGAATGCACAACTGGCATCGCCACTCGTCTCTTTGAGCTTCAACATTGTAACCAACTAGGCTCATCAGACCCTCAACACAAAAACATGTATCAAAAATATGGGAAAGCTGTTGAGGTAGCCTTCAAAAAGTGGAAGAAAATCTTCCTTACACTATTATACCGGCCAAAATAAGCGTCTGTCCAGTCCATTTTTTCTTTTTTTTCTCTAGTTGACACACACGTATCCTATGATATAATAGCAGGGTGAGCATAGTTGGCTTTGAGTTGGCTGGCCAAAAAGCGTTAAAACCCCCTATACAGTGGGAGATTGTGGGGATTCGTGGGGAAATTTTGCTCGCTGCGTGGTCAGCAGGTACAAAGTGTACGACCGCGACCCAGACGCCTCCGCTCCCCCGCGTCTTCTGTCTGTATTGTCCTACTGTAGTATATCGTATAAAACCCCCGAAAACAAGAGAAAAAAACAATGAACTTCCCCTCCCACGTTCGCACCGCCCTGACGTGGCTCTGCCTATTGGCGGTAGCCGTCGTACTCTTACTTACAGGATTAACGGCTAGTTAAACACCCAATTAACCGCAATACAAACTTCCAATTACCCCCTTGACAAGTTAAAGTCCATATGCTAAAATCGTCTATAGAGAAAATACAGGTCGTATTAAAGAACAGTTACCGGTTGGGCATGAAGGCTCGCGACGGAGCGGATGTTGGCTTACCGTGAAATCTGGACGTTTATAACCGGTGTTGATAACTTACATGAAACAATTTTAGGAGAAAACCATGGAAATAATTCCTCCCCCCATACCCAGGTTAGCCATTGAAATCAAGTACCGCATTCATGCGATGAGACAGATTAAACAAAGAGAACACAGGGATGGAGTCACGATATGGGCGGGCACAGGCCGGCGTACCCTGGATACTGGGCTCCCAGGAACCGATATCTACCCAGAATTCCGAGACCGTTCACTCCTATCTCTCTTGTGGGCACTCATGCCATTGTGCTCATCAGTAGACTACCCCAAGTTGAAAGAACACATCCGTATATTCACAACTGAGTTGCCAGGATGCGGCGGACGCTTCTCGGTGGCATCACTGGAGCGGGCTGTTAAAGCTCTTGAATGTACAATTGACCTACTCTACTAGTTCCGGAAGCATAAACATGGACATATCTGACATAATTATCGGAACTGGCTGGGCGCTAATGATAATAAGTATAGTGTTGGTCATTACGGGAGCACTGGTATGGTGGAATGATGACTATCAGAAATCAGAAGGAGCACAGACAAATGATAAAAACAATAGCCATAGTGATATCAACAATTGTAATCTTTAGCATAGTGAAGGGGTCATAATGTCATCTTTAGACGTAATAGTGTGTGGAGTCCTATTTGGAATCTTTCTGATAATACTTTCCGAAATCTTTAATCAGAACAGACTATAAGGACAATACCATGCCAGCGCAACTCACATACAGTGGTATAACAAATGAGTAAACCAATCGGCATTAACGCCAGCAGACTACAGCGAAAACTGCACAAAGACGAAGCTGCCTTTGTTGAACAATGGCAGTCGTTTAATGAGAACAACGAGGCGATTCGGTACATATTGTCGTCCGATAATATGTTACCACCCATACCAAGCCAACATGATTGTGTGATAGCAGAGACCATGATACAGTGGTTGGGCTCCAATGTTGGCATGGGGTTTGTGTTAAGTGTTCTTGAAAAGTTAGGGTATGGGGTCAGTAAATCATGAAACTAGTCCTCTGCACACACTGTCATGACGTGTTCAAGCTAGACAGAATCCTACGACAGTGTAGGTGTGAGCGCACGTATGGTTTCTACCGGGATGATGGTATAACTGCCATATATGGTGGTTTTACTGCTATCCCTATTGGTTTTAATAATAGGACGCTCGCAAATGCAATAGAGAACCAACCACAAGAAGGCATGGGAGAACGGTTTACGGCATTTGTGATACCAAAAACATGTCCTACAATGATAAAGGATAACCCCGATGCAATCCCTTAAAAAACTCACCGATGAACAAACAAAGATGGCTGCTGAAGCTGTGGTGTGCTTGGTTCAAGATAGATTATACGATGCCATTTCCCGTGGTTCAACGCTCCACGCAGCGGAAGTTGGTCGTTGTGAGGCCGAACGAGAATGGGACAAAGACCACCCTGATAATGGAGTAGGTTGCCCCGACGGCTGGGTGAGTGCCAATCCATTTCAAGACCGAAATAACTATAAGAGTGACCAAGCCGACCGGGCGATGGAAGATGTCAAAGAATGGCGTGTGGTCAGCACGTTTGTTATGACACGTCTGTGTAGTATGTTGAAGAATACCGAACTCGAAACCCTACGTCAGAAGGACAAAACAAATGATTAAGTATGTCACAGGTAATTTGTTTGAGTTGATAAAGCCAGAAACATCCATCGTCATTCCCCACATATGTAACGACTCCGGTGGTTGGGGAGCGGGTTTTGTGATGGCGCTCTCGAAACAATGGCCGCCAACCATGCTGAAGGACAGTCCAGAGTGGAAATATCGTCAGTGGTTTGATTCCAGAGACTCCCACTTCACCAAATACGACAATCCATTTAGTCTTGATAGTGTGCAAGATGTTACGCCAACCGACTACATAGTCGTAGCCAACATGATTGCACAACACGGCACCAGAAGTGCTGAAAACCCCAAGCCAATCAAGTATGCCGCTTTGGTACAGTGTATGATTAAGGTCGCCGACATGTGTCGCGACTATCGTGAAATCCATGCACCAAAGTTTGGTTCTGGCCTGGCGGGTGGCAACTGGGCGTTCATCGAAGAACTCATTGAGGAGCTTTGGTGTAGTCGCGGAATCCCTGTAACCATTTATGAACTTCCGCCAAGGATATCACATGACGCCTCAAAATAGCCCGGCAGAACTGCTGAAAGAGTTCTTATCGGAACATCGCGAGTCTAAGGACAGTGGCTTTGCACCTGTAACAGAACAGGATATGCAGCAATTGTATGAGTTGATGCACGCCATTGTAACAGCCAAGTGGAGCCCAGATTGCGATGGTGACCGACCTATCAACTTTGACATCATTGACCGCACACGGTTTGAGCCGATGCATTGGGCCAAGACACCATACCGACATCATGCTGAGTGCATGGAAAACCGCATGGCAGCCAATCGACTATTGGAAGACATACTTGATAGTTGTGTTACCAATGTCCGCACGGCAGCAGCTAGACTCGATACAGAAATACGTGTTCGACAATACTATCGGCGAGAAGAAGAAAAGCATAATGCAACATTCCAGAAAGGTCAAGAGCTTGTGTGTGTAGAGGCACCTGAAGATTGCCTAACCGTAGGTCAAACTTACATAGCGAAAAATTATTCGTATTGGGCTACGGATGGAGAGAAGGTCAGTATTGATGCCGATGGTCGTGGCTTCTGGTATGGCAAGCCGGTTGAATACTTCACAGCCAAGGAGAAACATGATGAATAAACTACTGTTAGGGTCATGTGCCATGGGTCTATTGGTTAGCAACATGACAGTTCATGGTATACCACGTGGTTTGTGGATTGGTCTAGTAGCCTCGGGTGGGTATCTGATAATTATGCAGATACTCTTTGCTTGCAACGTATGTAAAAGGCTATAACAATGATATGTGACATGTGTGGTAAAGACAAACCAAAAACGACATGCCAACCAACCATGAGCCAGTTGGTCTTTGGTGGTTTTCCAATTCATACGCAAAGCCGTTGTGATGGTTGTGAACGCAAGGTGTGTGCGTCTATTGACAAGATATTGGACAGACTAGAAGTTGAATCACACATGGAGTAATAATATGGCAAGGGACAAATACTACAACAAGTTGGTGAAGTTTGATAGCGAGTATTTTCGCGACACGCTAGCGTCCACTCAAATCACATGCAACGAAGAAGAATTATGTCGTGTGTTAGCAACGTGGGCATATGATGGTGATTTTTATGTCGATAGTTGTGGTTGGGAGATGCTCACTAAAATTGAAACACACTTCAGTAAGCGAGTACGTGAACAGGTATTATATAACCTTTTTCATCGAAACCATGACACATGAGCGAATTTGAACAGCACCTACGAGAGCGCGGCCTGAACGCGATGCACCGCTGTTGGAGCACCGGCCCACTGCCAAAGAAACCCAGGGATGAACATGTCATTTTCCCGCTTATAGCGCCTGGTGGACGATACATTGGGCATCAGCGTTACTTTTGGCGTCGAGATAAACTACGTAGCAATGATGAGCAAGGAAAGTACATCACTACATATCTTGATGAGTGTAAGCTTACGGGCTTTTATGGCTGGGAGAACTGCTACGGACACAGCCCTCTCTTCGTCACTGAGGGAATTTGGGATAGCATTCGCGTGGGGAACTGTTACTTCGATTGTGTGGCGCTCCTATGCAACAGTCCTAGCAGACAGTTAAAACAACACATTAGGATGCTTGCTAATGGTCGTTCCGTTATAGCTTTAATAGACAGGGATGAAAACAAAGCTGGAGAGAGATTGGGTCGAGCCTTCGACTATGCTTTTGAACCAGATAAGTGGTATGAGGACTTCAGTGCCATGCCACATGATGTGTGTTTTGCTCGTATGACAAAAATCCTTAACACGCTAGGAAAGCTAACATGTACAAATTAGTATTGAACATGCAAGCTATTGACACCTACCAACGGCAAGTGGCTTGGTATGGAGCTACAGAAGGAGTGCTAAAATGACACAGATTTTTCAGTTTTTTCAGTATTGTGTGGACTGTCAGTGGAATAGTACGTTGGGTTGTATAGTGGAAGAACCACATCACTACGACTACAGTCGGCGCGAACGAGTCTCTGATGTAACCCCCTGTGCTCGTTTTATGGAAATCAATATGGAGGATTGAATCATGAACATGGAGAGCGTTATCAGAACACTATGTGTGTTTGTGGGTTGTCTTACGTGGTTTTGCGTAGTATGTTACGTTGTTATCCAACTTGGTTTGCTAACATGCCTGGCGATTGTTGTGGTCTTATTTGTATCACTTCTATCAATTGTCGCTGGTATAGCAGGCCAGGGCATAGACATTGGAGATTCCCATGACTAATAGAGTGTTGATGTGGATATTGTCGCGTTTGGTACACGCAACGATAGCTGGGCTAGCTGGTCTAGGTATGTTGACGGCGGTGTGCTTGTTAAGTGATGATTTCATGTTTGTGGTATGGGAACATACGTTTATAGTTATGTTCGCTGCTGTGTCACTTGGTAGTTTTATGTTAACGTGTGATGAATACATTGCCAAGTGGATGGTATTAGATAGGCCACGTAGATTCATACAGCCACTATTAGACAAGGACACATGACATGTATACACACGAAGTGGTTTGTCTAAGCATCACAACCTTTGTCGGAACCTGCGTTATGGGTGCTGTGCATTGGTATGGTCGCTTACATTGGCGTGTACCAGAGGATGCTGAGCATCGTTATTGTCAACGTGATGTTAACTATGTTTTAGGCACAGAGAGTGCTGCCAGGCTTAGTGAATGGGATGCTGATGGTCCACCATATAAAGTTGGTGATACATCTATAAGATTTTTTTCTGAAGAACATCTTCGGCTGACAGCCCAGCGCACATGGAAGACTGTTGTTCCCCGTGGTAGGGTTTTGATTGTGTGTCAATCTGGTGAGTTGGGACCCGTAGAAGTTTTAGCTGGTCCATCCAAATTGATACGCTTAGGTAATCAGTTATGGCAAAGCTGGGAGAAAATCGACTTTAATACGGCAGTCAACGACCCACGTTATCTGTCGTTGGAAAAACAATGGAATGCTCTGTGGCAAAGGGCTGGATTTTTGACTTGACAAATCCAAAATACATGCTAAAATTAACCGAAGGAGAATCCTATGGACTCACAGACTATTGATGTTTACTACAGTGTTCAAAATGGTGGGGATGGCTCGGCCTATCCCGATTTTATGGAAACTCAGAAACTAGCCGAGTGGGACCAAGCACACATGGATGAAGGCTGGGGCGAGTCGTGTGATGGTGTATTTAGGTTTCGTGTTCACCCTGGTAGTTATTTAGGTAGTCCTGATGTTATGACCGAACTGGGTTATTTAATCGACCACTACCTAGAGGAATACGACTATGAAGGATGGGAACTACTAGATGAATTCATGCAAGATTTCTTTCCCAATGGCCTGCCTGTGTTGGTGGTATTTCCATCGGATGACCAGGAGTATTATCTTATATGTCGTGCCGATACCAATGAGCAAATAACGAAGAGGTATGCCTATGACTCCAAACTCGAACCAGCACAGACTACAGAACTAGGTCGTGCTGTATTGGAAGCTACACTCAATGCCCTAAACAAAGGCCAGGTACAATGATAGCATATATGATAATGGACCGTAAAACAAACCGCTGGTGGCGACGTGGGGTCGGTGCATCATGGCGTACCAAACAGGAAGAGGGAAGTATATGGAGCAGGACGGGACCTGTTGCCCTAGCCATACGACATATCCAGCGGTGTTCTCCGTCATCTGAGCCAGTGAAGATACAGTTTGTAATGACCACCCCTTTGGATATTGTGGTTTTAGATGGAGAAACATGGATATATGACCAGGATTGTGATACGTGGTTGTGGGGTACAGCAAACAATGGCTGCGGTGTGTTTATTTTTGGAAATGATTGGTGTGCTAATATCGTAACACCACATGCTTATGTTGACGTAGACGCACAAGTGGGACCATGCACAACACGTGATGAGGCCATGACTAAAGCACTAAAACTTTTAAGGGAACTGAAAAATGACGAGTAAGACCACGGTCTTTTTGCATGATATGATTACCACCTCTGTATTGATAGTCGTGGTAGTTGGTTCAATACTAACGGGTGCAATGTTTGGCTTTACCAAGGGCTATACTGATGCAACCCTAGAGGTTCAAACCCAAGCTATGCTCCATGAGTTTGCCGAATGTCCCACGAATGGCGAGTGGAAGAGTAGACACACGGTAGCCTATGAGTATCTAGCTACTACCGAAGCTCCTCTATACGCAGAAGATGAACAATGGAACAAACCAGAGCAACCAAACTAACACAGTGGCATGTCGTCTATATACACCCAATCCATCACGATGGCGGCGTATGGAAGGTCATGGCGTCTTCAGCAGATGATACACTGCACAAGTTCAGGACTTGGGTAGGTTGGAGTACCCACAGGCATCGTTGGGTACCACGTAAAGCCCGTGTGGTGTGCTGTACACAAGACTATGCATGGGCGTGTGTTCAATTACTAACAGGATGAATGATGATTACCAAAATGAAACGTTTTGACGGTGGTGAAGGTAACGTATGGAAGTACGTCGTCCATTTTGATAAGCCGACACCAGCCATTGCTGAAGCCGTATTATATCGCTATGGTTCCTTCAACGAACGCACGGTTGCGTGTTGTAGCGTGCAAAGCGGTTGTCCGGTCGGTTGTACGTTCTGTGGTACAGGCAAGAAGTTTATTCGCAATCTGTCTACTAGTGAGATAGTGCAGCAAGTCATTGAGGTTTTCAAAGACCAGGGCATTGCTGATATTAACGACAACTGCGCCAAGCTACAGATTATGTTCATGTCTATGGGTGAGCCGTTTCTGAATTACAACAGCGTGAGCCTAGCCATAGAACAACTGCATGATTTGTATCCCAATGCCGAACTCCTGGTATCAACCATAGCTCCTATGAAACCCATGAACTTGAACGATTTCATCACTTTGTCTAAGCGATGCTCCAAGGTTGGCCTACAGTTTTCCATTCATGCGTCCGATGATACAAAACGTAACGCACTAATTCCTTACAACAAGTTGTCGCTAGTTGAACTGAGGAATTATGGAACACAGTGGTGGCATAAGACTGGGAGGAAGCCGTATATCAATTACTGTGTTACCGAAGACTTTAATTACTACGACATGCGGCGCCTGCATCAGTTATTTCCCACCAATGTGTTCAACGTAACACTATCGGTGTTATGTTCTACAGAGGAAACCATGAAAGAGGCTGGTTATCGTGACATACAACGTATTCGTTGGATTGCCGACGAGTTTATGTCGTTAGGATACAATGTGCGTGTGTTTGACCCCGCTGGACAAGACGACATAGGTGGTGGTTGCGGCCAATTGTGGTATGTTCAACAACATCTACTAAGGAGCCAAGTATGAAAGACATGACTATTACGGCTGGTCCAGGTGATAAAGTTCGATTCTTCTTCATTGACGCAGGGCGTGATGATGATATCGAACACGCCATAAGCCACAATTTACAGTTTGATAAGGTGTATACCATTACACGTGTTGTGGTACATAAATACACTACGCGCGTATGGCTTGATGGTATATCAACGCCCGTTGGCTTCAATAGCGTGTTGTTTGTTGATGAACAAATTGACCGTGTTGCCTCTGCCGCTCGTCGGGCATACTACACAGACCAGGAACGTCGCACCGGCCTACCGTATGATACCGATAAGATAAACATCAAAGATACAATTTATGGTATTCGCGCCCTGGTGAAAGGCATCATATTTAATGACCCAATGTATGATGTACGAGATAACGAATCATATGACATTGGCATTATGCTGATGTCGGCTCTGGTCGTTGGTCCATATTTACCAGCCCTTATTGAATTTACTGACCTGCTAGCAGAAGACCTGGCGTATTACTTTCACATGGCCATGCAGTTCAATATATTTACGGATGATGATAAGATTGCATGTGCGTGGTTTGAGAGGGACGGCGCTATGGCTTTTCTAAGCGACATATGGTGTATCCAAGGTGTCCCACACAAACAATTGAGAAACGGAGGCGTAGTATTATGAAAATACGAAACGGTTTCGTAAGCAACAGCAGTAGTAGTAGCTTTATTGTTACAGATAAGAATCACCCATTGTGGTACTTTCTGATGGCGTTAAGCAAGGCAGGCTGTGCTGACTTTACTATTGATGAGCACAGAGTTGACGACACATGTGATAATGGAGTATGGTTGGCTATTGGGCAGTTCAATGAGTTGGCTAACCGAAGCTTCGATTATACCGAGTTTCTCACACAAACTTCATTTAATGGGTAATGATATGAAGCGAACAAGAGCACGAAGATGAATCGTCGGACGTAGTTACTAACATGACAGTAATTTTAGAGGAGATAAACGATGAGTAAAATAGTTGTTAAAGTCTGTAAAATAGACGAAATCATACCGCATGGCAATGCCGATGCGTTAGAAGTAGCTTGTGTTGGTGCATGGACAACCTGTGTCAAGAAGGATGTATTTGCCGCAGGTGACCTGGTGGTCTTTATTCCTCCCGATGCTATTCTTCCAAAAGAATTACATGAGCATTTGGGTATCACTCAGTATTGTGGTGAAATGCCGCAGAGTAGTGGAGAAGCTGAGCAAGGAAAGAGACGTGTGCGAGCTACACGTTTGAGGGGAGTGCGGTCGTTCGGTACTCTAATGACCATAGCTGATGTAGTAGAATACTTCAGGTCGGTACATGGTCATCCTCCTTCTCATTGTTATCCTTTTATGGAGGGCAACGAACTTTCTGTGTTGCTTGGCATCACCAAATATGAACCACCAGAGAAGATTCGCCAGGGTGACCAAATGACCCCACATGCCTTGTTTCATAAGTACACAGACATAGAACGATATCAAAACTTTCCTTCCTTGCTTAAAGAAGGTGAGGAAGTGGTTATTTTGGAGAAAATCCATGGAACCAATTGTCGTGTTGGTCTGGTGATGACCGATGTGGGTCTTACGTTCATGGCTGGTTCACACAATACACGTCGCAAAGCAGTGGATACCATAGGTCACAATTCGCTTTATTGGAAACCACTTGACGAATCTATTGCAGACATGAAGGGCTTATTGGAATATGAGCAGCATGAGCGAGAAGCCGTGTCTATCATAGTGTTCTGTGAAATTTATGGTCCTGGCATTCAGGATATGCAATACGCCGGATATTTAGCATACCGAGTATTTGATATTGCTGTCAATGGTGAATATCTAAACTGGGATGATGTAGAGCGCATCTGTAAGGCTCATGCCGTTCCAACAGTGCCGGTACTCTATCAAGGTCCATTTAGTGAAGAGGTATTGATGGAACATACTGATGGCAATACTCAAGTATGCGAAGCCGTTACTGGTAAGTTCAAGGGTCGCGAAGGGTGTGTCGTAAAGCCCATTGTTGAACGACAGGATTTTGACATACCAAGTGGTCGAGTTATTCTCAAGAGTGTGGGTGCGGATTATCTCAACAGGAAAGGTGGTACGGATAACGCATGATGAATCTGTATAACAGGGCTGTATACTGGCCAGATGTAGTGGAGCGTGCTATAAATGAAGTGACTGCCGAAGCTCAGCTTCATCGCTGTTATTATGGCGACCATGCTAAAGCAGAAGCGCAACAAGACCGTTTTGGTCGTATCGTGTTGCCGTTACATTTGCCCGTGGTAAGTGAGGATATATTTGAAGCAGAACTCACTGGTGGGGGTAGGTTACATAAATTCCTGACGCGAATACCCCTAGACCAAAGTCGAGATATTGTTATGGTGTTAGTGCCACGTGGACCTGGTCACCTGTTTTGTAAGACCGTGTGGATAAATCATACGTATGACCACCACCAGACTCTCAAGCGCGAGCACTATATTCAAGAACCGGCTTGACAAAGTCGAAAAATATGCTACAATGGAGAAGTTATGAAACAACGAAACGGTTTTGTTAGCAACTCGTCATCGGCTGCTTATGTCCTTAGCAAAGATGTATACCCAACTATTTGGGACGTGGCTATCGTCATGCTAACCACAAGAGACGTGGACCATGACGAGACACTTGGCAAGGACCATGGTTTCGACGATGGTGAATTGGAACGTGCAGTACGTAACTTAGATACGGGTGTCAATGCAACAGCCATTACATTCTCAACGTGTAACTTTGCAACATACATTTGGGACGCAGGAGATTCGTGGTGGGTAAGTACCTGTACTAATCATCCATTCTATCAACTGTTTTGTGATGACGGGGCGTTTACATCAACTACTGTGCCATCACCATATGTAGATTACGACGTAATGGGTTTTATCGAGTTCAAACTAGAAGACTATTGGGACTTTGTTGAGGTTTAATCATGCGTACACGACACGGTTTTGTAAGTAACTCATCTGTCACCAGTTTCATTATTGGTATCAAACGGGTAGCCGAGGTATGTCCCAGTTGTGGGCGTGGTGGTGAAGACTTGCTAAAGATATTAGATAGACACAACCATGAAGAAACAACGATGGAGTGGTCGGATGTTGATGCACACATTGCACAGCTACGTGCTAACATTAAACATTGCAGGTGGCAGGGCTGGGTTGATGAGGCTAACGCATACCAGCAGACAGTAGATATGTTAGTTGAAGCTCAACAGCGTGATTTTCTTCAAATCATAGGTGTAGACATAAGTCATCACGACCCAGTCATGGATAAAACACTTGATGACATGAAGCGCAGTGGTGATATTACAATTCTACAAGGAGACGAGTGATGATGTATCCATATATGATACAGGATGATGAGCAGGTTAAAAACCTATGTAGCCCTGACTACTCGTTTCATTTCAACAAGCAAACCGGCTTCTTTGCCAGGTGGGGTAAAACCATTAACAAAGCCGATGACCCACAATGGAGTCCGTATGGTCCCGAGATTCTTGATTTAGAAATTTCTACTGGAGAATGTAAGGGGCGATGTAAGTTCTGTTACAAAGAGAACGGGCAGCCAAAGGCTGCAACCCAACACATGACGTTTGCTACATTCAAAGATATTCTGAGTAGAATGCCACCCACCTTGACGCAGATAGCATTAGGAATTACTGACGTAAAAGGTAATCCAGATTTCTTTAGAATCATGAGACATACTCGTGAGCAAGGAATCATCCCTAATTACACGACACATGGGCTAGATATGGACACATACGATGCAGACTTGACTGCTGAACTGTGTGGTGCAACGGCGGTTTCGATTGTTAATAAAGAAAAGGCATACGATACCATAAAGATGCTCACTGACCGTGGTATGGACCAGGTTAATATCCATTGGATGTTATCAGCCGAACGTATTGACGCCGCTATGGCATTGATAGATGACATTAAAAGCGACCCTAGATTGGCGAAGCTCAATGCGGTTGTTTTTCTGCAATATAAACCTAAGGGTAGTAACGCTGACTCATTCAGTACGCCGTCTATGACGCGCTTCAAAGAACTGATTGAATACTGTGACGAACATGAGGTTAGGTATGGCTTTGACAGTTGTACTGCACCAATGTACATGCGTGCCATCCAGGGACATCCCGATGCCGAACAATTAGAACAGTGTGTTGAGCCTTGTGAGAGCGGGTTGTTTTCGTCGTACATCAATGTTAATGGCGATTTCTTTGCTTGCTCATTTTGTGAAGGCGAAGCCGGTTGGACTGAGGGTATCAGCGTATTGGATTATGACAACTTTGTGGACCTGTGGCGTTTGCCGCGACTGGATGAGTGGAGAAAAATCCTACTCGCCAATCAACGCGCTTGTCCCATGTATGTACTAGGAGATGGTTCCAGTGGAAAACTATACGGTGTGGCGTTATCCGATAAAGCTAACGTCTAAGATTGCACGCGCACAGAAATCCGTAATGCTTAAAGTGCCAACCGGTGCAAAGCTGTTGTCTGTGGGATTAACTCCATGGCAATACAACGCAGTCCAACTATGGTTCATGGTAAATTCAGAAGTAACATCAACCACATTTGTGGAAGTGTTGATTATGGAAACTGGCGTGGCCATGGTATCAAAAGAAATGATGGAGCGATTGACGTTTGTGGGGACAGTAACAACCGTTGCTAAAAAGGTGTATCACGTGTTTACCGTATGTACAGAAGAAAGAATATGATGAAAATACGACATGGCTTCGTAAGCAATAGCAGTAGCAGTGGATTTGTGGTGCGCATGTGTGGTTGGTTGACCACGAAAGAACGTTTTCTTACACCTGAGCAAGAAAGCATGTTACGTGAATATGGTTTTCAGCCCTCAAGATATTCGTATGCTAGTCAAGTAGAAGCGTCGCAGGGAGATGCTAAAGCCCCGACGCCATTGGATAGCGATGCACTGTTCTATTATGTAGTGTGTAATGAGCAAAGCGTAATAGCGTGGTTGGTTAAAAATCGTATTCCGTTTCACGCCTCGACACACTACAGTCATCAGACTATCATATATGATGGCAAGGGTACAAAGATTACCGAGATTCCTAACTATGGACTGTTAGCTGAAATGCATGGCATAGAGCACTTAACCGAAGAGTTTCCAGACAAAGACCTTAACATAGAAAGTTATGAACCATGAAAGCATTAGTAAAGTATGTGCGTGGCAGTAAGAACAGTCGAGTCGGTGTTGTTGTGGCCATTGGCCGAGGTCAGGTCGGTTGGAGCCGGTGTAATAATCGCCTGGATACCTTCGACAAACAACGTGGACTAGTTATCGCCATGGGCAGAGCAGGTGCGTATTGCAATGTCGCCATGACTGCCTTGGAGACCATACCTTCCAGCATGAGAGATGCTGTTATGGACATGCACAATAGGTCTCAACGTTACTACAAAGAAGGAGCACAGTCGTGAAAATTCGCCATGGTTTCGTAAGCAATAGTAGCTCCAATAGCTTCACATGTGATATCAGTGGTCGTACCAAATCGGGTTGGGACTTCAGCCTAGACGATGCTGATATGTATATCTGTGAAAAGGGTCATGTTATGTGTGGGCATTACGTACGTGACTTCATTACGGACTTAGTAGCCAAGGGTGATGTTGACGCTGTTATACAAAGCATTGAAGGACTACGTATCGTGCCAACCAGCATGTGTCCCATATGTCAACTCAAGTATATATCGGAGGAGAATATACTGCGCTACCTATGTGCGCGTCGGGGCCAAACATATGATGAAGTGCGCCAGGCCATTGGAGATGATTACGGTGATGCGCCCGAGGAATTTTACGAGTTTATCGACATTGTTGAAAAACGGCCTTGACAAAATTCAAGTCGTATGCTAGAATGGTCGATAACACGGGTGAGCACTAACTTTCAAACTTTTGTTGAAGGACACAAGAATGATAACCAAACCCAAACACTTTGTTCAAAGAGATGGTGGTAAGTTTGTACGAAAAGAATTTACAATTGCCGCCACACCAGAAGCCTTCAGAATACTTAGTGACGGCTTGTATTCTAAAAAAATTGAAGCCGTAATACGTGAACTCAGTACAAACGCCGTCGATGCACACATCGTGGCTGAAAATGATGATGTATTTGAGGTTCACCTACCGTCGTTTGAAGAACCCTGGTTTGTCGTTCGAGATTACGGCACGGGCATGTCACATGATGATGTGATGGACCTTTATTCCACGTATTTTGGAACTAATAAGGCAGACGACCTAAACACGACCGGATGTTTGGGTCTTGGGTCCAAGTCTCCACTGGCTAAGGTGCGGTCCTTCACCGTTGTATCGCGTTTTGACGGCATGGAACGTCACTATATCGTAACACTCAATGAAGACCGTATTCCCGAAGTTGACCACCTGGTTGAACAATCCAAGCCCACTACCGATAGCGGCATGGAGATTCAGATGGCCGTGGCAACCAGTGATATTTCTGAGTATATTCGCAAAGCTGCTCAGGTATACTTCCATTTTGATGCTCAGCAACGACCACGTATTATCAATGGGCGTAGTTATGAGTTGTCCAAACCAGAGATTCTAATCGAAGGTACTGGATGGCGCATGTATAAGGGTGCGGGTACTCCCGTGGCCGTACAAGGTAGTGTTGGTTATCCAATTGCATCTGCACAAATCAAACACATCAAGCCCCATCATGAAATGGTCTTGTCGTGCAATCTGGAGATTGATTTTCCCAATGGTAGTGTTCACTTCACTCCATCACGTGAGCATCTGTCGTATGATAAAACCACATGTCGGTCATTGACCAGTCGTTTGGATAAAATTGTAAGCGAAGTCAACGACATGATTGGTAAACGTTTCGACACATGTACCACATTGTGGGAAGCGCGTACGTTAGCCTATGATATGTTTTGGACCAATAGTGCCGACCTGCGTCATCTACACTCACTGGCTGAGACTGGTGAGATTACTTGGAAGGGTCAAAAGATTGCTGGAAAACAGTTGTCTTTCAGTGACATACAAGGAGTGGCGGGTTGGTCGTTTGAAACACGACGAAATCGTAATAACTATTGGGATAAAAACACCAAGGTATCACGAAATGAACGTAGCATTTTCACCCCACGTGGTAATGTGGTGTGGTGCGAAACAGATATCCCGCGTGGTAGCTATTCCCGATGTCATCAATACATACAAGACCATCAAGATACGTGTATATACCTGGTAAGTTTCAGTGCGCCCAAGGCACGCCAAGAGTTCTGTGACGAAATGGGACTTGACGGCACGGAGTTCATTAAAACCTCTACCATGCCAAAGCCTGTTAGCACACGCAGTGGCAGCGGTAAGCTGCATCGGTCCACCTCGTTGGTCTACAAACATATAGGAGGCGTCCATCGTACCCGTTTGTATCAGTATTGGAAGAAAACCGAAGTAGACCTGGATAACGGTGAGGGTGGTGTATATGTCGAGATGAAAAACAACAAGGTTGTCAACCCTCAAGGTCACCGGGTTGAGCCCACTGTGGTTTCCACGTTGGTAAGCCTACTCGATGACGTTGGACAAGAACATATTGAGGTTATCGGCGTACGTCCCCAGGTTGCCAAACGGTTTCGTAAGTCGGACGACTGGGTAGACCTCTTTACATACGCACGCCACGTTGTTGAGATTGAAGTTGTGCAAAAGCAGTTGGCACAACATATCGTCAATGCCGAACATTTGCGTGATTTGACCAACAGCAGCATATGGTGTTCAATGATGCAGAAAGCAGATGCACTTGGTAAGCTAGACAAGACCATGGCTTTGCATAAGCTCATTGAAGACCTACAACACATGCAGAAGTCCAATGATGCCTGTCGTGCTTATTCGCATTGGCGCACACTAGCCACAGAATGTGGTGTTAGTTTGGACGACGTAGAACCCGAACGTTATATCAGCGTGTCAATTGAAAACATGTATAGTCAGTATCCTATGTTGGAACTGATTCTGGATATAAAAACCTCTAATTACCATCATCATCCTTTTCAAACCAATGAACTTCAACACATACGGCATTACGTAAGTTTGGTAGAATCTCAGAATTGCGGTTGACTTTTGCAATCTACATGCTATAATCTATAGAACGGGTGATGACCAGTCACCCATCGAACCCCTGATAGGAGAATGAACATGTCTTCAATTCACTCAATTATGTCTGGCGATGGTACTATCTGTTTGGTTGTGGATGGTAAGCACTACACTGTGTCTGTCACTCACCCATCATACCACGAGATGCGTGAACTGATACTCGCTAGACCTCTTAACGAGCCAGCCTTGTTACAAACGTTGAACATCACCGACAAGATTGCCCACTTGCTGGAGGGTAAGGTACGTGTTGATTTGGAAGAGGGCAAGGTCTGGTACAACGATACTGAGTTTCACGACCCGGCATTCTGTGAACGCATACTACGACTTATGTCGGAAGGTCAGGATGTATCCTACTTGGTTAACTTCTTGAACAACCTTGGCCAGAACCCTGAGTTCCGTGCCATTATGGAAACCTTCAAGTTCATCTGTCAGGAAGGTATGCCCATTACTCCCGACGGCTGTTTCCTGGGCTACAAGGGCGTGCGTGATGACTTCTATGATGAGTGGAGTGGGACCATAGACAATACCCCTGACGGTCGTCGTGTAGAGTATGACCGGGCCAAGGTCTGTAACAATCCTAACAATTCTTGTGCTCAGGGATTGCACGTTGGGTCTCATCGCTATGCTAGTAACTGGTCACAGCGCGTAGTTCTCGTAAAGGTTAATCCCAAGGACGTTGTTAGTGTTCCTAACCATGATTGCGAAAAGATGCGTGTTTGTGGTTATTGGATACTGAAGGAGTTCGGTAAAGACCGTGATGTCCTCAAGGGTGAAGTTTATGACTCGACCGGACAACGTGTTGAGGGTTCTGTATTTACAGAACTGGAGGAACGCGGTCAGTTCGACCATGATGTGGCTTCACACTGGGATGACGAAGAGGGTCGTACGTACGCCGATGGCCTGGAAGACGGGCGTGATGACGATATCGAGCCCGAACCTGAGTTCTGCGATGAATGTCGTGAACTGGTTGAAGACTGCATATGCGAGGACTTATGTCCAACGTGTGGTATGCTGGATTGTGAGTGTGATGATAACTACGACCCTTGGGGAAAAGACGACGATGACTAAGGATTATGTAAGTCGTAAACTTCAGGTTGGTGATGACGTAGTCTTTATACAATCGAGCTACAGACACTTTCAACGTGGTGTTATTACGAAGATAGGTCTTGTGATGCTTACCATTAAAACCGTGGGGGGTACCACCACACGATTTCCAGAACGAGTTATAAAGGTGTAATTTGGAATGAATCGGCCACACAAGTGCTGCATGAATTCAAATTGAAGCTTCAGATAGAGGTATAGTCATGCCTAGAGGACAAAAGACCTGCGCTAGCTGCGGAAAAATCGTCGGCCCCAGAACATGGCAATGTCCAGCGTGTGGCCTAGGTTTCACGTTGAGGGGCATTAAAAAGCCTGACATAGATGTGACAGCCAAGCCTGCCAGGTCCAAAGCCGCACCGTCAGACCGTCTGTGGAGCTTGGTAGAGCTTTACGATGGAGATGATGAGCTTGACGTGCGCAAACGATACGCTATGGAGGGCCAAACCTGGCAATCCAAGTGCGGGCGATATCGCATACGTGAGCAATTTACCTTTATGCGCGTGCGCCTAACTGACCACTTCTCCAAGTGTGTGTATCTCTTTAGGCTTGATAATGCCCGGTGGAATATCGTGAGACCGAAGGGTAGGTTTAGGACTCCGCTGGCGGCTATCAGAAGGATGATGAAAGATAGCAGTGGGCTAAAAGTCAAAGCAACTACGCGCTTAGAAAAGCTACAGGTTAGAGTTGCAGCGTTACAGAAACAGAAATCAACCCTGACAATATAGGAACTCACCATGCTATCAGCCGATGCACGAACCATTTTCTATCTTCGTGGTCGCGTTACACTACTCATGGCTCAACTACGCGCCGCCAAAGAACAGGTCATAACATAAATGAAGATAAAGCCCCTGCGGATTGAGATTGATTGTGTATATACCTGTCCGTCTTGCAAAGCTGATACGTGGTATACAATTCGTGAGTTGAAGTACCGCAAACACCTTACATGTGTGTGTGGAAAGCAAACGCTATTGGAACCAGTGCGGTGTGTTGAAGTAAGATATGCAGGAAAGGCAATTGAACAGTTGGATAAGTCTGGCCAACGAGTATCGCCAGCATTTCCACTGGAGGACTTTGTGGTCACTTTGACTACACTTGGGTACACCAAATCCAATGCGCGACAGTTGGTGCTGCAACATCAACACGAATATCGGGACAATGACAGTGAATTCCTCGCCTTTTTACTTCAACAAGGAGTATTATAGATGCAATGGTTGATTTTCGCATGTATCATACTGGGTTGTGTTGAGGCTTTTGCATTGGCTCATAATGGCATCAATGCTCAGCATGATAGCAGAAAAGACGCTAGTATGGGGCATCATTATCAGCGTGATAAGATTTTTCACGATATGATGGGGTTATAGTGGTTGACAATCGGCCCGTACGGTGTATAATTAAGGGCTTAGGAACCTTCCTTGTCGTGATTTTTTTTGACACGAATAACCGGAGACAAACCAATGAACAAGAATCTATTTCAGAATCGTGGTATTCAGCGTGGCGTTCCTACGACAGACAGCCTGAACGCAGCCGGTGGAGCCGCCTACCGTTTGGACGACAAGAGCGCCCTAGCGCAATACGCGGTCACAGGGACGTTTCAGGACACCTTTTATGTGGGTGCTCAGGACCATTTGCATAATGTCGAGGCATTGGCAGCAGGTTGCGAAGCTGAGTTTATTGCCAAGCTCGCCGTCTACGCACGCGAACGAGGTAAAATGAAGGACATGCCAGCGTATCTCTTGGCTGTCCTAGCCGCGCGTGGCGAAACCGACCTGGTAAAGCGTATCTTTTCGCGTGTGTGTAACAATAGCAAGGTGCTATTAGGTTTTGCTCGTATCATTCGTTCGGGCGCCACTGGTCGTAGTTCGTTCGGTACTGCTATGAAGCGACTAATCCAAGATTGGATTACAGACAAGAGTAATAAAGGTCTGTATGTATCTAGTATTGGTCATAGCAATCCGTCAATGGCGGACCTTATCAAAATGGTACATCCACGACCACGGGATAATGAGCAGTCGGCGATGTTCTCCTACCTTTTGGGTAGGGAATGTGACCACGACCTGTTGCCCGAAGATATTCAGATATTTGAAAGGCTAAAGCGTGGCGAAGCCATGCGCGGTGGCACGTCATTCGGACCATCCGACAAGATGCCCGACATTCCATTTCGAGCGCTTACAAATTGCGACCTCAGCGCAGCACAATGGCGCGATATTGCTCTGAACATGCCCTGGAACACCCTGCGTCAATCCCTCAACCTTTTGAGTCGTCGCGGCGTATTTGATGACCTGGGTGTTGTGCGCAACTTGGCCGTGAAACTAGCCGATGAAGAAAACGTGATGCAATACAATGCTTTTCCGTTTGAACTACTGGCAACGTGGAAGGCCACAAAGGACCAGGTACCGGTAGAGATTTCTAATGCTCTACAAGAAGCCATGGAAGTAGCTACGCGCAATGTGCCGAAGCTTCCTGGTGAAACCCTGTTGGCAGTAGATGTTTCTGGCTCCATGTGTGGTGCTGCCATTACCGGACGTAGCGCCAAGCCATCCATCGTAACGGTTGTAGAATGTGCGTCTCTTATTGCGTGTGCCCTGCTACGCAACAACAAGTCGGCCTCGTTGATTGGATTTGACAGTGCTCGATATCCGTCTTATCGTCCCAAGGGTCGCTTGGCCGGCGAGGGTGGTATCTATGTTATGGACCACATCAATCCGTTTGATAGTGTGATGACTAACGTGTCAAAAATGAATCATAGTGGGGGTGGCACTGACTGTTCACTACCATTTCAATACTTGTTGGCTAACACTCGTGCCGTAGACAACATCATCATATTGTCAGACTATGAGAGTTGGACTTCGACCTATCGTACCGCTGGTGGTGCCGCAAGCTGTGAACAATGGCATAGATATTCGGCCAATCACAAGAAAACCAAGTTGGCCTGTGTGGACCTACAACCACAAGATACAACGCAAGTGCCCGACCAACCAGGTCGTGTAATTAACATCGGCGGCTGGAATGACCCCATGTTTCGTGTATTGGGCGATTTCTTTAACCGTAACGACAACATTGACTTCGTGACCGTGATTGAAGACAGTGTTGAACTTTAGTTCTCGCTAATAAGCAAGAAAGGCATGTCTCGTTTCTTGCTTATTGAGAACAAGGCAAATGCAGTAAAGCATACATGATGAATGTGATGTTTTGGGGGTGTCGGACGCAAGTCCTAGTCCCCCGCGCTGGCTGATGACCTAAGTATGTAGCCGCAATTAGCGCTTTGCATTATTTGTTGCCTAAAATAAATACCGAGGATGACTATTGTGGTCATCTACGAGACAGACAACAAGGGTCATCGGTCGGTTTCTACTAGGCACGCCTGGGCGTGATAGAAGAATAGCATATGCCTTTTATCAGGAGTTCGACTCTCCTCTAGTAGGTTTGGAGTGATACATGATACGTCATTTTTCGTTTGCCGGAATGCAGCGCGTGGGTAACCATGCTATTATCAACTGGTGGCTTTCACATTTTGATGGTTATGTTTGTCGTAATAACATCTTGGGTTTATCTTGCAAAGACCAAAGTGCTCAATTATCCATCAAGGGTAAACCAGCAACACAGATACGATTAGACTCATGGGAAAACTATGACCCGGAACTCATTCAAATCTCTCCACGTAGCGAGCCGCTTATCATTCTTGTGCGTGACCCATATAATTGGTGGGCGTCCTGGTTTGGCTATACCATTCCCAATCCAGTAGTTCATAACATGTTCCGGCAAGATACTATTCCAATGTATTTGGCCTACATAAAGTATATTCGTGAGCACCCCAATGCTTGTATCATTTTCAATCATTGGTTTTCCTCATCGGAATATCGTCGTGAAATAGAATCGCACTATGAACTTGGTCCACCAGTAGACACATCCCTGAATTGTGTAACAACGGTTGGAGCAAGTACCTTTGATGCCATATATGAGTATCAAGGACGTGCGCAGGACATGGCCGTGTTGACTCGTTACGAACAGGTTAGACACCAACCAGACTATTATGAACCACTGCGTCAATATCCTGAGTTGGCTGATATTGCCCGTGAGGTTTTTGATTTTGAGCCCCCAGCAGGATTACACTAATGGATATCGATGTATATGAAGCAATTGCTGAACGCGAGCAAGAAAATGAATATCGCTTACAAGTGCTCGAACAACTGTTGATAGCCGACATGGTGCTACCATTCAAGAGGTTGCACGAAGACGCAAGGCTACCGTTCAAATCTGGCGAGTTGGAAGCATGTTATGATATGACATGTGTAGAAGATGATAGTTTTCGGTCATTTGATTGTTATATGGGCCTAGACCACTGCGTGCGGGAGAACTTCAAACCTCTTAAACCTGGTCAGAGCCACATATTTCACACCGGTGTAGCCTGTGCCATACCACAGGGTCGCGTGTTGTTCCTTTGGGACCGCAGTGGCATGGGAGCCAAACGAAACATTCACAGACTGGCCGGTGTAATTGATTGCACATACCGTGGTGAGATAATGGTGTGTTTAACCAACCTAAGTAAGGATGTTCAGATAATTGAAGCAGGAGATAAAATTATCCAAGGTCACCTTGCACTAGTGTTACCAGGTACACCAAAGTGGGTAGTTGAATTGCCTAGCTCTTATCGTGGAGAAGCTGGCTTTGGTTCAACAGGAAAATGAGGAGAATCTAATGGCGCAACCAGGTCTACCACCACCAGCAATACATAGTCGTTTGTGGGGCATGAGAGCGTATCTAATAGGCGCAATGGACCGTGCGCCCGATGCAGGTGTCGAGTGGAGACGACGTATTACGCCCTTCCTGGCTAAGCTGGGCGTGGTTGTATTAGACCCGACCGACAAACCCATTGATATTGGTCTGGAGCGCAGCGAGGACCGTGAGTATCGTCAGAATCTCAAAGCGCTTGGGTGTTACGATGAATTGTCCAAAGAAATCAGGGCATTGCGCGTAGTTGACCTGGGCATGGTAGACATGAGTGATTTTCTTATAGTCCACATCGACACAGATATTCATGCGTGTGGTACGTATGAAGAAATCTCATGGGCAAATCGTATGAAAAACCCCATACTTGTTCATTGTGAGCAAGGAAAGGATGGCGTGTCGGACTGGTTATATGGCATGATTCCACATCAACATATGTTTTCCACATGGGTAGACATGTGTAAGTATTTATGGGAAGTACATACGGCACCGGCAGTAGAACACTACAAGCGATGGATGTTTTTCAATTATCAACAAATGGTTCCCCAAGTAACACCTGATGAATCACGTGCTTATCGGTGGGAATGGGACTCTTTAGCAAAGGAATTAGACAGATGAGTTTATTCGCATTTTTCTCACCTGGACCTGCGGAAATTGCTATTATTTGTGTCATTGGCGTGATACTGTTCGGTACGCAATTGCCGAAGATAGCGCGTTCACTTGGACAATCCATTCCGGCCTTCAAAAATGGCCTAAAAGACATAAATGACGAAGTGAAAGACATACAGCAAGAACTCAAAACTTAATTGCATCGGTGTATATTAGAGTAGACTCATACACCACTTAGGGGGAGCATATCGTGCGATTATTCATTTGTGTTATCTTGTTGTTGTTAAGCAGCGTCAACATTGCGTTTGGGGTAAATTATCCTGAAGGCACGGTTATAGTATGGGAAAACGGCACGTATCTAAACGCCGTGCAACGCCAAACCGGTAGTAATAAGACACATGTTGGTATCATTTTGTATGATGGAGTACAGCCGTGGGTATATGAGGCATCGCGCCCTGACGTTCACCGCTACACATTCCAGGACTATGTCAAACGTGTTGATATACTTCATAAACAGCTACCTAAGCTACGCATACATTTTTTGACGCCTTTCACACCATATCATCCTACTCAGATAGTAGCGATGAAACGCTATGCACATGCTCAATTAGGGCGTCAATTTGGACTCAAGAGTTATATGCTGGGACGACCAATGGCAACACTTCATTGTTGTGAATACATTGGTAATATCCTGGCGCAGACAGGACGTTTTAGGACTATCGGACCAAGGGAAACCCCAAAGACCATTTACGAAAAGGCCAGGAAACTATGACACCGCAACCACCAGCAAAAGTGTATGAATATCTATATCCCATGCCATCAATAGTCACAGATATAGTGGTGACTGTACTGTCTGATGATAAAGATGGAATCGAGCTATTGTTGATAGAACGCAAAAATGAACCATGGAAAGGTTGCTTGGCATTACCGGGTGGCTTTGTCGAGCCCAACGAACTCGTCATGGACGCCGCCAAGCGCGAATTGTTGGAAGAAACAGGTGTGGTGGCTCGGGATTTGGCATTCGTAGGATGGTATGATGAACCCGACCGTGACCCACGAGACCGTATTATTTCCATGGCTTTTCTCATGTGTTGTGGTCATAACAAGCCAGAAGCTAAAGGCATGGATGATGTTTGTAATGCACAATGGGTGACAAAAGAACAGTTTGAAAATCTACCAGCAGAGCGCATAGCGTGTGACCATGCTACTGTTATTGGTGACGCAACGGGTTGGGGCAAATCACGTAGTGCAGTAAGACTATCTTGGGGTGGGGGTCATCAAACATGATATCACTAGAAAACGCCGCTCAACGAGTTGCCACGAACGATGACTCCGAAGTGTTCGTTGACCCACTGACACTTATGCTTATTTGCTCCATTCTTTCCACTGTTTTTAATGCCTTGCGCATGTGGTGTCAATGGAAGCAGAATCAAAAAGCCGATGGAAATACCATCAAAGAAGTATGTGCAAATCCACCCCTACGAATAAGACGTAGATTACACAGAGTTGTGCGCCAGCAAATGGGCGATGAGCAATATAGGCGAGACGGAGATAGGGTGGTGACTAACATTCTAAAAGCTGGTGCTGATGCCTTTCCTGCTGAGCTTGAGTATTTGGCAAACCAGAATGTCTATGTTAATCAGTGGGGTGAAACAGAACAGGAGATTTGACATGGAAGCCGAAACCAGGGCTCGCAAGGGTGAGGTTATCAAAACTGTGATAGGTGGGGGTCATTGCTGTATTGAACCACCACTGACCAAGTACCACAGGGTAGTTGATGAACGTGGACACGGTGGGTTTAACGGCAGAAAGACGGTTGTTGAGACAGATTATGATGATTATAAACAAAATGGAGTATCACGATAATTGAAGGGCCTGTCATGGTTTCGACAGGATATTGGAGTTTGTGATTGCGTGTCGTGGTTTACCGAATGGCCACGAAAAAAATCGGTAAAAAACCTTTAATTGGCAATAACATTGTCGAAGGCTTCGCAGTAGCCGGGTTCGCCTCTCAAAAGGCCCCCAACGCTGCCCCTCAGTTCAGCTTTGTTTAACGACAAGTTATCTGAGGCGACGGCTTAATCTTGTGCCATAACAAGAGCATATCATATTTAGAGACAGTTTTGTTTGTTGTACAGCTTAACAACAAACTACACACGTAGACGTTGCTTAATAAGGTATCGCTGGAAATGGGTTCGACTCCCATCAGGTCCACTTATTTCATACTATTGAAAATTCACATGTGAAACTGGACAATGGGATAGTTTTCCGTGTATAATAGTATGGGTAGACGTTAATTTTCAATACATTAGGGGAGAGAGAAATGAAAAAGTGGCTTATTACAACCGTAGCTATGTTAGCTATGCTGTTTAGCACAGTTGCTCTCGCCCGACCGCTGACACTTAACGAGATTTCGGAAGCCGTTTGTCGTGTCAAGATGGGTCCGTTTGTAGGCAAGCAAAACGCCGGAACGGGAACGTGCATCGGTGAAACACCAGACGGTCAAAACTACTATGTTTTGACAAATGCACATGTGGTCGGACAGCACAGCCAAGGTACTGTTGAATTCTTCAAGGGTGGTTATAAGACCAGGCCGTTGCCCGCTACCGTTGTGTGGCGAGCGTATAATAAAGGTAGTGACGTAGATTTTGCTATTGTTATGGTGTCCAAGGCGATATTTGGTGATTATCCCCCCAGGGTAATTCCATTGGCTCCCGCTGGATATCGTCCAACCACCGGCAATTATATTGCTACTGTTGGATGTCCCAACGCTCGTTGGGCTCAGGCTTGGGAAGGTCGTATTACGGTTGAACGGCAATCTCGCGTGTTATTTGTCCCTGCACCCGTTGGTGGTCAAAGTGGTAGTGGTATCACTGTATTGATTCAGGATAAAGATGGTATATGGCATACGCGCGTTGGTGCCGTACTCACCTGGCGATTGGGTGACAACATGGGTAATTTCCATGGTGGTGCAATTCCAGTCAGCACACTATATAATGTTTTAGCTGGAACTCATGTGGCGTATCAAGTACCAGTACATTACACCGAAGTATCCACTGTTGATACTGGTAAGTGGGCCATGGGTAGTAACCAAAGGTTGTATAGGGTTTATTCGGTTAATGGTAATAATACTGTTAATTTTGGCCAGGGACCCCACGTACGAATCTTAACATGGGATTACTACAAGACTGGGTGTTGTCCTCCGTCATTTGGTAGTGGTAGCGGTAGTTGTCCACCGTCCTTTGGTAGTGGTCCTAGTCCGTGGCGTGGACCCAGTCCACAGCCCCAACCACGTCCGAGCCCAGGCGTACCCCCATATAGTCAGCAACCCCCCAATGGTGGTGGTAATCCATATGGTGTCAAACCGCCTAGTATTGGCGCGCCGTGGCCAGGTATCACTCCAGAAGCACCCAAGGCCGAGGCCGAGGAAGAAAAGCCACCCTTGCCACCTTTGAGTGATGAACTGCAAGACTTGGGTGATAAGTACAATGTGTTGTCCGCAGATAAGAAAAAGTTAGAAGACCAGATTGCGGAGCTAGAAGACCAAATTTTGGTTCAAGCTGATGCCGATATTGCAAAAGCTAAAGCTGAGGCTGACGCCAAGGCTGAAGCCGAACAACAAGCCGTTGAGCAGGAAAGTGAGACCGCTATAACCGATGTTGGTCTATGGCAGAGATTCAAAACTAACGTGAATGGATTCTTTGGTGGCATCCTTATGGGTGCTGGTATTGGTCTGCTTATTTTTGTGTGGAATAAGTTTTTGAAGAAGAGGGTTATACAGCGAGTGGATTCCCTACAAGATTATCTTGAAAACAAAATCAAAGGTAAGTGGGGTCCCGAATTGGCTGGGGAAGCCCGAGATGTAATGGAGGGCGTTGAAGACGCGCTGCTGGGCTTTGCAGACGACTTCTTGGAAGACATACAGGCTCGCAAGCAAGTGGCTAAATCCGTCGCCAAGGGCCAGCCCGCCGCACGTGTGGTGAATGGTTCACGTAGGTCTAATGTGTCTGAAATCCTCGAAGCCGTACGAGAAGCCTCCCGCGAGGTCGGTGATGAAAATGTCACCACAGAAGTACCCCGCAGGGTGGATGAAATCTTGGCGCAGGTAGCCAAGGACAAATTGAAAAACTAAGCTGAGATAGCGTTGCCCAAGGGCGGTCTCAGGGTTTCCTGAAATCGCTCTTTTTTTTTGGTTGACAATAAATTTTCTTGGTGTATAATACAAGTGAGGCGAATGAATTAGCGCTTACATGTCCAAAAATGAACGGCGCTGAAAATCCTTGTCGCTTCTTGTGTTCCGTGGGGGCAACTGTTGGAAGTTGCGGGCGTCTGTTAAACGTCTATGGGTAACACCTACGCTGGTTCGATTCCAGCCTGCGGAGCTTATGTGATTTACTTAGGATTCTTGTGAAGGAAAAGTGCTTTGAGCAAAAACAAAGAACGTCAGTTTAAGTTGCTTCGTCTTGTTAGCGGCAGTACGGTATTAGCCAATGTGTTATATCAACGTGAAAACACAGGACAAGAATACGAGTTGACGAAGCCGATGGAAGTAATTGTCATGCCTGACCGGTCGGGCCAAACGATGATTACTCTCATGGATTTTATTCCCGCAAGCCGACAAGAGGTTATTCGTATTGGTAAGGCCCACGTAATGTGTTCCGCCGTACCCGATGATAAAGTAGCGGCTTTGTATCAACAGGCCACTAATCCGAGTGCCGTGATAGCACCGCCTGAGCAAAAGCTGGCGTTGCCGCCAGGAGTATAATATAGGGCTGAGGGCTTGATGGTAAGCCGCCTGGTTTGGGACCAGGAGTTGTGTGGGTTCGACTCCCACCTGCCCTACTGACAATCATAGCGCAGGGTTCTCTGTTGGTAATGGGTGCCCAGACTTTCAATCTGGGGGTCGTAAGGCCACGCGGGTTCAATTCCCGTCTGCGTTACTTATAATGGGGGATGGTTCACTGTTGGGAGTGTTGCTTGGTTTGCAACCAAGTTGTCGTGGGTTCGATTCCCATATCCTCCACTGCGTACGAGTCGGATATTAGTTGGCCGAGCCTGACTGTGAATCAGGAGGCTATTAAAGCCATGCGGGTGCAATTCCCGTCGTTCGCCCTTGAGGTTCTGTGTCATAGGAGACCCGCGCACCCTCTTATTACCAGTCGATACAACATGGCGTGCGGAATAGCCGGATACGTTCGTATGGTCTTGTGTTGTTTAGGTTAAAGCGACTTATAATCGTGGCGAGCCTCAAATTTATAAGGATTTATTTTATGAGTCTTTTTGGACATTGGGAATGCCCCAACTGTGGAACGACTTGGACTGGTAGTATAGGTTGGCAACCCCCAACAGATGAAGAAGAGTTAAAGAACATGCTACACAATATGTGTGGTTGTAGTGGACCAATCGAGGGTGCTCAAACACCTGTTATGAGTGCATCTGTGATGAATGTTAAGCTTTCAGACAAGCGATTGGCAATGAATCTTGATATTGATAAACCACGCGAAGGTGACGCCGAAAGCGCCGGGCGCAACTAACTCTCCAAAGGTTAGATAAGGGGTTCGACTCCCTCGTTGCCTGCTAGAAGGTAGGACATCATGTTGCAAATATCTCCAGAAGAAAAAGAACTAAAACTAGAGCAATAAGTAGTCGTTTCAGCCAGGACTCAGAAAACTTTTTGGAGACACGCATGGACTTTGTTCTGGGATTTGATGGTGGCAACGCCCAAAATCTTGCATGTTATGGCTATGTCATCTGGACCGTCTCCGACAAAGAAATAACTACAGTGGGCGAGGGCTACGGCAAATGTCACGACGACCTACAAACTAGCAATGTGGCTGAGTGGTCAGCGCTCATGTATGGTTTAATGGCGGTGTTACCGCAGATTGTAACCATAAAACGCGAACACAAGATTGCGAAGCTGTTCTTGCACGGCGACAGCCAGTTGGTCCTGCGACAATTGACAGGAGAATACGGCGTGACCCAACCTCACCTAAAGTTTTACTATGGTAAGTGTCGAAAAATAGTACAGAGGATTGAGCAAGAAGGTGTTGAGGTCATAACCCATTGGGAGGGGCGCGACAATAACGATGGACCAGACAAACTTACACATTTAGCCCGTAAGAGGTATCTTGATGTGCGACGAAGAAAGCGCGGTACTAAATCTGTCACCAGGTAATAATCTGTCTGAGTTGGTAAACGCCAAGCCAATTGATGCACTGAATATACCTGATAACTTTACCGGTGAGATTCGTGTGATAGACAAGGAAGTGACTTTTGTTTATGAATTTGAAAAACACCAACTGAAATCTATTACGGTAAAATCTACCGTACAGGAGAAATGAGATGTTTGTTGTATTTTCAAGCAACGATGAAATAATTATAACCACTCCAGAGTTGGAAACACAAGTCCTAGACGATTTTTTCATAAATGGTGGTAGGGTTATGGAAGATTACGACCGAGAGGAAGTAGACGAAGTTGGAGTGGAAGTTTCCAGTCGTGTGATGTGGGAATAATACGTGGGAGGGTTGAGCAGGTGGTGTGCTTAGCGGACTGTAAATCCGTGCCCTTTTGGGATTGCAGGTTCGATTCCTGTCTCTCCCACTTGTGTTCAGTCAGTTTGCGCTTATATAGTCTGGTTAGTTACTGACGAAAAATAAAGAACAGCGCCAGCCGTGGTCAATCACTCCACGAAAATCAGTGATGGTGGCTCGGTTCGACCCCCACGCCACAACTTGCGCCTGTGATGTAGTGGTAGCCTATCAGCTTGCCATGCTGAATGTGTGGATTCGATTTCCACCAGGCGCTCTTAAATATGACGTTATAACTCAAAGGAATTACCATGAAGAAAAAGAGTATGAGTATTGGTACGCTGTCCATGTTGATTGGCTTTGCCCTGTGTATTATTAAAGCCAGCGGACTTGGATTAGTCACATGGCCATGGTGGGTTGTTACCGCGCCTGTGTGGGGACCATTTGCTATCTTTGCCATCTTCATGCTGTTTGTGTATATGTTGGTGGGCACCCGCATAAGTGTAGATGCCGCAGCAGAAATAACATTTGATGCCGATGGTAAACCAAACAACCAGGGCAAATAATGCTATGAATGACATTCTTTGTATCATACCCTACTATGATTTTCATGGCAATGAACGCCTACCAACGAATCATTATACGGGTGTGAAATCACTACAAGAACAGGGTGTTGATACGTTGGCTATTGAGGCCGTATATGATAATCAGCCACGACTATCGGGTGATAACACGGTACAAATTGATGTACAACATCCATTGTGGTACAAGGAAAACCTGATTAACTTAGGCATACAAGAGTTTCGTGACCAGTATAAATACATCGGCTGGATTGACTCGGGGTTGTTGCTTAATGATGGGTGGGTAGAGTTAGCCCTGGACAAATTACACCACGTAGACCTCATACAGTGTTTTCGGTCGGGCAATTGGTTCAATGAACACGGCATGATTGAATACATAACAGATGGTTATATTTATACACAAGTAATGGATGTGAGATTTCCCAATCGTCCTTCTCCGGGAGGCGCGTGGGTTGCACGGTCCAGTGTATTATCGGATAACTTTTTGTATGACCGCAACATTGTGGGTGGTGGAGATTCCCTGCTGGCATATACAGTGTTACGTAACGGAGCAGTACATTCAGAACTTAAACACTACACACAGGAACACGGCGAACACTATTTAGAATGGCACGAACAACTATCACAACGCAACTTAACATGTTCATACATTCGAGGTAGCTTTACGCACCTGTGGCACGCCACCCTAAAACAACGACAACACATACAACGACATCAAATTCTCAAACAGTATAACTACAATCCAGTGCGAGACCTGTTATACGACCCAAGTGGTCTGCTAACTTACAGTCCCGACGTAAATACTGACTTGCCCGATGCAATACATAAGTATTTGGTGCATAGAACTAAATTCACACCACAAAACGCCACATCATCACGACCAGCGTCCGTTAGGTTTCTTTGTAACATAGACCTGCCTGTATTACACAAGGGCCATGAGCGCATAGTACATTTTAATGCTGGTGATACACATCCAGCAATCAGAATTGAAGTGCATGATGGTAACCAAAATGATATTTACAAACCAGATGGTAGTGTAATTTTGGATGTTGCAGATGACATGTTTGAAAACGGGTGCAATCGTGTTCTTGTAACACATGGTGTGCCCGTACGCCAACCAATGCCAGTTACATCAAAGATAGACGACTTTAGAACCGGACCGCCTACCAATCCCACACGAATGTCCTATGCTATGGGCGGGAAACCACACACAAAATGATATTTACCACACAGCGAAAACTAGTTGAATTAGCCGAGAAGGATATGTATTGGCATCCGTGGAACATACGCTGGGAATATATGCTGGTCACCATGGCATGGCTACAAGATATTCAACCTACGACTATCCTAGAAGCAGGCACCAATGGACTTACAGTGTGTGAGGATAGTGATACGATTGGTTTAGGCAAAGCAGATACAATTCACGACCTGCGATGTACACCATGGCCATTTGAAGACAAACAATACGATGTATTCATTGCATTACAGGTATGGGAACATCTTACATATAAGCAGGAAAGTGCATTCACCGAGGCTAGTCGCATTGCTAAACACATCATCATGAGCTTTCCGTATATGTGGGACTACGCCAATGGACATTGTCATAATGGCATAGACGAAGACACAATCAATGAGTGGGCCGGTAGCCAACCCGACAAAGCACTATTGGTCAATGATTCTTATACACGTTCACGCCTGGTATGTTATTGGAACAAGACATGAAAGTCATCATAGCGGGATGCCGTTGGATTGAAAATTACGACATAGTCTGTGAAGCCATTGAGGACAGCGGTTTTACGGTCACGGAAGTGGTGTCGGGCACAGCCAATGGAGTGGATACGTTGGGGGAAAACTGGGCAGAGGCACACGATATTCCTATTAAGCACTTTCCTGCTAATTGGAAAAACCTCAAGGTTAAGGGCGCTGTCATCCGAAAGAATAGGTATGGGAAGTACAACGCCGCCGCCGGACATGTGCGCAACGAACAAATGGCAGAGTATGGTGATGCTCTGGTGGCTATTTGGGACCAAAAATCACGAGGTACCGCCAATATGATTGAGTTGGCACGTAAACATGGATTGAAAGTACACATTTTTCTAGTAGAAGCAAAGGATGAACGATAATGAGAACTCATTCTTACATTCTCCATAGGTTTAGTATGCTTTAATATAGCACTACTTTAACCTATGGAGTTGCAAATGCGTGACAAAACCAAACACCCAACTTATCGACGTGAGCCTCGTACGACCCAGGAACGTCGGGCTAACGGCAAGCGCAGCGAATGGGGACGTGGCAGGCGCAATCAAAGCAATTTGGTTGATGCTTATAGTGACCGTCCGGTGACCATCCAGAAGACCTGGAAGGTTAAGCGTCGTCACCAATACCGTGAGCGTAGCCGTGGACAGCAGCACACAATCTTCCTGCCGAATGGCAGCGGGCCAAGTTGGCGCTTCTGGATAAACATCTGGGAGTTGGAACAGTGGTTCAATAACCACGACATTCCGTGCTGTGTTGAAAAGGTGGAGAAAATTGAGACGCGAATTGAAACACATCGACGTGAGTACAGGGCGATTGGATGGGAATCGTATACCTATGTCCGCCCCGTGCGTCCGCGTAAGAAGGGCGCAAAGAAAACCCTGACCCGATATGAGACCAAGACCTCATGGCGTAATGTCTGCGGTTGGGTGAAGATAAAGCTACCTAAGCCACGTGTGAGTCATTGGTCTACCTTGATAGGCTACAACGTAACGTGGTGGAGTGGCAAGGACATTGGTATTGAACGTGTTTTGCAACGTAGTGTTAGGTAAAGTGGTCATTTGAATATCTTTATTCAACAAATTTTTGGACTTGATTACACACGTGGGAATTGGGACGATTAGTAGGCCCCTTAATCAGAAATGCTCACTGCCGTTGGCGCTGAGTTCCCACGTTTTTGATACACTCAGCCCTAGTTGGCAAGGGTGCGGCGAGCGCTAGTCGCTAAGTGGTGATGGTTGACAACGAGCCATAATCGTTGATGGGATTTGCCATCCCTATGGAGGTCTGGTGTAGCTGGTGCGCACGGTAGTCTGAAGAACTACAGGACTTGACGGTTCGATTCCGTGGGCCTCCACTGGTGAATGCAGTGAGACTTACATGCATTTTAAGCCGTAGTTGCGAGTGCAAGACTCGTCCACGCCTAGCGTGGTAGCTTAATTAGTAAAGCAACGCCAATTTGTCTTACGTACCTTGTCACCATTTTTTTTACCTGCCTAGCCCATCCGGTGGTGGGGGCTGGCTGTCAACCAGTTTGTGGCGAGTTCGACTCTCGTAGGTGGGGCTAAACGGTCGGGCGACACGCTATTAAGCATCGCCCAATTGCTAGGGCCGTTTTTTAGACTTGACATTTCTCATTTTGGTCGTAAAATAAAAGTGAGTGGTGGAGGTGGGGAGCGAAAGCTCCCGTCTGTATCTTGGCGAATGTAATAAGACTTACATGTCCCGTTGTATGTTGCGAGTTCAAATCTCGTCCGTGCCGCTTTGTGGTGCGGTAGCTCAATTGGCAGAGCGACGACCCTAAAAAACGGTCTTATGTTGTTAGTCGCCATTTAATTTGTTAAGGTGAGTAAAGGAAATAGGAAAATGAAAACTTTTGGATTGGTAATTGGTGGACTGGTTTCTTTTGTTGGATTGGTTATTCTCTTGGGCGCATTGGGCCTCGGGGGAAGATGGGTCAACATGAAAGTCGAAGCCTGGTTTGCACCACGAGAGCAGAACATTCAACGTGAGGTCTTCGAGAATACGAAGTCATATAACGAAGCCAAGGAACAAGAGCTTGTTAAGCACAAGTTTGAGTGGGAAAAAGCAAAGGGAAAAGATGACGTTGGCACTATGAAAGCTGTTGAGTCTGCCGTGCGTCATAAGTTTGCGGATTACGAGGATAATCGTTTGTCTCCTGAACTTCAGGAGTTTGTTCGTCACTGTAAATATGGAGGATTGTAAGGATGAAGTGTGTACTGGATAACCTATTTCGATTGGTGGTACTAACCCTGGTAATTGGTTGCCTGAGCGGCTGCGCAGCCGATAAACGACCGGCTCAAGATGCTGACCTGATTCAGCAAAAGGCAACTGCACAGTCGATGGCTGAAGCCCAACGTCAAATTGGAATGCCAGCTATCAAAAACTTCCAAGAAAAGAAATTGGCAAAGATGATTTTCGAGTTGCGTGACCAGGAGGACTACATATGTCATGCATACCTGATGAATCAGATGACTGGTAACATTGGTCAGTACCTTGGCAAATGCCTGGGTTATGGCTTGCCGTACTCAGTACAGTTTACAAACCCGGAAAAACCCGAGTTTGTTGACGGTGGTCAGTATGGAGCAATCAATCCATATACATTGCCACAAGCTGACCCCAATGGCTTGTTCATGCCTTCCGGCCTGAGTGCCACGTGGATTATGTTGTATGACAAGGAAAAAGAGGACTTTCGACCCGTTTATGTCGAGCCTTTAATCATTGTTAGTCCCTTCCCATTGGAAACTGGTATGTCAATGGAACCTACGTAATGGGCGCTTAGCTCAGGGGTTTAGAGCATCACGTTGACATCGTGAAAGTCGCTGGTTCGATTCCAGTAGTGCCCACTGTGAATAACCCGACGACCGTTAATCTGAGGGTTCGGTTGAAGCTGGCCTGTTGGACGCAATTAGCCCGACATTACATGTAGTGTCTAAACCAGCCGCAACACACGGAGAAGTCTGATATTTTGCTGGCTTTCAAACTCCGTTACCAAAGTCGAAAACCAGCGCGCGGGCGTGTAGTATAATGGAAGTGCATCTGGCTTACATCCAGAAAGCGGGGGTTCAATTCCCTTCATGCCCACTAAGCAGGATGCCCACTAAGCAGGAAAGCAAACATGATTAAATTTACCAGAGCCGAGTGCCTACAACGCGAGCGTGACTGTACACACGCGCGTAGTCTCACATGCCTTCCAGGCTCAGGTAGTTATTATTTTTGTGATGATTGTGGTACTTACTTCTCCATGTTTGACTATCCAAAAACTACTCCGATGCGCATAGGCAAATGGAGTGACCACCTATTGGGGCGTGATAATGCCCGTAGACTTTGGTGAGAGTGGCCAAAATGACAGATGACCCAGTTCAACGCGACGAACGTATCAAAAAGGGCGTGGTGCTGTCCACAGAACGTGGTCAGCTTTACGTAGCACAAGGACGTTATTATAGAAAGTGTGATGGGACCTCAAATGGCTGGTACGGCATGGGCTTTAATGGGGAGCGTGTGAAGGCCGATGTACCTGAGTTTGTAGCGTCTACCATAAATGCTTATATAACTAGTACATATGGAAGTGAGGATTAGTGATGTTAAGGACTTTATTGTTTGCGCTAGTATTAACGTTGGGTTTTGCTAACCAATCATTAGCCATCGAGCCACTGATACTAATGCGCTATGGTGATGCCTACCATGCAATACAAAAGTATAATGTGAATGGTATCTTTGTTTTTACGGCCTCATGGTGTGAGCCGTGCAAAAAAATGAAGAAGGATACATGGACACCCTTGATGTCACAAATCAAGACCAAGTACATTATTTATTTTGTGGATGTAGAAGCTGAACCAGATATTGTTAAGAAATGGCAAGCCATGGGTATGGTTCAAAACATACCGGCATACGCCTTGACAACCAGGGGTGGGACGCGCATTATTTCATATGACGCTGGTTACCGCAACAAAAGTAACCTAATGAAGTGGGTCAATGATGGTATTCTGTCATTGAAAAAGAGACGACGATAGTATTGTCCTGTAGTGTAATTGGTAGCACGAGACACTCTGAATGTTTTAGTTTTGGTTCGAGTCCAAACAGGATAGCTTGCTTGCTCTATGGTGTAATGGTAGCACATGTGCTTTTGGCGCACAGAGTCCGAGTTCAAATCTTGGTGGAGCATCTTTAGTCTAACTTAAAAGATTTTGGTTGTCTTGGGTTCGATTTGGTGTATGGTATTATATAGGAGATAATACTATGCGAAAAAAAACCAGCCCAATCTGGCAAGTGTCCAAGGCAAAGTTGATAACTTATGTCAATGCTAGCAAAACTTTTACTGAGGTGTTGGAAAAATTTGGATTACAATTGAAGGGCAATAATAACCAAACACTAAAGCAAAGATTACATAAAGACAACATAGACTATGGTCACATAACACCGACACATAAATACGAAGGTGTTCCCATAGCAGCTAAACCACTTGAGAACATACTGGTTGAAAACTCTCAGTATAATAGATGCCACCTAAAAAACAGACTCATAAAGGAGGGTATTCTACAATATCATTGTGCTTCGTGTGGGTGTGATACATGGCTTGACAAACCACTAATGTTGCAACTTGACCACATCAATGGCATTAGTAATGACAATAGAATAGAAAACTTACGATTATTGTGTCCTAATTGTCATAGTCAAACAAATACCTTTGGTGGTAAGAATAAAAAGACATCCGTGGGTTCTGGTCGTGGTAGATATTTTACAAATAGTTGCAAAGATTGTGGAACACCCATATTAAACAACTCAACTAGATGTAAAAAATGTGCAGCTAATAATCGAACAGACAATCGCAAGGTTCTGAATAGACCATCATTGCAACAACTATTGTTGGATGTAAAACAACTGGGTTATGTCGGTGCTGGAAAAAAATATGGAGTGTCTGACAATTCTATCCGTAAATGGATAAAAAAATACCAGACGTTGCCGTAATTAGAAGTGGTATCGAATCCTGGAATAAGGTTGGTCTTGCGCTGGCTCGACTCCCTACGTCGCTGCTTTATAGGAGAACCGTATGCATAACTACACACCGCGTAGATTTTTTAACCACCGTGCTGGTGTACAGTACATTGAGATGCCCAAGGTAGCATCCAATTCTATTCAACAAGCTCTGCGACATGACGTAAAACCACATAGACCACGGTCCAAACTTGTGTTTACTTTTATTCGACATCCATTAGCCAGGCTAGTATCGGCGTACGTAGAAAAAATACAAACTGGTAAGGTTAAATACCTGGTCGGCGCCACAATGGCCAAGGACCTACCACCAAGTATAACATTGGATGCATTTATAGACTTCCTACTAAACTTCTCATCACACAAGAAGTATGGCGCGGAACAAATCAACAATCACTTTTGTCCACAGTCATGGATATTGGAACACGAAGTTGATATAGATTTCATTGGACAACTGGAAAGCATAGATGAAGACTGGCAGATACTTGTTAAACGAGGACTACCGTTCCTATCACATAAACATCCAACTGAAGGTATTCAACATTGGTCGGAAATGTTAACTTCAGACATGGAGGACCGAGCCAGACATTTTTATCAGGATGACTTTGAACGATGGGCGGGTTGGTGGGATTAAATACGGTGCGGGGTCCGGTGACCGAATGACTCTTATAAGGCCGTTTAGCTGGGTTCAACTCCCAGACGCACTACTGACTACAGATAAGCAGGAAAGGCAATGGATATGAATGCACAACCGACATTCGAGCAATGGTTCCGTAACGCTCAATATGATTTGGAACATGCCCATGGTGGTGACATAGAACAAATTCGTGCGATTGCGAAGACAGCATACGACCTGGGTAAAAAAAGCCCAGATTCCCTGGCCCTCCGAGTGTGTAAAACACTTGAGGGATTAGCGATGTTGGAAGAGAAGATAAACTCTTCTTTCCCCCACTGGAGTGATGTGGTTTATAGGTTTTGTCATATTGCACGCTGTGAGTGTAAGAATCCACATTTAGATTGGATGAAACAGTTTGAAGAGATGGAAGCCGAGATACATGAGGCGTGTGCCGCTCCCGCTGATAAGAAAAAAAAACATTATGACAGCATTGAAGTGGGCAAGAAATACTGGATAACATACGACGACCCAGATTATCCATGTGATTGTCCATGTCATACGTCTGAAGGGGCTATCAGACATTGTATACCATGTTGTCGTGACAATAGTTACACTGGAGAAGCAGTGTGTGTTCAGAAACGTGATGACCAACAACTATGTATATTTGAAGACCCAAGAAACTCATTGCATAAGTATGCACTGGACCCATATTCAGTACATGAGATAATAACATGAAGAATGGCACACTTCCTTGCTCAAATTGGAATACTTACAGAAGCTATTACATGGGCAAGCCGGTGAAGGTGGTCCAAACGACTCACTCGTAATGAATTGTTCCGAGTTCGATTCTCGGCGCTGGCTCTTTCTGAAAGGATGATTATGATTGTTTGTCGAAGAAAGGAGAGAGAAAACAATGCTTTAATTGTGATTGATGCACGGACAACCTCTGAAGCACACGAGGTGTTACGGTCGGTGGGTCTGAACCCTAGTGATTACCTAAGTCCATTCACTGTTATAGCAAGTGTATCAAGATTTGTTACCCCACAAGGAAACTCGACAGTATGTTGGGCCAGAGAAGTTAAGTCGGATGACCTGCCCAACCCATATGCGGAGTGTTGAGATAGAGGAGATTGCAGTTGGCTTGCAAAGCGCTCTCGAAAAGCGTATCCGGTAAACCCGGACGGGGGTTCAATTCCCTCCTCCTCTGCTGCCGTGATTTCTACCAGTGGTAGGTGTCCTGTAAAGGGCTGCGCAGTCCCAGCCTGGCAAAACTGCGCTATACAGAAGGTATCCGAATGGTTAGGAACCCGCTTGGAAAGCGGGCGGGCGAAAGCCTTGGGGGTTCGAGTCCCCTGCCTTCTGCTGTAAGGGTGTTTTCTTACCGTTCATCCATAAACAAAAACGGTTACTCAAGAATTAAGGCACTATATGAATGCACAATATACCTGGCCACTCAATGATAATCATTTTTCATTGATAGATAAGCTACAAATTGCCTACTTTATTCTCAATCCAAAAAATAGATGGACAGAGGACAGGCGCGTACGACAATTAGAGAACGTCTGGGCAGATATTACTGGATATAAGTACGTTGTGGCCACTAACAGTGGCACATCTGCAATAGAATTGATGGCGCGTGTATATAGAGAAATGCACGGTGTGGGAACAGTAGCGGTCCCCGCAGTAACATGGCCAACGTCTGTTACTCCATGGATACACGCTGGTTATACGCCTGTGTTTATTGACATTGACCTCAAGACCCTGTGCATGTCCGAGACGGACTTAAAAAATAAACTGAATGGTCAGAAAGCAAAAGTCGTCTTTCCAACATCTGTGCTGGGCTCACACTGTGAGACAGCTACGCTAAAACCCTACGGCACATTGATAGGCGTAGATAATTGTGAGTCAAGCTTTAGTCTCGTAGATTGTCACGAGACATCCGTCACATCGTTATACTTTGGACATCAATTTACTACCGGCACAGAAGGTGGATTATTATTCACAAACTGCCAGGAAGAATGTAGATTAGCCGTTCATATGCGCGGACACGGTATGACCAGTTCGTGGGCTAAATATAACAATGAACCGTGTGAAAAATTTAAGTTTGCAGTTATGGGTTCAAACTATCGTAGTAATGACATCGCAGCATACATGGGCCTGATGGACATGCGTAAGTTTGAACACAAACAACGACACAGGAATGCTTTGTATAATGTATTCTGTAGAAATATACGTAAGGAATACCAGCTATTTAACTTGCGCGGCCCATTTGCTTTGCCAATCATAACTAGTGTAGTTCCACGCGCAAGCCTGATACGCACGGTTGAAGCATTCGGTATCGAAACTCGCCCCATTATTAGTGGTAATATACTGCGACAACCAGCATTTCAGCAGTATGATAATGGTTCCTGTCCCAATGCAAATTATATACATGACCATGGTTTTTATGTTGGACTACACGAGGGGGTACCAACGCGAGACATAGTCATGTTAACCGATGTGCTCAACGAAGCATTTTCATAGAGGGTCAAGCCAACCGGTGATGGCACTTGATTTGAAATCAAGCGAGCGCAAGCCTTGAGGGTTCGATTCCCTCACCCTCTGCCTTTTATTTAAGGATACACACATGAACGTATTAGTTACAGGACACACTGGTTTCGTTGGAAGAAACCTAATGGAGTATTTGACTCAGCCCACAGATAAAAGTTACCATTTGTGTCAACCCAGCCGACATAATTTGCTAGACCCGATAGACACGCATCGCATGTTTGCCGAACACCTACCAGACGTTGTGGTTCATCTGGCCGCGCGCGTTGGTGGAATTAAGGACAACATGGAGAATCCCGTTGATTTTTTCCTTGATAATATACAAATGGGCATGAATGTATTTAGTGCCTGTCACAAACATAAGGCATACTGTATTTTAGTCGGCACCGTGTGTAGTTATCCACGTGATTGTCCCATCCCATTTACAGAGATAGACCTGTGGAACGGAGACCCAGAACCTACAAATGGTGCGTACGCCGCAGCCAAGCGTGGATTATACAAACTACTCGGGGCATATAACCAACAGCATGGCCTACGGGGCACCATACTACTTCCAACTAATATGTATGGCAAGTACAACAACTTTGACCCAGATACTAGCCATGTGATACCAGCAATGATACGTAAGTTCAATGCGGGCACCGATGAAGTGGTTTTGTGGGGCACAGGACAGGCTACACGAGAGTTTCTACATGTGACAGATTTTTGTCGTGCAGTATTGCATACCATACACACATGTCCAGATTATCCATTGCCAATGAATATCACTGGTGGTAGTGAAGTTTCCATGATGGAGTTGGCCTATATGATTGCGGATATAACTGGATTTATTGGTAAAATTAAGTTTGACCCAAGTAAACCCGATGGTCAACCACGTCGCAAGTCTAATGGAAGACTTGCTAGAGATATGATACAGTATCAACCTACACACAATCTATATGATGGCATTACAGAACTAAACAAGTGGTATAAATCAGAGGTAAGCGCATGATAACACGTAGACAAGCCATGTTGAGCGGGCTGGGTGCAACCCTAGCGCTGCCGTTTATGGGCATGGGTACGAGTGTTAGCCCAGAGTACCAGAACTTCTTGGGCGATAATCCGCAAACCTCCGATGTTGAATTGATTGTTGGTCTGGACCTGCGCACTAACGATACCATTGTTGTTAACCATCCCGTACTTTGAGACGATAAATGACACAATGCATTACCGCTATTGAAGGACCGATAGATATAGTACGTCGCTTGAACGACATGGGAGTGTACATTGGTCAAACCATACGTTCAATAGGTCCTGGATTGTGGCGTGTTGGCAATCAGTTTACATTGGTATATCGTTTACCTGATAGCGTAGTTATTAGTACAGAATGTAGCTCAGCTTGGTAGAGCGCCTGGTCGGGGGCCAGGAGGTCGCTGGTTCAAATCCAGTCATCCTGACTCAATAGAAGGTAGCCGAATACTGGTTCGTCGGAACTGATTGCTAATCAGTGCCGCATCGCAAGGTGCGGTGAGGGTTCGATTCCCTTGCCTTCTGCTTATTGAGGGAAAGGTACAGTATATGAAACGCATTGCTATAGTAAGTAACAATCCACGGCAAAGCAATACGGCTAGCTTTGTAGATAGTTGTGATGAAGTTATACGCTTCTCTAATTGTGTAACACATGAGGGTTTTACTGGAAACAAAATTACTGCATGGGTAACACGTAGTAGATGTAATCATACCAATAGTATATATTCCCTGTATGCTGGGATAATGAAACGCGCAGTTTCACACGTCAACGTAGCATTTATAACACATGGATTTCCAGAGTATAGTGGCGACGGTAAACTTATTGGTCCCGAAATTGTACCATATGATACATTTCCAGTGCAACAGCTTTGTTCATTAGACACAATTCGATGCATACCTATAAACGCACGTGGTCTCACCTTGCTGCATCCAGGATTAAACCCAACTGTAGGATTTGTGTTTCTATGGAACATCCTACATCAACAATGGTTCAAAAACTATGAAATTCATCTGATTGGTTGGGATTTTGTTGGTATTGACGACCCACATAAGATTGCATGGGAAGAACAAATTACTCGGACCTGGATAAAACATGGATACTTTCAGTGTAACACGGGGGAATGACCACATGCGTTGGTTCAATAAGGTGGTGTTAGAAGTAAACTCGGACTGTAACCGTAGCTGCTCTTTTTGTAATCGTCATGGTGATAGTAAAGACAGGTTTTTTACATCTCAGGGAATGCGTATTAGTAAGTTCATGCCCATGAAATTTATCGAGAGTATTTGTCAACAACTCCAACAGCTTAAATGGCATGGTGATATATTTTTTGGTCATATGAGTGAGCCCACACTGGACCCCCGTATTGTTAAAGTCGTATCTATATTCCACAGTGCCGGGTTTCCAATTACATTTCATACCAATGGAGATGTGCTGAAAAAAAACAAGAAATTGTGTCGAGCACTCAGCCAGATAGTTGATAGATTTGTTGTAGGCATCTATGATGTAAAAAACAAACGTGACATTGTTGTGCTAAAAAACTGGTGGACACAACGACTAGCCCCGGCATTAACTATATTTTCAGTCGCTACCACTAGATTTCAACGGCGGTTTTCATTAGGGGATGACAAACATATTGGATATCCCACGAGCCGTTGCGATTTACCCAATAATAACCTAGTAATCTACTACGACGGCCAGGTAGCATTATGCTGCGAAGATATTAACTGCGACTTTAACCTGGGCAATGTATTTGAAACACCCATCGTGGATATTTGGACATCTCCATATCGTCTGGAACTAGTACAGAAACTTAAAGCACGTCGCGCAAATCACCCCATATGTACAGCCTGTCCCATTGTACCAAACTAATGGAAATGTTTAGACATGAAACTCGCCGTAGTTGTACCACTGAAAGCAAACAGTGAAAGATTGCCCAATAAAAACTTTTTAATGCTAGCGCACAAACCATTGTATCGCTGGGCGCTAGACAAGTTGGTAGCCTTACAATATCAGTGTGATATAGATGTATATATTTATTGTGATAACAATACTTGGACTTTAATTAACACAGAGGTCAAAAACCTTGGAGTCACACAGATAATTGAAGACACAGCCAGTAGTCGCACAGACAGCAATGGATTCTTTCAAGATATAGCTAGCAACCTAAGAAATTATCAAGGCATTATGTATGCCAATGTTACATCTCCCTTTGTTAAGCTAAGCACTTACAAACACTGTATATCCATATACAAACAAGATAACCAATTTGATTCTGTAGTAACGGCCATTCCTATTTATGGCAGGGTATGGAATAGTGATGCCCAGGCATTAAACCACAACCCCACAACCTGTCCACGTACTCAATCACAAGAGCCCGTGTGGATTGAATCAGATGCACTGTGGATATTAGATATAGAAATGATGCTAAGATTTAGTCGGCGCATTGGTATACATCCATACTTTCATACAGTAGACCTAATGGAACAACATGATATTAATACGGTGGCAGATTTTCACATGGCAGAAACACTAGTCGGGTCCACTTAACGTTCAATAAAATATGACACGCAAAGCAGTAATCGTAGGACACAGCACCACCACACTCTGTGACCATAGACAGTTCATTGATAGCTGTGACGAAGTCATAAGATTTTCGTGTTGTTATGGTCTAGGGGGGCGGAACGGAATAAAAACTACCCGGTGGGTCACTCGTAGTTATTGTATACATACGGCACGACCAGGATATCCTTTTTGGTGGGGTGGTGAACCCAAAGAAATACTCAAGTCTTTAAGCACTATATCGACGGCATATGTTACGTATGGTTTTGCTGAATGGAACATAGAGAATGGAGAGCCCGTAAAATACGACCAACATATCGTATCTAATCTTCTGTGTATAGACAACATATCATGCATACCACTAAACATGAAGGATTTAGCCTGTTTACATCCCAATCGCAATCCAACCAACGGGCTTATGTTCCTGTGGGAGATATTGCGTTCTCAATTGTTCATTGATTATGAAATCTTTTTGGTTGGGTTTAACTTTGACGAAATATGTAGTACACACAATCCAGATTGGGAACAACCAATTATTCAACGATGGATAAAACATGGATACTTTACATCAGTAATGTGTACCAGTCCATTAACATGTCAATGTCACATTAACACACAGTAGGCCCATGGATGAAGAAAAACCCATTCGTATGCTTTTGCGCCACATACGTAACGTGCAAGACGAGTGTGAACTTTTATCAGAACGGTTAATTGAGCAAGGAAAGCACAGTCTGGCCAGGGCTCTCCTTGCTAATGGTATGCTGCACGACAATAGTAAATTTCGCGGCGTAGAATGGGACTATCTGGGCGAGGCCGCCAAAAACAACCACCCCGACCAGTTTAAGGCCGCTGTTCAACAACACACACGCACAAACATGCATCATCCGGAATACTGGTGTGGCATTGATAACATGCCTGGTGTGTACATGGCTGAAATGGTATGTGATTGGAAAGCTCGGAGTGCAGAGTTTGGTACGGATTTGCGCGAATGGATAAAAGATAAAGCTACAAAGCGCTGGGACTTTACATCTAAGGGTCGTGTTTATAAAGACCTGAAGGAATACCTAGACCTGCTGCTTGACCAGAAGTTCACATGAAAACCCCCAAGGTCTTTTGTATTGGCTTTCATAAAACTGGCACCACCAGTATGCACTGGGCACTGCATCGTTTAGGCTATAGGGTGGCATCTTGTTATGGTGATGCCTTAAACCAAGTTGATACAAAAATCCTGACTGATATAGCGGATAAGAGGTTAAAGTGCTTTGATGCATTTGAAGACCAACCATGGCCCGTGCTATACAAATACCTAGATGTGAAATGTCCTGGTAGTAAGTTCATCTTAACCGTGCGTGACTCAAGGTCGTGGTTAGGAAGCATGGAGCGACAATTTCGTTCCAGATGTATATGCTTACATGAGTACATATATCAAGTCAAATCCGTTCGGGGAAACCAGGATGCGTATGTAGCGAGATTTGAACGACACAATGCTGAAGTAACGGATTACTTTCGATTAAGGCCCAACGACTTATTGTCACTAGATTTATCACATGGTAATACTTGGGAAAAGATATGTGGATTCTTAAACATACACACAATACCAACGAAACCATTTCCGCACGCTAATAAAAGGTTATGTGGCCAAGCATTGCCATGGTTTAAGGGGTTGTAGCTCAATTGGGAGAGCGTTTGACCGGCAGTCAAGAGGTTGTGGGTTCAAGTCCCATCAACTCCGCTAAGGAAATAATTATGTGGTATTACTGGTGGGTGCCCATCGTCATAGCGTCGTCAACTTGGTATGCGTATGCCTCCAAGTGTGCCAATGATAATCCCAGTAGTATGCAACCGATGTATGTGATGTATGGTCTCCAATGCCTGTGTGTGTGGCCTATCGCCGCCCGATATTCCAAGAGTTTATTATTTGATGGCATGTTATATGATGGCCTAATGATGTTGGCGTACTACCTATGTCTAATATATCTAGGAACGGCAGCGGGCTTTACACCACTACAGTGGGTAGGAACCGTGGCGGTACTAATCGGGATGTTAATGATAAAAATAGGTTGACGGGGGGGGAAATAAGTGTATAATATACTAAGGCTCATATGCCTCTGGACAATATGGATATCGTGTACCTGCGCTCAAGCTCAGTGGTACCAAGCGCCCGCCTTGCGGTACGCCAGTAATTACTCCGGTGTGCTCGGTGAGGTTGAGGAGAGGATGCCCGCTCAACATATTTATCGTGACACCGACAAGATAACCCACGTGCATGAAACTACTCATGGACTTAACTCACGATTGCGAGTCAAGTACGGTGGTAACTGTGCATATATTGTAAACACTGGTGGATTGTTCATCATGTTACAAGAACCATCAGTTACATTGACGCAAATTGCAGCCAGGGTGCCATCACAGTTACGTGACAACATATATCAGTTATACCTAGTGGAACAATGTCAGCATTGGAACGAGCAACCGCTGTACGTCTTGGATGAATTTTCAAGCTATTATAATGGTACGGTGTATGGTATAGAGAAATACAATCCCAAGGTTGGTAATGCCCGACGAGTACAAAGCTCCATAACTGGCACACTGAAGTTTTTGTACTACTCCCTGATATTGGTCGAACTTGCTCCACAAGAACCACAACTACAAAAAGTCGTCGATTGTCTTGGTAGACATACACAGGCATGTATAGTACAACCTGCATGTGACAAGGGATTGTTTGGTACAGAGCAACACGGGCTGTGGAAATTGTGTTGTGATAAGGCGCGCAACGCGCCCCTAAAGTGATAATGGTTAGCACACATCCTTGGTAAGGATGGAGAGTGGGTTCGATTCCCACTAGGGGCTCTGGGTCGGAGTGGTGGAACGGTAGACACGCCAGTTTTAGGAACTGGTGCCCAATGGGCGTGAGGGTTCGACTCCCTCCTCCGATACTTATTACGTCAGTATTAAAAGGTGAAACATGAAACGACGAGGCTTTCTAAAAGCGTTGGGTTTGGGTGCTACAACGGCAGCCACAGTACCAATGCGTGACCTTTTAGAATCAGAAACACACCGAATACGAAGAACTAATCCGGAATCTACACGGGGCATGGCTACATACGTAGCTAAGAGTAAGCAACGCGACGACAAAGCCAAGGTTATTCAGCCTGGTACTGGAAAAGATTACGTTGCCTATGACATAACTTGTAGCGGCGTTATGCCATGGCCAAAACATGAATTACAGGTGTTGTAATGTTCGATAGACGCAGATTTCTGAAAGCTATAGGATTAAGCGTACCGGCGATTGCCATTATACCATTGGTAACGCTTGAATCCACACCGTGTCAACACGACAGACACATTACCTGCATTCCTGGCTCCGGTAGCGCGTTTTTCTGTACTGACTGTGGTGAACACGTAGATGAAATGAAGTATTTGGATGTTACTCATCGGACTCTCAAGGTTTTAGACGACAAGTTTGGTGTTAAAGTCAGGGAAGAAAACTTTACTAAAATAGTGACTTCCTTTCAGCGTCCATGTTATGGTCGTGATGCACGTAAACTCGTAACAGAATACTGGGAATCTGATTACAAAGCTACCGGTTTTGGAGATTGCTGAAGACCCTGGCCCGTCATACCCATTAGACATAAGTAAAGTAATCTGTAGCCCGGAGCACATAACACATGAGTGATTTTGACCTAGCCGACCCAACCACATCACAGCCAGTACCAGAATTGTGTGATGGACGATGGGCGGAATTAGAGGCACGTCGAGTTGCCCAAGAACGCTTAGAGCGTATGTTTGGGTGCCTACAACAACTACCTGGTGGAGTGGCGCAAATGGTTGACGCAGGAGTCTTAAAAGCTCCCGAGCAATAGCTCATGCGGGTTCGACTCCCGTCTCCACTACTTATTGGGTTGACAAACAGCATTTCCGTGCTAAAATAGAGGTACACACGACATGGATTCTAAGTGGCCGGGATTTACAGTGCTCGACTATCGCCTTGGCACTTCAGAAACCGAGTTAGAATGTACACACTGTGGTCATATATTTGCAGTGGATTTAGATACAGAAGAAAACATGACATATGTATGTTGTGTCGTGCCAGTACCACAATGCCCAGAGTGTGGATGGCATATAATGCAGAGTGTTATAGATTAGGCTACCAAAACGGACCACCTGACAGGTTGCTACTGTCTTTATTGTAGGTGGTGGGTTGACACAAGCTGTTCCTTAGCCAAGAGTAAATGTGAAAATTATTATACTTAGAGGCGGCGCTTGCAAACCGTCCGTTGTAACAAGCAGGGTGTCCTTTCTATAAGCAGGGAAAGCAGTTCATCCGATTCAATCTTGTTTAGTAGCTGAGTGCCGTACCCAACCATGAACAGCGAACAGTTGATTGAACTTTGACGAGTAGGTATCTGGTACATTTTATGGGTTCGACTCCCGTTGCTCGTCCTGTTTTTATGTAATGTAATGTATCTTTATCTCAATTGGAGGAAGAAGTATGGCTGGAAGTTTTAACAAAGTCATCTTAATGGGCAACATAACTCGTGACATAGAACTCAGATACACCCCTGGTGGTACTGCGGTAACTGACATGGGTTTGGCTGTTAACGAGAAACGAAAAAACGCCAGTGGAGACCTGGTAGAAGACACAACTTTCGTGGACGTGACCCTTTGGGGTCGCAATGCTGAGGTTGCAGTAGAATACCTCGGTAAGGGCTCACCGGTTTTGGTTGAGGGTCGCTTGAAGCTCGACCAATGGGAAACCGACGATGGTGAAAAACGTCAGAAGCTCAAGGTGGTATGCGACCGTATGCAAATGGTCGGTTCTAAGCGTGACAATGGTAATGGTAACGGCAATAACAAGCCTGCTTCCGCTCCCACGCCCGCATCAGATTCAGATGCACCCGACGCCGACCCTGATAAAGTGCCATTCTGATTGTGTCAAACGGAATAATTATGAGTGGCATAGACTTGATGTTTGTGTCACTTATTTTTTTTGCTGGACATACATATGAAAGCCAAAGTTGCCTATCTGTTTTTGACCTATGGTGATATTAACCATCCTCGTCTGTGGGAACGTTATTTCCAGGGACATGATGACACTACGGTAATTTGTTGTCATGCAGCAGATAGAGATAGTGTGTCTACTCCCTTCTTAAAGGACAACTTAATACCATATTGGGTATCTACAGATTGGGGTAAAATCGGCCTGGTCATTGCGCAGCTTGAACTGACACGCCACGCTTTGCGTGACCCACTCGTAGAACGCCTGGTGTTGTGCTCTGGGTCGTGTGTACCAATCAAAACTTATTCACGTGCATACGATTCCCTATTCGAGCACGATAAGTCTTGGCTTACCATGCATCGTCAGTATATTGCACGCATGTCTAAGGTAACACACCTGGACCAGGCTAGTCATCGTAAGAATTCTCAATGGGTAATGCTAACTCGCCAACATGCCATGATGCTGGTGAGGTGTAATTACATATCTGATTTTACTCGGTGTGTGATTCCGGATGAACATTATGTCGGGTCGGTATTGGTACACATGGGACAACAAGAACACATTCTGCAACGTGAACAAACGTGCGCGCGTTGGCATACGATTTCACCAGTGCAAATGACACCTACGGAACATAGTATATTGACAAGCCATGATATACAATTCTTTAGGAATAGCTCGTCTATTTTAGCCCGTAAATTCAAAGCAGATAGTGATATTTCTGAACGCTGGAATGATATAGTAGCATAGGAGACTCCCGCATGGGATTTATTAGTAGGGTACACGAACGTCTCAAAAGCGTTGAAAAATATAGCGTATTCAAAGATTTACTGGCAGCCTATCAAACAGTATCGCAAGTGGGTGTACCGCGCCCAAAATTATATCTTAGCTTAACCAGACAGGACATACGTGATTTGGATTGGGCCAACATTAGTCGTCGTGTACCAAATATATTCGTTATACGACCTAACATATTCTTAAATGCATCGCATGACTACTTCTTGAGAGACGACGGAAGTCACTTGTTGATGAACTTTACAACGGGGACTCAGCAAACACGTATGGCCACCCTGGAACAACAAGTTAAAAATCTGGAACGGTTTCCAGCATCCGCTCGTCTCTTGTTTGAAGAATTTCCCTTAACTGCTTCTAACACATTACATTATCCAGCACATTATCGTGTACATGCCTTTCACGATACCATTGGCATGATACAGGTATCAACACCAGACAATGTTTTCTGGATGGATGTCACTGGTCAGATATTAGATTTCACTAACGATAAAGATGTAAGTCACTTAGTACCAGAAACAAAAACACTAGAAGATTTACGAGCCGCCGCCAAGACCATATCTATCGTCACGGAGTTACCATACATACGTATAGATTTTGTGTTGTCTACCAGAGGAGCGCTGTTTCGCAGCCTGGCCTGTATTCCTGGTGATGTTAGGTCAGAGGCATTTGCATGGCTATACTCTAAACATGACGAAACCATGGAAACACTATGGACACAAGCAGAAGATAAAATCAAAATTAGAAAGAACAATCGTGTCGTCAAACCACAACATGACAATAGTCAACGACCCAACCAAACCAACATCACCACGCCGGATGACAACGCCTGAGATAGACTCTAAGCCCCTGAATGGTTCGCTTTATTGTATATCGGCGTATTTTAATCCAATGGGGTTGTCCAATCGTTATGAAAATTTTTGTGTATTTTATCAACGCATGATGCAACATGATGCTAATGTGTTATTTGCTGAAATGGCACTGCACGAACGTGGCTTTGAATTACCTAAAGTCGTCAATGATAATCAGCTACCCGTACAGGTATGCACAAAACATATCTTGTGGCAAAAAGAAAACCTGTTGTCGTTGTTGTTAAAACACTTGCCGGACGACTGTGATAAAGTATGTTGGGTAGACTCCGATATACTATTTCAACACCCAGACTGGCAAGCTGAAATACATGCGGCCCTACAAAAGTACCGAGTAATACAAGGTTATTCATTTGCCGCCATGCTACCCAAGGGCGTTGAGTTTGTAGATACTATTGAAATTGATAGTTTTCCAACGCGCTTTGACGATTGCGGTAAGGTGTATGGCTATATGTGCGGCATGTTACATCCTAAAATTCAACAATGGAATGGTCATCCTGGGTTTGTGTGGGCGGCACGGCGTGAGGAATTAGAAAAAATCAACTTCTACAACGAATCTATCATCGGTGGTGGTGATTTGTTAATGGCCCGTGCCTCTACATACCATCATTATTCTGCTGATATTTGTGAACGCAATAGTCGTTTCCAACTAGCAAGCTATTTTCCATGGGCACAACGATGGTGTGATACCATGGGGTTTAGTGTTGGCTTTGCTAACAACTCAATTTATCATTTGTATCATGGCAAAATTAGCAACCGACACCTTGATGCACGTCTGGAAACGTTGAAAAACCTAGACTTTGACCCATCACGCGACCTCATAATGCAAGATAACGGACTATGGTCAGTAACCGACGAGGGAGAACGGTTGTTGACCCCCGTACGACTATATTTTTCTAGTCGTCAAGAGGATGCCATAAGATGATACCCAACGACATTTGGTTTACAGCCGACACACATGCATGGCATACTAACATTATTGGTTATTGCACCAGGCCATGGACCGATTCCAATATCATGACACACGACCTGGCTGATAATATCAATGACCACGTTCCTGCTAATGCTACATTATATCATTTGGGTGATTGGTCTTGGGGCAATGTCTTGTGGGTGGAGGGTTTTCGGTCAATGATTAACTGTAAGAATATCATATTGATATTGGGTAATCATGACAAGCTCATTCGACAACAGGTATCCCTACAACGTTTATTTGTAAGCACTTCGGACCTTATAGAACTTAATTTATCACAGCGTCACAAAATTGTAATGTGTCATTATGCCATGCGAGTGTGGAATGCATCATTTCATAGGTCATGGCATCTCTATGGTCATAGTCATGGAACACTACCTGATGACCCGCAGTCACTAAGCTTTGATGTTGGTATAGACTGTTGGGACTATAAGCCCATTTCGTTAGACCAAGTTTATGATAAAATGAAAGGTAAAGCCAAGCATGTGTCGTGATACTATTGAGGCGTTGATACGTAAGGGTATACCAACTGTGTTTTATATAACCGGTGGTGGTTCAGGTGCTATCTATGAACTATTGCGATATGGTGGAGCATCATCGTTTTTTCTGGAAGCTCAAGTACCATACGATAACCAATGCGTAACGGAATTACTGGGCGGATATAAGCCAGATAAATTCTGTGCGCAAAGTACGGCTAGCATGTTGGCGACCTGCGCCTATAAACGTGCCACTACCCTGACTGGCACACACTCCGTGATAGGTGTTGGGTCTACAGCCAAGCTACAAAAAATAGGTACAGAACGTGATGGTAGAGAGCACATATTATACATAGCTATTCATAGCAAAAATCGTACTCTTACTTCACAGTTGAGGTTTTGTAATATGGTACGTGACCGTAGAGAAGAAGAAGAAACTGCCATGGGTATGATTGTCAAGGAATACTGCTACTTCCTTGGCATTCCATGCTTTACACCATCATTATATCAATCAGAGCAACCATTGGTTGAAGACGTAACATCACCCTGGCACATGACTCCACATGTACAACCATTTGATATGGGCGCCATTACTTATAATCCACTCACTACTAAAAATCCGGTGATTTTTCCTGGTTCGTTCGACCCAGTACATAGTGGTCACATCAAGATGGCCGAACATGCCTATAAAATAACCAACAAGGCCGTGTGGTTTGAAATCTCATTGACAAATTGTTCTAAGCCACCCATAGACTGGGTTTCACTCGTAAAACGCTGTGGTTACTTTGATGCACACAAAGATAATCCAGCATTTGCGGGTTTGATATTCACCGATGCCCCATTGTTTATGCACAAGGCACGTTTGTTTTACGAACCCATATTCATTACTGGACATGACACCGTATTACGCATTGACAACCCAAGATATTATAGTAGTAACATTGCTCATTGCGATTCCATCAATGATTTAATACAACAACGTGTACAATTTCTAGTATTTGACCGTAAGGGTTCTATGAACGTGCCATTCCGACACCTGGGAATGGAAACTCTTTGTACTAACGTGATAGAGTATTTTGACGCAGGTGAAAATTCTACTGATTTAAGAGGAGGAACATAAAATGGAAAGACGCAACTTTATCAAGTGGGTAGCCGCAATGTTGCCCGCTACGCTAGCTACTAAGATGGTGTCAAAACAAGCAGACGCGGCTCCGCAACCCACACCAGCATCACAGGTGTACCCGAAGACTGTGAAAGCACCATCAATGTTGAAGGCTCGACGCCACACACAGATGGTGTACGACCAGGGCTTTTGTGACTGTCCGGCTGAACGTGGTATGGTCGTAGAATTTGCCAAGTTTATTCCCAGTCCTAGCGGCGGACAATATCCTATTGTAAGACCTGGCTCTCATAGCGGACAGCCGTTGGGGATATTATTGCAGGATGTAGTACACATAGATAATACAAAGTTGTGTAATGTAATATCAGACAGAATACCCGTTGGTGGACGGGTTGATATAGGCATAGACGGCTGGGTTATAGTTGGGCAATTTGATAAGCCCGTAGAAGACGGTGAACGGATATTTTATGATAGGGTAGGACGTTTAACCACCGTGTCAACTGGACGACCTATTGGCGTGGCCATTGGTCCTAGTGATGCAGATAACTTTGTCAAAGTAAAGATACAACTCTATGTCAACACAAATGCCGAACTGCCCAGACCTTAATTATACCGCACCCATCAACTCACTAGGATATGGCGTGGCGGGTTTGAATATCTTGCTAGCCTTAGCAGAGAAGGGTGTGAAGGTCAAATTATGGCCAATAGGACAGATAGACGCACATCCAAAGCACACGCTCGTATTACAGGAAGCCCTGGATACTCGTCATTGTTATCGAATCGACGCCCCCAGCTTACGTATCTGGCATCAATATGACTTGGCACAACATGTAGGTAGCGGTGTCCGTGTGGGATTTCCTATATTTGAACTAGATAAATTTAATGCAATAGAACATGCGGAACTCTGTGCCATGGATGTCTTATGTGTGTGTTCAAACTGGGCTAAGGGCGTGGTGTTGAGAAACTGTCCAGAGATTCCCCAATTTGCTATTATCGTAACACCGCTGGGGGTGGACAGAACTACTTTTCATCACGAAAATGCTGGAGTATCGGACCCCAAATGGACGACGTTCTTAAATATCGGCAAGTGGGAATATCGTAAGGGGCATGACATTCTCATAGAGGCATTCAACAAAGCGTTCGAGCCCAAGGATAGAGTACGCCTCTGGATGATGAATCATAATCCATTCTTATCGAAACAACAAACCAAAGAGTGGGAAGACCTGTATACCAAATCCAAAATGGGACATCGTGTGAGTATCCTACCACGGGTACAAGACCATGCCGAGGTGGCTAAGGTTATGTCCGAAGCTGATTGTGGTGTATTTCCATCACGTGCCGAGGGCTGGAATTTAGAGTTGCTTGAAATGATGTCAATGGGTAAACAAGTTATTACCACCAACTACTCTGCTCATACTGAATTTTGTACTACAGATAATGCACATCTCATTCCTATTGACGAATTAGAACATGCATATGATGGTCACTTTTTTACTGACGACGACGCCGGTCAATGGGCGACTCTCGGTAGTACCCATGTGGATTGTTTAGTAGACCACATGCGCAACATTCACAAAAACAAACAGCAGATTAACCACAGTGGCATTGCTACCGCCAAGGAGTTTTCATGGGCAGCCACCGCACAAAAAATTCTAACAGTGGACCAAATTTGGGCTTGACATAGCCAAAAAATGGTGTATAATGCAGTAGATGCTTTACAACAATCCTTTTTTTCACAGGAAATGCCATGTTTGAACTGGACCGAACGCGCTCCAAGCAAAGTGTCCAACAACTCAGCAGCCAAGAGTTTCGCGTAGTGGATACCAATGGACATGTTTGTATTGTCAATGATACCAATAACACCTATTGGATGAGTGTTCCTCTTGCTAATCATGTAGACCTATATCCCATGCGAGCCATATAACGTAGGAGATTACCATGACCATCAAAATGTATCTTGTTGGTGGTGCTGTACGAGACCAGATTCTTGGTATTCCATCCAATGACCTAGACTTTGCCGTAGAAGCCCCGTCGTATGAAGCCATGAGGGCTGAGATTGAACGACGTGGCGGAACCATCTTTTTAGAGAAGCCAGAGTACCTAACGATTCGTGCTCGCATACCTGAACTAGGTGCTGCGGACTATGTATTGTGTCGTAAGGACGGCTCCTACATTGATGGACGACGACCAGAAGACGTGGAGCCCGGTACGTTGATAGACGACCTATCCCGTCGTGACTTCACCATGAACGCTATTGCCATGACTGAAGATGGTGAATATATTGACCCGTTTAATGGTCGTCAGTCTATGGACGGGGATATCATTCACTGTGTTGGAGACACATACAAGCGGTTTGAGGAGGACTATCTACGTATGCTGAGAGCAATTCGGTTCTCGATTACCAAAGATATGACAATGTCCCCACAAATTTTTGCATGTCTTGAACACCCTGAAATGGTACGACACATACGACGTGTGGCGACCGAACGTGTTCGAGAGGAAATGCTCAAGTGTTTCCATTGTGATACGTTAAAGACGCTCAAAATACTAGAGTGTCTGCCCTTGGTACGTGATGCTATCTTTGACCACGGGGCTTTGTGGCTGAAGCCGACGTTGGAAAAGTAATGCAACAAATTGTGCCATTCAGAACGAACGAACCAGACGTTTGGCGTTCATCTGATGGGTTGCGTGATTTGGTACGTTTTACCCAACTCACCAACTTTAATATGGCAGAGCTTGGTAGTTATTCTGGTGATAGTACCGAAGTGTTTTTAGAATTCCCCATACAACGATTATATGTGGTAGATAGTTGGTTACCTCAAGAAGATATCGACACGTATAATCCACGTATGGCGGAAGTCATTTTCGATAGACGATTAGCCTGGTGGCGTACCCACAGTAGTTGTGATATAGTCAAACTCAAAATGGATACCAGTGATGCAGTACATCACATTCCAGACAACTCACTTGACTTAATTTACTTAGACACAGAGCATACATATGAGTGTGTAATGCAAACAGTACAACTATGGACATGTAAACTCAAGGACGATGGATTTTTTGCTGGACATGATTACTCGCAGGGCTGGGCTGGTGTTATGTTGGCGGTTGACCAATTAGCGTCACAATTTGGACCATTTGAAACATTTCAAGATACCAGTTGGGCATTTCAAATACATAAAGCTATAGATACAGTTATCATATGTCTGTAGACAGGAGCACAAACCCATGGATTTCAATAATAACATTTGCATGTTGACAGATTCCTACAAAATGACCCACTGGAGACAATACCCACCAGGTACCACCAACGTATACTCTTATTTTGAGAGTCGTGATGGTGCTCGCTGGCGCAAGACGGTATTCTTTGGCCTGCAATACTTCTTGCAACGTTATCTAGTTGGTCAGGTCGTAACAGTTGATATGGTCGAGGATGCGGCCCGATATGCCAAGTTACACTTTGGTGCTCAGTTGTTTAACTATGATGGCTGGATGGACATTGCTAAGACCCACAAGGGCCGCCTGCCCCTGTGTATTAAAGCCGTCCCAGAAGGCACGCCTGTTCCCGTTAGTAACGTAATGATGACCATTGAGGCTACCGACCCAGACCACGCATGGCTAACCAACTACATGGAGACGCTGTTGGTTAATGTATGGTATCCTTGTACGGTGGCTACTCAGAGCCGTGAGATGAAAAAGATATGGCTACGCTACCTACAAGAGACCGGCGACCCACAAACAATTGATTTCAAACTACATGATTTTGGTTGTCGTGGTGTGACATGTCCCGAACAAGCCGGTTTGGGTGGCGCGGCCCACTTGGTAAATTTCAAGGGCACCGATACTCTGCCAGCAATCGTATTGCTTGACCAGTATTACGATGAAGAAATGGCTGGTTTTTCCATCCCCGCCAGTGAACACTCAACCATTACAAGTTGGGGCAAAGACAATGAAATAGACGCCATGCGTAATATGCTTCGGGCCTATCCAGAAGTCCCACTAATTGCATGTGTAAGTGATAGCTATGATATTTGGGATGCCTGTGCCAATAAATGGGGTGGGGTACTCAAGGATGAAGTGTTAAGCAGGAAAGGCACACTGGTAATACGACCAGATTCGGGTGACCCCCCATCGACGGTCAAGCGTGTAATTACTACGCTTATGAAAGCCTTTGGGTATGAAACCAACGACAAGGGATATGACGTATTGCCTCCACAAGTACGAGTAATTCAGGGTGATGGGATTGACTTTGAAATGATGCCCCGTATCCTAGAAACCATGAAAGAAGATGGACTGTCGGCTGATAATCTGGCTATGGGCTCTGGTGGTGGGCTTTTGCAAAAACTCAATCGTGATACACAAAGGTTTGCATTCAAGTGCTCGGCTATTGAGGTCAATAACCAGTGGCGAGATGTCTATAAAGACCCGGTAACTGACGCTGGTAAAAGGTCCAAGCGTGGTAGAATGAAGTTAATCATGGAAAGAAGTAGTCATGGTTCATGGCTTAGTACCACACCCGACCTAGACTCACGCACTGATATAATGCAAATTGTATTTCAAAACGGTCGTTTGAAGAAACAATATGACCTAGAAACCGTTAGAACAAACGCGACCATTCATCCGTGGGAGTTGACCGGAGTTCTCTGAAAAACGTGTAATTAGTAGTTGTTTTCTCAAAGTATAAGGAGCTTAGTATGAGAAACTTATTTGGAATGATACTAGTAGCGTGTTTGCTGCTGGTGGGTACGACATTGGCAGATGAAGCATCTGTACATTGTCAACAGGTGTCGGTCATGGTAAAAAGTGACAGCGGTTCGGGTTCGGGTGTGCTCATCAAGAGAGATATCTCTATGAAGGATGGTACGGTAAGGCCGGTTACGTTTATTCTATCGGCGGCACACGTTGTGGATAACACACGACATGTTCGCAGTGTGATTGTCAAGGGCAAGGAATTCAAGATTGTGGAGTTTGACGAGCTTGGCTTGATAAGAGAAGAACGTGAGGATGGACGACCGGTTGGTGAATCCAAGATGATTTGTAAGGTCATCAAGTACAGTGACGCCAACAATGAACGAGATGTAGTCGTGCTGATGATTCTCAAGAAAGACTTTGGTGATGCTTCTACTGAATTTTATCTGGACGAACAACTCCCTGAAGTTGGTTTGGATTTAATTCATTGTGGGTCATTGAAAGGACAACTGGGCGTGAATAGCATTACGAAAGGCCCATTGTCTCAAGTGGGGCGCGTACTCGACGAAAAAGTGTTTGACCAAACCGCCGTGCCTGCTTTTCCCGGTTCGTCTGGTGGTGGCGTGTGGATAGTACCAGATAAGAAAGGCGATAAGCCGAAGTATCTGGGCATGTTAACTCAGGGTTCTGGTGAAACTTTCAACTTCATCGTTCCCATACGCGAACTTATGAAGTGGGGCAAAGAAGCCGGTGTGGAGTGGTTGTTCAATCCAAGCGTGAAACCACCATCATGGGAAGACCTGACGAAGTTACCCATTGAAGGAGCCGGTAGCAATATATCCGACGAGGAAGAAAGTAAGCCCAGTGGTAAGAACCACTTCTTTCTCTATACGTCTGATATGAGTCGGCCACCCTGTTGATAAGGAGCAACAATGAAAGACGATGACAACCAAGAGCTAAATCCTGGTGATGATTTCGAGTTTGCAGGCCAAGTAGATGAATCCATAGATGCAGAGTTAGAAGAAGACAATGTATTGTATGCGGGAGAGTACATAGTTTATGTACCTCCAGGGCAGCGGGCTACGGTCCGCTATGAACTGGCACTAGATGCCAATAGCGACGTATTTAACGTCAATAAAGGAGAGTGAAAGATGATTAAGGGATTACTACTCGCATTAGCACTATTGTGTGTTAACACCGTTGAAGCAGCGGAACATGTAGACCATGACCGAACCGTACAGGTGATGCCATACATGCCTACGTATCAGCTTCCGTACTACCCCTATCCGCCGCGATATTCTTATCGCCCCCAACCACGGCCACATCCCGTGTACCCACAACCCCCACGCCGTCATTGGCAATGGAATCCGTGGCCATCACATAACACACCGTCACCTGGTCGTGGCCAGGGCAAGGGACCTATGTATCGTTATTGGTACAGTCCTCATGGTGGATGGGGATTTAGTATCGGTCCTAATTGGAGTCCTCCCAATGCCAGACCCAGATACTAATGTCGCATTAGAGCGTGCCAAAATTGCACTAAGAAACCTAACTATACTTGCTGACGACATGACATGTTACGGAATTTCTGTGGAGGATTTCGACCGGGAGTCACTTATCATTATGTTAAAACTTTCTCACCAAGAGAAGGAACACATGACATTACTACATAATGGCACATTAGAAATACTCACAGCCTGTACGAGGAAAAAACCATGACACGTGTTGTACATTGTAGGCGTTCCAAATACGATGTATACATAGGGCGTGGCAGTCGTTGGGGCAATCCGTTTTTCATTGGACCAGACGGAACACGAGAAGAAGTATGCGCCAAATACCTCAAGTATTTACTTGACAACAAAGAGTTGTTGGCCGCACTTCCCTCGCTAAGGGGCAAGGTGTTGGGATGTTACTGTGCTCCCAAGTTATGCCACGGTGACATACTAATACATGTTATGCAACAAAGGAGAATCATATAGTGGAACAATTTGACCTAAAAGCTGCCATACGCAAAGGCGTAGATGACGATATCATTGTTTTCAACGGTGAAAGTGACGATGATATGGATACACTAACTTTAAGACTTGTTTTTTTGATGTTCAACGTCGCCAAAGAAAAAGGCATGAATCTTTCACATATTATGGTTGGACAAGATGTGTTGCCTTACATAGTAGACAAAATAACTATCAACGGTGTGGACATTTGTGTATGTCCCGCACTTGACAGGGGTGGTAGTTTACAGAAACTTTACACGGACGAGCTACAGTGTAGGTATCCACCCTTGTGTGATAGTATGATTGTCGCCCTGTGCGCTGAATCTCCAGACGATGTTTTATTGGGAGGCGTATAAATGAGTGAGTACGAAGTATCAATACCAATTAAAAATCAACGTGTGTTTAGTAAGGTGCTACAGCAGCAGCTAAATTGGTTGGTATGGAATTGGCACAGCAAAGAAATGGCTGTAGAAACCCCGCCAGATAGACGGTGGTGGGAGTTTTGGAAGTTGGACAAGACTCGTCAAACTAGTCTGTTGGTCATTGGCCGATATTTGCTTGAGGGTATTGATGATTTTGTTCGTATTGCTAGCTCCAAAAGCAGTGGTAAGCCCGGCTATTATAAGTTAACCATTTTGGACGCCACGGGCTCTTTATACGATACTGTAATTAGGGACGCCAAGCTGCCGTGGTGGTCGAGGCCATTCGGTGGCTCCATCAAAACACTATTCATCAATGTCATCGCTTCCTTGCTTATTGACTATATCATTAGGCATTCTACATCATCATAATACATCACTTAATAAAACTCGAAAAATCGCGGTTGACAACGAGGAAAAGTGGTGTATAATAAGTATAGCGCGGGTGACAGAGGGTAACAAATGCCTCACGCAATTCAAAGCGGCCCTCAGTAATTTGAGTAAAGTTGGGCAATCCCGTTCCTCGCAAGTGTCGTACAATGGTAGTACCTTTGACTTCCAATCAAAAGACGCCTGTTCGATTCAGGTCACTTGCACTGCCGGCTCTATAGTTCAACGGTCAGAATTGCTGACTTTTAATCAGCGGATTTCAGTTCGATTCTGAATGGGGCCACGGCTCTTTGGTGTTAAGGTAGCATTGCACTCTCTTAAAGTGACGGGTATGAGTTCGAGTCTCATAGGAGCCACTTACTAAAATAGGATTACTTAAAGGAGACGACATGGGATTTTTCAAAGCATTTAATTCGCTTCAAATCACAGGACTATTCGCTGCATTTCCATTCTTGATTGGATGGCTATTTAGTACAGCAACGTTCCCTGGAGTGACTGCCGCAAGTTGGATAGCGGTAATCGTATACCTAATCTTTTTTGCTATTATGACTGGAACGGTTTGCCATTCCATGTTGGATGAAAGAACAAATTGGTGGACATGACAATAACCTGGGGTGATGCGTGTCAGTGTATTGCTGATGTCTGGAACGGTGGCAAGTGTGAAGTTAAACTTACCGCCCAAGACATATGGGAGTTGCACCCCACGGGTGAGTTGTACTGGTTACCGTATCTCTACGAGGTTGCCAAAGAGGGAACGGAGATGCTAGAAGGTTTGCTGGTAACAGACGAGTTGTACGCTAAGTTATTTGTCAAGAAGATTGAGAGTAAAGTTGGTGACGCTAAAGTTACCGTTAGCGATTGTGATTAACTACTGGCAAGAGAACTAATGTCGAGGGAATCGGCAGCGAGTTTGCAAAGCTCGTGTTTATGGGCTCGACTCCCACTTTTGCCTCTATGTACCCCTTGTCGCAGGGTTACTCAAAACTGAGTTGCTGTTCATGTTGGGGCGCTCAGGCGTGTTCTCGAATACGTATATGCGAAAGGCAGTTTGTTGTTCGTAGTACCCTCTACGGGCCAACAACAAGGTTGCCGGAACATAAAATGGTGGGGACCATTGAGAGTTCTAAGTAGCTGGATAGCAAGGGCCACATCCCCGTGTGGATTACTGCTTGTAAGGCATAGCGGTTTTTCTGTGTTTATCGGACGTACCAACTAAGACATAACTAGTCAATAGTTTATTTGTCTTGGGAAAGAGCGTAAGCTCAAAGCGCAGTAGTGGTGTAAGGAAGTGTCTACGGGCGAAGCTGAAAGGCATCGTCGTCACACCCGAAAGGGACATAGTTCGGCCATCGCCCAAGGGTGGTAGAGTTGTGTGAGGCAAGCTAAAGGCATCTTGCAAATGTTCTTTAGTAACCTTAGAACGAGCACTGCTATAGTAACGTGCTGTTGCGTGGAGTAGCGTCCAACAACAGGGACAAAATTGGTGAAGCGGTTCGCAGCCGCGTGTACAGACGGGCTACCATGAGAATGTGTCGCTATTAAACGCCCGGTCACCAGCCGTACCTAAGAACTTGTGCTTAAAGGTACTTTAATTATACAATGGCATAGTATCGGGGAACCGATACTATGTCGTTGCGGCCTCTCCGAGGGAATGCGGCACCGTGACTACGAATCATGGATGCGATGGTTCAACTCCATCAGGGGCTACTCTGGTACATGAGCACCGGTATGTGCTAGCAAAGCTGATAACTTTGCCGTGCAAGGTTCAACTCCTTGATGTACCACTTGTGTTTATCACGTTCAATAAGGGAAAATATACACATGAGACTTGATGAAAAAGACATTGATGCATTAGCTGGCGAACTCAAAGAACTAAATCATAGTGACACATCAGTGTCCGACCAACATATAGAGTATTGTATTCTTAAACTCAAGGTCAAAGCTTTTAGACGCCGATTGTTCTGGCGTCTCAGAGAGTATGGATTATTTTGGAGATTGAGACGACGTTCAGACCATATTGTAGGTTATCATTTTTCTAACTAAGCAGGAGAGGCACATGCATATTAGATGTGGATTTGTGAGCAATAGCTCGACGACTAGCTTTTCTATCTTTGGTTCTATCACTTCGTTGAGTGAGGACGAATGCGATTTGCTTGCCGAGGCTAAGAAGCTGGGATTGGAAGTACACCATGGCTATGAAAACACTTACCTGGGTGTATCATGGCATGAAATTGGTGATGATGAAACGGGCCGACAATTCATGGATAGGGTTGCAACAGCCGTGAATGAGTTAGACCCACAGGCAGATGAATGTGGACATTGTGAAGAAGCATTTAGGGATGGTTAAATATGGCGATATGGACACAAGAAGGCAATCGGGTTCTCTTACATGCCCCGCACCTACAACGTCAGAGCAAGTGTTATTTTGTAATGCCTGACAACTTTAAGCTTTCGGATGTGCATCCGGACTTACTGCGTCTGTGTGAATTCATTTTGATTCCACAAGATAAACAGCCACATAAGTTTACTCGACAACCAGGTAAGGGAGTTGGAGTTGCATTTAGTGGAGGTACGGATTCGTCCGCTGCGTATTGTTTGCTGCGTGACCTGAATCCCCACCTGTTTTACTTGATGCGCGATGGCATAAAGCCGACTATTATGAAGCACGATAACCCACTAAAGGTTTTCAGTGATAATAATATAGATGTGCATTGTATGAAAACAAACAGTGAATTACTCAGACTCAACCATGCGCCAGAGGTGGGGTTTGTAACAGATTATCATGTATCCATACCATTGATATTGCTTGCTGACCAATATGACTTGGGTTGTATGTGTACTGGAACCATGTTGGGGTCTACGTTTCTATGGAAGGGCTACCAATATCGTGAGTTTGAAGAAACGGGACACTGGAAATACTGGGGGGGGCTTTTTAAGCAAGCTGGCTTACAAATGTTCATGCCGGTTATGCCATGTTCAGAAATTCTAACTAGCAGTATTGTACAACAAAGTGGATTTCAGTCGGAAAGTTGTGCCCGAGGTTGCGGCAAACCATGTTTGAAATGTTACAAGTGTTTCCGTAAACAAGCTATTAGTGGTATCAAACTGGATTCATATATTGGCACACCCATACAGGGCTCACTTAAACAGCGTCCTTTGAAACAGGGCGCTAGTATGATACAGGCCAATAACAAGTTTCATCTTGGTATTGCTGAATTAAAAGAGTATGAGACTCTGGACATGTCATGGACTGAAAGATATTATGCCAGAGGCATAGAACTTGCACCAGAACGATATCAAAAGCATTTGACCGCCCGGCTAAATCAATATGCTGATGCAATGACTAGCGATGATATAGATAAACTACAACACTTTGATATTTCTGGTGATTGAACTAACTATGGAACACTCTGCAACATTGCCAGCCGAAGTCATGCGTGAGTTTATTAACCATGCATTTGTGGAATGTGGCATAGGGCATAGTACGCTGTTGGTTTTAGCTAAAACATTGGGTTTTGTACAACAGTACGGTATTGATATTGTAGACCAGTATTGTATGAGGGCACAACAAGATGCACCACAAGCCACTATCTACTGGGGGGACACGCGGGAATTCTTGCCGGTTGTGTTATACAAACTTAACGGACCTACTACATTTTGGTTGGATGCTCACACCAAAGAAGATAGCCCCCTGAAGGACGAATTGAAATTCATCAGTGGTTTTAGACACTTGCGCGGTTCGGTTATATTGATTGATGACCTACGCATGATTAGAAGTGGTACGTACTGGGCCAAAGACTATCATACCTTAGAACAGGCTTCGTTTAGTACCTTTTTGAGTTACATTCATGCTATCTTTAAGAACTTTGACTTACACATTGGTTATCGCAACCGCCATGCAAATACCACACAACATGTTGATGATATTATGGTAATCCAAATACAATGAAACCCAAAATATACCACGATGTACCACGTGATAGCCACGCACTAGACCACACCCAGGTGGAATACGTTGAAAAAGAACAAGATGCTGATTTCTTATTGTGTTGTAGTACATTTCCAACACATCAAGACCCAACTAAAACCATTTTGTGGCAAAAGGAAAGTCCGATAACATCTCACAGGCGATGGACATACGACAACTTTCACTTATTTCATACGGTTGTTACACACCATCCCTTGGGTGATAATCAAATCCAGTTTACTGACTACCCCGCAACATATCCATGGATGCCCGTACGTACCCCAATACACATACGTGAGAACACAACCATAACTAAACGCACAATATGTTACTTTGGTCACGCAAATAAACACAATGCTGATTTAGAAGACCGGTGGGGAACCACCACACTATACGGAACCAGAACATATATCTCAGAAGACCTGTTGGACTGTGACCGCTACGTAGTGTATGGTCCGACCACCGTACCAAAGTTCAAAATCCCTGGCGCTATCATGGGTGAATCTGCCAAGTATCACTATAAACATTGGCCAGGTATGAATCCCGTTAGCAAATGGTCTGAGTTAGTTCCGAAGTGTGAACATTCATCACAGCCATCTCAATGGTTACCGAAGTTACATGATATCAATGCTTGTGGAGCAGACTTTATTTTGGTATTGGAGAATTGTCTACAGCCTAATCTCATAGCAGACAAGTTATTTGATGCAGTAGCCTCCGACCGGGTTATGTTGTATTTAGGAGAACCACACATTGAACGTCATGTACCACCCGAATGTTTCGTAGACTTACGACCCATATTTGATAGAACAACCAGACGTATTGATGCGCGAGCACTCTTGGCCATTACAGACAACATGACCCAACAAGAGTATGATGGATATATTTACGCCGCACGAGAATGGCGAAGCGCCTTTACAGAGTCCAGGTGGTATGAAGAACGCGCCAAGCTTACTGCTAGAATAGTAAAAAGACTAGTCTAATGAACCAATATACATCTGCCGAAATTATACCACATAAATTGATATCAAATCCTCGCGTGTTATCCCGTTTGGTTGCACGACAATTAGTTCCAACATGCGTTCATCTAAGCCCAACTAATAAATGTAATCTACATTGTACATTTTGTAGTTGTGCTAATGTTGATAGACAGCAAGAACTACCGCTGAAGGATATTAAGACATTTTACAATAAATATCGTGCGTCAATTTTGGCCACATCACTTAGTGGTGGAGAACCATTGATGTATCCAGATTTTGATGCATTGATAGAGTTTCTGGTTCAACGACGAATAGATATAGGTCTAACCACCAACGGACTATTGCTAAAGACCAAAGACAGTAACATATTAAACGCACTTACCTGGACAAGAATATCTTTAAGTGATACATCACTACCACATCTAAAAGATTTTCACACTACGATTGATAACGCACCAAAGTGTGACTGGGCGTTTTCACTGGTGTGTGGAACTGACTTAGATACAAATTATGATATACTCTCAGCATATCTACATGAGTATGGCGATAAAATAACACACATGCGTGTGGTAAATGATATTCTGAATGTTGACGACCGTGTGTATAACTTGATAGAACAGGTCAAGTTCAGTGAGCTAGACACCAGCAAGGTTATATTTCAACCCAGGACACACCCAACACGAGGACATAAGCGTTGTAGACTCGGTGCATTAAAACCAGTCGTGGCCGCTACCGGTAAAATATACTCTTGTTGTGGTGCTCAGTATGCCATTAAGGGTAAGGAACGACAGCGTTGCGATGAATTACAAATTGGTCACATAGCAGATAACACATCTCTTTCCAACATAAGCTTTGATGGCACAGTTTGCGATGTTTGTTACTATAATCACTATAATGAACTTCTTGATTTGTTTTTTTTAGCCCATACTACGCATGACAATTTTATATAACCACATGGAACTATTGAATGAAGCTTTGCACAACCAAAAAAGACACCATTGATGATACAATTGATGGCCTAGAGTTGGTAGACGAAGAAAGTTGTGCGGACTTTATGGTCTATGTCAGCACTTTTCCGCGCGACAAAGACCCATCGAAATGTATTTTGATACAACGAGAACCACCCATTACAAAACATCGACGTTGGACCTATGACAACTTCCATCAGTTTCTAGTGGCTGCCGTGTACAATCCCACTGGAGATAACCAGGTGGCGCTCACCCATAATCCTGCTGTATATCCCTTTAGTCCTACACGAACAGTATGCGCCAACAGACACGACACCACCATCACACAACGAATTATGTGTTTCTTTGGTCATAATGGTGATACAAGCGATAACCTGGTAGATAAGTGGCAGGCGTCATCACTATTAAAAGTTCGTAGTCAGTTATCCAACCAATTATTACATCACGATAGATACGTTGTATATGGTCCAATGACACCACCGTCTATTAAACTTGCTGGTTCTCGTTGTGGCGCATTTATCCGAGGTAAAACTAGTTGGTGGCCAGCCAAGTTACATGACTTAGACGCATGTGGTGCGGATTTTGTTTTGGCATTAGAAAACAGTATGCATCCAAACTTCATAACAGAAAAACTACATGATGCCTTAGCATCTGACCGCGTTGTGTTATACCTAGGGGAACCCAATATAGAACGACACATTCCGCCCTCGTGTTTCATTGACTTGCGCCCTATCTACAATACAACCACACGATGCTTGGATGTCCCAGCTTTACTAGATATAACAGCTAACATTACTCAGGAAGAATACGATGGTTATATTCACGCGGCACGCGAATGGAGAAACTCACTATCTCCCGAATTATTTTTAACAGAACGTACCAACTTTACTCATAGACTAGTGCAATGTATTAAAGAACGAGGGGTCGTAGCTTAGCTGGCCTAAAGCATCCGCCTTTTAAGCGGAAAATCGTAAGTTCAAATCTCACCGGCCCTACTTTTAAGGCAATGTTCTAACCAATGTTCTAGGCAATACTATAAGAACAATCGAACCGAGCATAAAAAAGCAACCAGAAGACGCACGATTATTTGTGTTCAGCAAAACAGGGCTTGGATACTAAATCTAAAACAAGCTTCTGGATGTACACTGTGTACAGAAAATAATCCTTGCTGCTTAGACTTTCATCATGTGCAGCCAAATATCAAGGAAAAGGATATCAGTTGGCTCGCACATAATGGATATTCCAGGGCTAGATTACAAGTTGAAATAGATAAATGCATAATTGTTTGTGCTAATTGTCATAGGAAAATTCACGCAAATAACATGCATGTCCCCTGAGTGTGACAGACGCACGATAGCCTCCTAAGCTATAAGAATAGGTGCAATTCCTATAGGGGATACTCACACAAGGAGCCCAACGGTGAAACTAAAACGACGTAAGTTTTTACAACTTGGTGGCTTGGCAACCTTTATGCCAGCGTGTGTGTGGTCTACCAAGGCTAAGACTAAAGTCAAACCTATCCAATCCAGAAAACACACGGCACTAAGCGTTCAGGTCGCAAAATCCCCCGTGTATCGTGGACCCAACATGGACCTTGGTCCCTATAAAGGCCACAGTGTAACCTATGACCCAACTGAATCCAACGACATGTGTCGTCGTTATTCCACATGGCCAGTCGTGGTAAACCTAATCATAAATTATCAACACGGTGAAGAAACTTATGACACATTTGCATCTGGATTAACCGCAAAGGAAACCGTATCACGAGCCAATTTTTTGGTTAATCGCATAGGTTTTATGATGAGTCCTGACCAGTTATTTGCTGATGCACGGATTGACCCACTGTGTAAATATCGCCAAAGAGAAAAAGAATTCTACTGCGGTTTCTTACGTCAGAATTTGACACGACCATTGTTGTCTGACCTACACAACCTACATATTTTAGGACAAACATTCAAACTTTCCAGTATTGCACTACACAACCGTGATAAACAAAAAAGACCTAAAAATTGAAACCATACGGGGTAAGGGACCCGGCGGTCAACACAAAAATAAGACCGATTCTATGGTGCGCATCACCCACATTCCGACTGGGACTGTGGTAGCTGTAGATGGTAGACACCAGCACCGCAATCGTAAACGAGCCATCGCTGAGTTAGAACGTAGGCTTCGTGAGTTACAGTTGCAACAAAAAGCTGCACAGAAAAAGGCGCGTCGAGACGTTAAAATTCACGAGCACACCATTATTAGAACGTACGATTTTAGCAGAGGAGTAGTCAAGGACCATAGAACAGGTAAGACAGCCTCGTTAAAGAACATACTCCAAAAAGGAAAGCTAGGACTATTACATGACGACACCATTTCTGAAGGACGCGACCGTTCGCAAAAGAATCTTGCGTGTCCAAAGGTCGAAGAAGGACTTGCAGACGGTATATGACCGTGAAATGCGCAGATTAGATGCTGAGAAAGCTGATATTCAAGCTCGTTGTCCACACACAGAAATTACATATCACGGTGACCCTTCTGGTGGGTCAGATGGTTACTACGAATGTACTACTTGTAGATATAACAGTAAATGGTATTTTGAAGCAGATGAACAACGCGCCCGAGAAATAGTACAAAGAAACTCGACCCCTCGGGCACCGGCCCGGTCAATACAATGAGGCTCGCCTGACGGATTTCAGACCCGATTCTTCTAAAATTGGTGTGACAGGTTCGACTCCTGTGCGAGCTACTTGGAGACACACATGAAGATACTATTCACCGGCGAAAACGTGTTAGACCCACAAATCCATGGCATTGGGCGCATGTCTCGTTGTGTGTTGCGCGGCTTGATGGATATTGGTCACACTTGTATTGCGCGTGGTGTGTACGAAGACCTATTCGATGACCGTTTGCAAACCTCAACTGACATAAACGATGGTGATGTCCTATTGCTTCCTGCTAATGGCCTCGTGGGTGTAAATTCACAAACACGTGAGCTAATACGGTCATCTAAACTACCAATCGTATCATTGATATATGATATGATTCCATACATATTTCACCAAGACAAAAATCCCAACTACATTCATTGGATAGAAGAAACCATAGAGGTGTCTGACCACATCATAACCATATCCCATCACTCTGAATCAGATATTATTGAACATCTACAATGCAACAAGCCTATCACCGTAATACATCCTGGCGTACCCTTTGAGCCACCTGAATACGAACCGATTGAACCAGAGGATTACTTCTTGTCTGTTGGTGGCTATGGAGAACATAAGGGATACCACGAATTATTGCGAGCCATATTACAAAACCAACAACAACTGATTATGGTAGGCATACCCTTTGGGTATGATTGGCCGAAAACATTTCAAGAAGAAACAAAAGCGCTAGTTAGTCAAGCTTGTAATCAAGGGCTATTGGTGGAGTTCCATGGTATTAGCGATGAGATGCTCATTGACCTATATCAACACGCACAGGCTCTGGTATATCCTACAAGGTACGAGGGATTTGGTCTTCCAATTATTGAAGCCATGAGTTGTGGATGTCCTGTAATTACCACGGGATTAACTGCCACCTGCGAGGCTGCTGGAGGTGCTGCTTTATTCATTAAGCCCACCACGGAGGATATTGTTACAGCCATGCATTATGTTGTATCTCAGAGAACAGAACTTATACAATTGGGATTACAGCGCACGCGCGATTGTGCTAATTGGCGTAAAATCGCCGCCCTTTACGCAAATGTGCTTGACAAAATCTAAATTTATGTTAAGATAGTGGTGGGTAGCTGCCGATATCTTTTATGCCTCACGAGTGTGCCGGAACGCACGGTGGTCTTCGGAATCACAAGACGGAGTTCAATTCTTCGGTGGGGTACTATCGTTCACAATACGTAAATCTAAGTCATAACACTGGAGATAGACATGACTGTAGTTCTATGGGGTATTGATGCCAACAAACGTCGTAAAAACAATAGTCTTAACACCGTCAGTGCTCAGGACTGGACCCTGGAAGAATACTACGACGTAGCTCGGCGTTGTATTGGTGCTTTCGCAGTTGGTTCACTGGCACGGTCAATGCTACGCAACGAAGATGCAATATCCTTTGTGGCAGAACATCTCATGTATGCCGCATTTCGCTGGGACGCATCAAAAGGCAGAACACTTACCAGTTATCTTAATCAATGTGCTATTTGGAGCATTCATCGTTGGCTTGTCTTATCAAACAAATCAACCCAACAGTCTATGTCGTCACTCAATGTTAATGTATGTGATAATTCCAACACACAGTTGTATGAACTTATTGAAGACACCACGGTGCAACCACCAGACGACATTGTGTCAGAACAAGAATACCTTGCATATGTGCTTGATGATGCTGGGTTAACTCAACGTCAACGCCATTGTGTAGAGGTTGTATATATACAAGGACAAAGACCGTCAGACGTTGCCCGTGACCTGGGTATTAGCCGTCAGGCAGTAGACCAATGCTTAAAAAAAAGCATTCATAAAATTAGGGTAGTAATTGATGACCAAAAATCGCTTTCTGTATGACCTGGCACGTGGAAGTAAAGCAGAACGACTGGTGTGCAAACTCTTTACGGCTGCTGGGCTGCCTAGTAAGGTTGACACTACGGTTCGGTCACGATGGGATATAATATCTAAACATGGTCAAGTCGATATTACTACTGAAGTCAAATATG